AGAAAAAAAAAACATACTAGAAGAAGAAAGAAAAAAAAGATTAAAAAAAAAACAAGATGAAGAAGAAGACTATCAGAGACAAATTCTTTATAAAAAATTCAATAGAATAGATGAGGGTGGAGCTAGAAATAAAAGTAAAAAACAACTAAAAAAAGTAAAAAAAACAAAAAAAACAAAAAAAAGAACAAGAAAACAACGTAGAAAACAACGAAGTAAAAGGATGTTTTCTATAAAATGAAAGATAATGTAAAAACATGCTATTTCACTTTACAATCATTATATGATACTAGTATGGCACGGAAGTAACAAACAAAAACACAAAAAAAGACAGAAAAATTATAGATTAAATAAAAATAATATAAAACTGTTGCATTATAATATTATATACTTATTTTTTATATAATACTATGGAAACACTACTAGAAGTATCCGACGTAGATAACTCTAACACTGCAACCAACGAAATTATAGACCAAAATGAATTTATAAACGTAAATGAATTAATTTACATTCGAGATAAAATTGAAAATATGTCAAAATACAACCAAGTAAATATTTTGGGGATTTTTAAAAATTTCCCAGAAATTACTTTGAATGAAAATAGTTATGGTATTCATATTAATTTAAGTGATGTTAAAAGAAATGTAATTACTCTTCTGTTAGATTATATTAAATATGTTTGCGAACAAGAAAATGAATTGCTTTCTATCGAACAACAGAAGGAGGATTATAAAAATGTATATTTTGTAAAAGATAATAAAGATAACTCGAAAGTAGTAGTGTAAGGAGTGTCACGTGAAATGAATAAATCCAATATCACTAAAAATTTATTTAAAAGTAAAACTGATATTTTGTTGGAAACTTTACAACCATTTATGTTTAACAATGATAGGTTTATCGAGAGTAAAAAACATAATCAAAATAGTACTATAACCCAAGAGAGCAGTACTGATTTTTCAGTAAATGTTACATATGATCCGATTCAAGATCAACCTATAGCAAGTTCGTTTTGTTCGAAAGAAAAAGATAAATTATTTTGGTGTTTTTTTATTATGAAACATGGTTTTGTAGAATATGAAAAATTAAGGTTAGACATTGATAAACATGAATCAATCAATATGGTAGTCGAGAAAAAAATAAAAATAGGATATGTTGATAAATTACGGGAAAACAAAAGTATAATAAAAAAATATAAAATTGCTTCATTGTCGGATATAGAAAATTATCTGGTTAATGAAAATATGATAGACGTAAAAACGTTTTTAACATTATGTATTTTGGAAGAATTGTCTGTTTTGTATTTACGAAAAACAACATACTATGAATTATTGTTTGTGAATTCTGACACGCCCACAAATAAACAACATGTTGTAGTGTGTCATTCTCCATTTAAATATACATATGAATGTGAAAAAACACCAGAAGAAATACAAACTTATAAAAATACCTATTATAAACTGGAACAAATTGATAAACCAGTCAAGGGATTTAGTTCTTATAAATTACCTGAATTGGTTGAAATTTGTAATAAATTATCAATTGACGTTGTAAATCGTGTAACTTTGAAAAAGAAAACAAAACAGGAATTATACGAATCGATAGTTCAATATTTTTAAAATTTTCATGCATCTATATCTTTTCAATTGATAATTTCATTTTTCAATTGAAAAGAACATAAAGACATTATTATTTATATATTTATATATACAACAATGTCTGTCGTTATTGAAAAAGGTGCTATAAGAAGTCAAATAAGAGGAATAGAAAATTTACCAATCATTATATCATTATATGAAGTAATAGATGACCGAAAACATTCAAATTCAAATAAAGTATTTATTGATATTGACTTACATAATCATACTTGTATTATTGGATATTCCGAAGAAGCTACAAAGGATAATATAGATAACATGGTGAAATGGTTTAACACAAATAAAGAACAAACTAATATTAATAATATTGCTAGTAAAGGAATTGGATTAAAATATTTTGAATTTAGAGCATTAGGTACATGGAAACATATAACCAAACATTTTAATGAAAAAATATATTATACATCCGAAATAAATACTTTTGATATATGGAATGCAGAGAATAATGATGATAAAATATCATCTATTGAGTTTTCTGAAATATTACGTAGAGGAACTAGTTTGGTTAAAGAAGAAGATGAGCTGTCATTATCAATAGAAAATATTTTTAATAATGTAGATAATAAATATCCTTTTTTACCAAAAACTATATTTAGATGCAATAATTTAAAAAATTTAAATTTATTAGATGAATATAAAGACGAAGAAAAAAATTTTAAATTTGATGATATAATTAAAAGATTAAAAATAAAATATTATAATGAAATTTCTCACGGTCTTGAATTATATATAAAATTACCTGGATATACTGAATTTAAAGTAATAGAAAATAATAATATAGATGTAATTGGATTTACTAATAACCGAAACGATGAATTAAGAACAGATATTTTTATAAATCCAAATTATTATTTTGGGTATTTTTTCAAAATAGGAGAAAATGCATATGAATTTCGTAAAAATGGAAATTCCATCATAAGACAAAAAATTAATAATATATCAAATTACATTACTCCAGATTTTTCATTGTTTCAATATAACATAAATAATATGAGTAAAGAAGATAAAAATAATTCTATTTATGGCAAATCAGAAGAAGCGTGTGCTGGATTATTTATTGAAATAGGTGGAACATTTATAAGTGATCAACCGGTAGAATGGCAAATAATAAAAAGAAATTTAGCTGGAAGTAAAAATTATAGAGCTGTTCTACAATGTTTATCTACAGAATCAAAATATCATTTAATGTTATCAGGATTGAAAGCACAATTTAATTTGGCTACAATGAACAATTTACATACTTTTATAAAATATTTAACAGATGTGTACAAAGCGTATATCAAACATATATCATCAACGTCACCATTATCAATAAATAGCGACGATTATGTAATTATCAAAACAACTGCTTCTAAAAGTGGTATAGATAAACAGGTTGAAGGTTATTTTTATATTGTTGAATTAGGTAACAAATTTTTCAAATTTGGTTTTTCTGGAAACCAACAAAGAATATTTGATTATATAACAGAAGAATATGTAAACAAAAATAGGTTAGATTACCCTGATATCGAATTTCATACAACTCCTCATTGTAGATATCTATCTATACAAAAAATAAAAAAAATTAAATTGTTTGAAGAAAAAATTAAATCATTGGTAAATGAATCTACTATTTGCCAAACATATGATTGTTTAAATGGAATAGATATTAGAGAGTATTTCTTGTGTGATAATTTTGATCAGTTATTTGCTTTAATCATAAATGAAATAAATGAACATAAATAAAAATATTATTATCATTTACGATTTAATTTCATATGAGAAATCATATGTTCGTTCTTTGAAAGCGCGGACATTAATGATAATTCTCCCGCTAATACACCCGAAGCAATTATTTTGGCTAATTTACGCGCATTTTTACCACAATCTGTTTTATGGGATCCTTTTACACCTAATAAATCTAACATTGCGGATTGTGTTGGCAAATGAGTACCACCGCCTACAGTTCCCACTTCTAAACACGGCATTGTAACGGATACATATAAATCTTTTTGGGTCGATTTTTTATCCGCGATTTCCATCAAAGTCATACAATGGCTACTTTCTACAATTTGGGCGGTGTCTTGTCCGCATGCCAAAAACATTGCTGACACTATATTGGAAGCATGTGCGTTATTGCCTCCGATTGTTCCCGCAATAGAACTCCCCACCATATTTTTCAAATAATTAAGTTCCACCAGTTTATCAGGTGTCGTTTTTAATACCCTTTTAACAACTTCTTCTTTGATAACACACTCACAAACAACCGATTTTCCTCGACCTTCAATCCAATTCATTGCGGATGCTTTTTTATCCACACACACATTACCAGAAATGGATTTTAATTTGGATTTTGGAAAATTGCTTAGAATATACATAACAGCCGTTTCCACGCCTTTTCCTATCATATTCATTCCCATTGCATCCCCTGTTGTAGCCTGAAATCGTAAATACAGATACTTACCCGCAATGATCGGTTTTATATTATGTAATTTGGCATAATTCGATGTACTATTAAATATTGTTTTAATTTCGTCGTAGTGGTCTTCACAATATTTTTTTATGGAAATCGCTTCTCTCAAATGAGGACATTTAATTACTGGCGCGCGAGTTATACTATCTTTTATAACACTTGCATAACAACCACCTGATTCTGTAATTGCTTTTGCACCTCTTGATGTGGATGCTACCAGTGTTCCTTCTGTAGTTGCCATGGGTAAATAATATTCTTTGTTGTTTACTAATATAGGCCCTGCAACACCTAGAGGAATTGGAATATACCCAATCACATTTTCACAACATCTTTGATATACATCTTCATATGGATAATCTTTGTAAGGCAAATCGTGTAGTACCTTTTTTTCAGTAATAAATTCTAGGTAGTTTCTTCTCTCTTTCACCGCTTCTTCCAAAGTGGAAAACTCTTCTTCAAAAGTATGTAGTTTTCTGTTGGATTTCTTTTGTTTTTTATTTTGTTTAACTTGTTCCTCAACAGGTTGAGGCGCTGATAGTATTAATTCAAATAAATGGTGCATTACTGATGTTTATATAGTTTATGTATTTACTTGAAATATATTTATATTTGTTATGGATGTTATTGTAATATTTTATTTTTACTATCGTTCAATTTTTCAATAAATATTTTATGTTCCTTGTGTTCTTCTAACATAATTTGAATATATAATGAAATTACACTAGTTAATAGATAAGATATAATAAATATATTTGTATCTATTTTCATATTAATGAACTTTAAAAATTTATTAAAAAAAACGCGTTGGATTATAAATAAAAACACTAGGCAGATTCTATAAGCAAATTTATATTTTTTTTTATTGACTCCTTGATTATATTTATTTTTAAATATATATTTTCCAAATAATGAATTATCTATATCTTGAATAATTCCAAATAAAATACTTCCAATATATAATCGAAGTAATAGCATATAATTTTTTCTTATTATTCTATTAAAAGTAAGTAAAAACATTGGTAATTGTATTAACGCCATTAGTGTAAATGGATCGTATAATGTTAGATTTATTTCTGCTATTTTTGATAAATCATTCCAACCAATATATTTAAAAAATAAAAAGGCAATATATCCTAATTCTATTAAGAATAAAAAAATAAATATATTATCATTTGTATTTTTAAAATAAAATAAATAAAATACGTAAATTACAGATAAAAAATAAAAAAAAATATTTACATTGGGAAAATATTCTTTATATATATCTTCATCGTAAAAATCATCTATTATTTTAGAAAGAATACCACATAATATAAAATGAATTGTATCATTCATTTATTAAACAATATATTTATTTATTTTAAATAAAATAAACGAAATTAACGTAATAATTTTAAAATTGAATTATAATATAAAAAATATAGGTAGAATATATATAATAAAAACTATAATAAATGAGTAATAGTAGTAGTAACAAATCGAAACGACCAGATTCTTCCTCAGGAATGGATTTGAAAAAGTTGGTCCAAATCTATTATAACAATTCTCCTTTTACAAAAGATATCAAGAAAAATCAAGAATTGGAAGTTCGTTTTGGAACAAAGTCAAACAAACCTTTTACCAAAAATGATTATGATAATGTTATTAAAAAAATGAAATCATTGGGGTTCAATTCGTCCAACGAACAAGGATATTATATGTTGCGTATTCAAAATGAATATTTGGATGCGAGAACAGGCAAGACCAATATTTCAAAAATTAGAACAGAGTTGTCTGGTATGAATATCATACAAGAATATTGTAGAACCAACAATATCAAAACATTGTTAGATAATCAAGACCAACAATACAACCAATTCGTCCAATTTGTAAATAAATCATCTGCATTGGTTGAAGGACAGCCCATTAAACCTATTGATTACGATGATTTTCATTTTCGTGTTTCATACAGTAACGAAGAAACGATGAACAAAAACTCGGATCGAATCGTTCGTACTATGATTGATGAGTGGGACAAGTCCAAAAAAATATTCCGTTATATGAATCGTGTTACTTTTAGACATGATGATTATCCAATCAATGTTGATATTAGTATTGTCAAAAATTCAAAAAGAGAAAACAACAGTTTTCGTTTAAAGACCACTTATCGTTTAGATGATTCGGGTGTTTTCAATAATCCAGAAACATATGAAATTGAATTAGAAGTGGATAACACTCGCATTGGACCAGGTACTGATTTTAATACTCACGAATCCATCGTAAACGCCTTGAACAAAACCATCAAATTTGTGTTGATGGGTTTACAAGGAACCAATTTTCCAGTTTCTTACACAGAACAAAATATGGTTTCTCGATCTTATCTAAAACTATTATACAGTGAAAAATATGCTAATGCGAATTCTAGTGCAATGAAAAAAGATTTGGATGCTGAAGTGGAAAACAAACGAATATACCCTAGTGATTTTATTGGACCGTCATCCTATACACTTCAGTTGCAAAATATTATTCCTATCAATGAAAATATGAATGTTCCTACCATCAGAGAGAATTTTGTTGTTACAGAGAAAGCGGACGGGGAACGTCATTTGATGTTTATTTCAGAAGATGGTAAAATATATTTGATAAACACCAATATGAACGTACTATTTACTGGTGCTGTAACAAAAGAGAAAAAAATAATGAATTCATTGTTGGATGGAGAATTAATATACCACAATAAAAACGGTGCGTTTATTAACTTATACGCAAGTTTTGATATTTATTATTTGGGCGGAAAAGATCTACGTGCTTTGCAATTTGTACCATCCAATTCTATCGGTCAAACAGATGCGGACAAAAACAAAGGCGCCAACAACGATTATCGATATGTAATATTAATGAAAACAATAGAGATGATGCAACCAAAATCAGTCGTAAATTCTGACTATTCCTCACCAATGCGTATTGAATTTAAAAAATTCTATCCTTTTACGAGCATGTTGTTGCAACAACAACAACAAAAAAAAACAACTCAAGTAGATGACATGTCTATATTTGGTGCATGTAATATTATCATGCAAAAAATAAATGATGGATTATTTGAATATAATACAGATGGGTTGATTTTTACACATACATCCTTTGGTGTTGGTTCCAATCAAGTTGGACGCGCTGGTAAATTAAGCAAAGTAACCTGGGAATATTCGTTCAAATGGAAACCCCCACAATACAATACAATTGATTTTCTGGTAACAACAAAGAAAAACAAAAACGGCGAAGATTTAGTTACAACTATCTTTGAAGATGGTACAAATATGTTGAACCTGAATCAATTGACACAATATAAAACGCTAGTGTTGCGCTGTGGTTTTGATGAAAAAGTACATGGATATTTAAACCCATGTCAAGACGTTATCGATGATAATTTACCTGATTTTGAAAGACAAGGTAACAACCAGAACAACAAAGACAATGAATCTGGTTATAAACCAGTGCAATTTTATCCATCAAATCCATATGATCCTATGGCAGGTTTATGTAATATTATACTTAAAAAAGACGATACTGGTAATAATCAAATGTTTTCAGAAGAGAATGAAGTATTTGAAGATAATACGATTGTCGAGTTTCGATATGATTTATCAAGAGAAGGTCAATGGCGATGGGTACCATTACGCGTACGTTATGATAAAACATCCGAGTTTAGACGAGGTATAAGAAACTATGGTAATGCTTATCATGTTGCCAATAGTAATTGGTATTCGATTCATAACCCAATATCGGAAGAAATGATATCAACCGGACAAGATATTCCGGATGAAATTGGTGGCGACGATGATGTTTATTATAATCGTATTGGTATTAATTCAAACAATAAAACAAAAGCTATGCGAGACTTTCATAATTTGTTTGTTAAAAAAATATTAATCAAGAGCGTAGCAAACAAAGGTGATACACTAATTGATTTTGCATGTGGTAAAGGAGGTGATTTCTCAAAATGGATCAATGCAGAATTATCATTTGTTTTTGGAATTGATGTTTCTAAAGACAATCTAGAAAACAAATTAGATGGTGCATGTGCTAGATATCTCAACTATAGAAAAAAATTCAAACATATACCGTATGCGTTATTTGTAAATGGAAATAGTGGATTAAATATAAAAAATGGATCCGCAATGTTGAATGATAAAGCCATTCAAATTACCAAAGCTGTTTTTGGAGAAGGAACAAAAGACGAATCGAAATTAGGTAAAGGTGTTGTGCGTCAATTTGGTAAAGGAGAGAATGGTTTTTCGGTATCATCCTGTCAATTCGCATTGCATTATTTCTTCAAAGACAAAGATGTATTACGTGAATTTTTAAAAAATGTAGCAGAAACTACTGCTTTGAATGGATATTTTATAGGAACATGTTATGATGGTAAATTAATATTTGATGCGCTTAAAAACCTAGAAAAAGGAAATGGAATACAAATCAATGATAGTGAAACCAAAGTGAAAATTTGGGAAATTAAAAAGGGTTATGATGACGAAACATTCCCAGATGACAGTAATTGTGTGGGATATAAAATAGATGTTTTCCAGGAATCAATTAATCAGCTTATTCCTGAATATTTGGTTAATTTTGATTATTTGAATCGTTTGATGGAAAATTTCGGTTTTAAAATTGTCTCACGAGAAGAAGCAAAACAAAAAGGATTACCAGAAGGTAATGGTTTATTCAGTGAATTGTATATGGTTATGTTAGAGGAAATGAAAAAGAATAAATATACTGGAATGGGATCAGAATACGGTGAAGCAAAAAATATGACGAGTTATGAAAAGAAAATATCGTTTTTGAATAGATATTTTGTATATAAAAAAATAAGACATGTAAATACAAACAAAGTAATGATCGATGATAGTGATATTGAGGTATATGAAAAAGAAGAAGTTGCACCAGAAAATAACAATATTGAACTTTCCATTAAAGAAGTTGTATCTGTGCCAGAAGTGGAGCAAGAAACTATAGTTTTGGAAGTACCTAAACCAAAAAAAACACGAGCACAACCAGGAACAAAAACTGTCAAAAAATTAAAGCAAAAATTGGTTATAGAAGAATAAAATCCAGTGACAACAGAAAAAATTAATAATACATACAGATAATACTTAAATATTTACATCTAATAACTGTATATAGTTATATACATTACATTACAATGAATTATTATATATTACCAAAAAATAAAAATACAATTATATTTAACATAGAATTTAGACCGTTTTCACCCCAATTATATATTTCTCATAGCTTACACAATTATATTTTAAAATTAATAAAATTAATTAACTCTATTATATCAAATAATATTTGTGATTCTAGTAATAATAGTGTTGTTTCACATATAAATCAAGATAACAACGAACAATTTGATAATATAAAAAATATTATAAACCCATATAAATTTATATATTCAAATGTTCCAAATACATCTATTTCAGTGAGTAAACTAAAACCTTTTTCAAATACATTTTACGACTTTATTGAAATAACAAAATCATTAAATATTTTTGAATTGTATGCAAAAACAAAAATTAAATCGTTGTTATTCGGTGAGAATAGTTACGCAATTATGGAATGTATGGACATTATTCGAGAAGATTATAATGATAATTATAATTATATTAATGACTTTAAAAATTATTATTTTATAATTAATAGCAACGATATACAAAAAAATAGCATCGATTTTTTATTTTATGATTTATTTATAGAAAACATTGATGATAAAATTGCGAATCCAAATTATAATATTATTATAAAAATATTACATAGTATATTTTGTTATCAGAATATACATGGTGTATGTATAATTAAAGCTGGTGATTTATTTTATAAACCCATAATAGATTTGTTATATATTTTATCAAATTCATACAATAATATTTATATTATTAAACCAATTACATGTGATATAACAAATAATGAAAAATACATTGTTTGCAAAGATTTTTGCATACATGATAATAATTTAGAATTATATACTCATTATTTAATTGAGTTTATTAAAACTGATAACATTCTATTAGATGATATTATTAATAAAAATATGAATAGTAAAGACTTTCATTTACACAACATAATAAAAAATGATATACCTATCCATTTTTTAAATAAAATAGAGGAATTAAATATTATATTTGGGAATAGCCAATTGGATGCGTATAATTTAATGTTAAATTTATTGAAACATAAAGATAAAGATGAGAAAATAGATTCTATCAAAAAAATAAATATTCAAAAATCAATTCATTGGTGTGAAAAAAACAATATACCTCATAATAAATTCATCGAAAAATTAAACATTTTTTATAATCATTATGTTGAACCTACTAAAAAATAGATCTATTTTTTGTATTGAATAACATCATATAAACTTGTACGTTTATATAATGACGAATTGTGCTCGTACACGGGTTCGAACCGTGGACCTTCGGCTCATAAGACCAACGCTCTAACCAACTGAGCTATACGAGCAAAAAGTTGATATATATTATCAATGGATTTAGCTTTATATTTATATTTCTTTTATTTCTTTTTCATGAATTTTGCATAAGCAATAAGAATAATCAATCCAATTGGTAAAAATAATGGTTCATAATAATTTAAGTAACTCCATATCATTACAAAAAAAACTGGAAATATTTGTTTTCTAGGTATTAAATTATAACAATCTGATGTTCTAAAATATATCCAAAAACCTGAAATAATTACTGAAATAATTACTTTATTGTGAAAACTTAAATAATTATCTAACAACATTATATAATATGTTTACAAAATTATATCTAGAGACTACAAACCCTAAACTCAGTTTTTATCAATTATTTGATGCAAATATTTTTTTTGTTATGATATTTTCTATAGTGTTACATACAATTATTTATTCATTATTTGTTAACATGGTATCATGGATATTTTTCGGTAAGATTTTATCAAAACAAATAAATAAACGATTATTATTGGCTTTAATTCTTATTATGTTTTTTGGTTTTATTTCTAGATTTATTCGTGTTAAGGAAATTTACAAAGCATACAATGGAAATATGGAAAAAACAAGAAATCACACCGATCATTCATATATTTCATGGATTTTTATTTCTTAAATAGGGAATTTACAAATCCGATGTAGTTGTACCAACATTATTGATATAATTAACAGGTGATTTTGCGACACTACTACAACTTTGTTTATTTTGTAAATAATGTGTGTATAAATAAGGATTGCATATAGGTGCTTTATTTTTATATATAAAAGGAATTTCTGGAACGCCTCCTAATAATGCGGTTGGTCCAATTCCTAAATAAATACCTTGTTTTTGTTCTTTGTTATAACCCGCTATGTTTTTTTCTATTGTATTAACATTTAATTTTAATGTTCTAGTACTACTTGTAACAGCGCCTTGATATGCAAATTGAGGATTACTAGGTTTATACACTACTAATTTGCATCCTTTTGGATTACTAGGTCCAGAGAAAGGAACACCATAATATGGATTATTTATGTATTCATAGAATATTCTAATCGCTTTTTCTCTCGAATCCGGGTTCGATATACTTTCTAAAAACACTGCAAAGTCTTTGAAATTGGAAATGTTCTTGTGGTTGAACTCATTTATTTCTTCTGGTGTTAATAATTTTTGATTTGTTATTAGAATAAACAATACCTTAATCAAATAAATTTCAGATGATTCTAACAATTCACTATTCGGTTGACAATTTGCAACATAAGTGTTTGCATTAATTAATGCTAATTCTCCTCCTGGTTTTAAAAAGGTTGCACTATTGTTATTGCCATATTGTAATGCTTCAACTGCGTTATAAGGATCGTTTGATGCATTAAGGTTTTCAACTGTTTGTATATCATTTACACCTGCTTCAGCACTTCGTAAGAAATTAAATACACGTTGATTGTAAGTTTGACAACGATTTTGACGATATTGTTGTAAAGTAGTATAATAGTTCTTTGATAAATTTGTACTTGCATATATTACTCTTCGTTTCGCTTTTCTCTCTTCATTGCAACAAAATAGAGGAGATGTTGTGATATTATTTGGATTCTCAGTTATGTATGGTTTATTTGGTTTATAAGAAGCTACTACTCCAATACCATTGCAAGTCTGACAATTTTTATCCATTTCAGTAATATTATCAATTTCTGTTTCTGAATTTTGTTTGATTGAAAATGCACCAGGATTATCTATCATTTGTCTTATTAAACTCCCTTTTGTGGATGATTTAACTGCTCTACTCATGTTTCTTGATATTAATAATGCTTGGGGACTACTAGGATCTAAATGAGGAATAACAGTACCTTTTCTATAAATTTTTAATGGACGTGGTAACCCAAACTTTTGTGGATAAAAATTGGTAGGATCATTATTAGTTAATGGGCGTATATTACCTGAAGTTGTACCTATTGGAAAACTATTCGGTCCAGTTCCTTTCCATGGTACATATGGAACTGCACCATTATATACAGATCGATTGTTATAACTTGACATTCCTAATGGATAATAAGCAGTTGACATGTTATTATTATATACTTTATTATATATACACTTTATTATATAATATATTTTATTATAATTTATTAAATATAAATTTAATCCAAAATGAAAGATGTATATATAAAAAATACATTTAATAATATATTAGTTTTAGTTTTGATTGTTTCATTTTTATGTTTAATAATTTATCAGATATATTTAGCAATTAATAATAAATTTCATAAAAATTACTCTAAATTAGTAGAAGGATTGACTTCTGGAGGAGTCTTTACACCTCAATCAAGTATTACATGTACTTCAAATGAGTTACCAAGTACTATTTATACAGTTATTACAACTGATATTAATAATATTGAAACTCTTAGTAGTCAAGTTACTAGTTATGCTAACACAATAAATAATTTAATATCAAACAGCATTCAATCATCATCAACAAAATTACAAACAATAACATTAACTCCATTATATTCTTCTCCTGTAATTACAACATCTTCAAATTATTCTGCATATTGTCATGCAATTAATACGAATAGCTCCAATATAACTATAATAAGTGACAATATAAATAGCGTTAGTAATGGTATAAAAGAGTTACCGAATGGACCTACTGCACTTCAGAACATAACTTTTAATACTTTAACTAGCAATAGTATTATATATCCATGTTCACCTATCAAATCTATTAATATATCATCGCTTTGTCAGGCCGAAAATATCAATATACAAAATATTAATGTATTACACGGAAATGTAGTGTCTTTAGGTAGTGCAGTAAATAGTTTAACATCAGTCCAAAATCAAAAAACGAATAATCAAATGAATGGTGCACTAACTATATCAAGTAATTATGGTTTAACTACTGGAAGTAGTTAATATTATTTATATAATGTAAATTATAATATTTTATCAATATATAATTTATAATTATAACATGTCAGGTCAACCATCAGGTAAACCATTAGGTCAAGGAATAGAAGAAAATGTTCCAGTATATGAAACTTCTAATTTGATTATAACTCCAGAAAATGCAGGTGCTAGTGATATTAGATCATGGACTGCTTTTGATAACAATATGACAATAGGCTCAAGGTTTTTACAAGGAATAGTGAACGATCAAACTGCTGTAACTACAACTGGTCGCCCATTAGGAATGAATTATTTGTTAGATACAAAAACACAGTGTAACGCTACTGATATAGAAGGTGGCACAAGTGTAGAGAGATATACATATATTCAAAACAATCATGAAGGTAGTTTAATTGATACTATTGTAAATGACGTTGAAATCGGATTTAGCGCTAATAATTTAGAATTAGGATTTACTTCATCGATTGATTGTCAAGGAGTTACATTGTCGACTATAGACGAAAATGGTCTTAACGGTTTTGGTACTGCTTGGGTTGCTACAACAGAAATATCTAATATTGGACCATGTAAATTTAAAGACAGAATAAATCCGGTTACGAATGAAATATGTAATGAATCTTTTGAAAATTACAGTGATTCAAAATATGACAATAATTTTATTTATGATAATAAAAAGAAAAAGGATCCATTAGAATCTGGGTTTTTAACAGGAATTATGTTGTTAGGGTTGTATTTAGTTTATTGTTTTATGAAAAAAACAAAATAAATGTTTGATTTTTAATTACTGAAACGCCAAACTGACTGTGGTTGTTGTCCGAACATTTGATCTGGACGAGGTCCTACACTCCTAATATCTGATATTGGACTTGCATTATTTGCTAATGGAGAATAATCAACACCAACGGGCCCATTCATACAGTTCGATCCTCCTTTATGTTTGTATATACGTATTCTTCTTTTTGTTCTTCTTTGTTTTTTTGATCTAGGCTTCTTTGTTGATCGTCTTCTACCACCTTTGGTAGAAGAAGATACGATTTCTTTATATTTTTTAATTGCATTAATAGAATAGTTAGAGTTATTGCTACCATTTGAGGCAGTTGATTGTAGTGGTGTTGTTGATTTTGATGTTGTTGATTGTGATGTTGTTGATTGTGATGTTGTTGATTGTGGTGTTGTTGATTGATGTATTGAGTTTTTGGTCGAGTCATAGATATTTGTGAAAAAACTATTGGTTTTTTTAGTTGCATCGTTAAAAGCATTTTTTGATTTAGTTGAAACATCAACAACGTTTTTTGTTATGTCATTTCCAGTGTCATCAATAGCTGACTTCGTAGATGCTGCAATATTTTCAAAAGAATTAGTAGATGCTGATTGGAATTTTTCAAAACTACTTGTAACATTATCTTTAGTCGCTGAAAAAAAGTTTTTCAATTTATTACTCCAATTATCTGGTTCTCCATTTGCTATACTATCTCCACCCCATTTTAAAAATGGTATTTTCACACCGCATCCACATTTTTTGGATTTGTTGGATTTTTTATTTCTATGTTTTCTCCTGTTTTTATATTGAAATTTTTTTGTACGCATGTTATTAATTATAATTAATGGATAGTATCTTTAATTATAATATAAGAAGAAATTAATTATTTGTTATTTATTTCTTCCCTTCCCTTTAATTATACTTTTATATAACCAAAGTGCTAATAATGCACCTAGTATTTCAACAACGCAGTAAGGAACAATTGCTGTTTTTGGAATCTTTCCAGCCATTCCCATTCCAATAGCAACTGCAGGATTATATGCACCACCTGATATTTTTCCACCAATTAATACTATAATTGCTAAAGTAGCACCAATTGCTAAATAATTTCCTGTATATAAAACAACAAAAACTAAGAGAGCGGTTCCTAAAAATTCAATTAAATACTTGTTCATGATAATATCTAGTCTATATAATATATTACAACAAAATAAATTATAAAACGTATAATATTAATAGTTTTGTCTCACTAATGATCCCCAAGCACAAACTTGTCCGTTTCGTAAAGAGTAATTGTATATAGACCCCTTTTTAGCAGGAGCAGTGCAACCACCCGCACGTGTAATACGCAACGCATTTTTAACATCATTTGTATTGTAGTTTTTATAACTTAATGGTGCGGTGTTAGGTAATCCTGTTTTCAACGAACTTTTACCTACATTAACACGCTTTTTAGTTGATGTGTAGAGAGAAGAACATACAGGTTGGTTGTATTTTGCATACAATGGTTTTCCGGTAATGGGATCTACTGGAATATAATTGAAACTAGTAAGTGGATATGGGTCGTTTGTATTAACATCTTTTGGATAAACACCATATGGATTATTTAATTTTGTTGCAGTTCGAATGTATTCTCTCCTCGCATTAGAAAATGCACTAGCACCATCCGATGGATAAAATTGAGGTGGGTTAGGATGTTTTCCTGTTAAAACACCATAATTATGATAAGGCATTGAAGTCGGACGATTTGATGTAGTTAATGGTCCATACACAGGAGTAACTATAATATCGTCAAATTGAGTCATAATTTATCTTTTATATACGTTATCTTGTTATTATGTTATTATATTATAAAAATATTTATTATTATTATAATAACATATTATATATATATCTGTATCTCCTAGATTATTGTCTTCTAGATCTTCTCCATGCACTTTGAGATGCAGAACTCTCATCACCACCATGTGAATAATCATTATAATTACTATTAACCGCTTTTTGTTTTAAATAAGTAGTGTAGTTGGAACTATCATAAACATATTTACCATTACATGCTGCAGGAGGAACACCAGTTCCATCACACATGTATTGAATTGCACCAAAACGTTGCTTCAATCCAGACAGTCCAGGACGACTTTGAAATGTTTGACATGGACCACCACATGTATAATACTCTCTACATAAAAGATCTCCTGAATTTGTTACAGCACGAAATGGGGTTTGGATAGTTTTTGCTTTAGTATTCCATTTATTAGCACCTTTGGTGTTCCATGCATTAGTAAGAGTAAATCTTGTCTGTGCATATAAATCGTTATTATCCAGATCTTGGACTGGTGGTGGAATAAAACCTTTGATTGGACCACCTAAATAAGGACTTTTTGGATTTCTGGATTGAGGATACATAAACATTCCGTAATTAGAAGTATAACTCCCTGATATAGGATTATTAAGACCAATTGACATTTATTTATAATTTATTTACAAACTATATATATTTATGAATATAATTTAATTATGAATTATAAATAAAAAATGGAATAAAATAAAAAGAAACAATTAATAAAACTAAATTGGAATTTAAAGTATACGTTGCAAAATTAGAACTTAAAAAACTTGCTAAAATGATTGTTGTGACACTTTCAGTTGATGTTCTATAACTAATATCTTTTGCATTTATATCTAAATAATTAAATAATTTAAATCCATCAGGCAATTTATGATAAAAAATTAAAAAATAAAGTCCATCATATACTAATTGAATTAGAACACATAAAAATGTAAATCTATAAACTGTATATTCATTAAATATTAATGTATAACATAAACGAGCTAATACTATTATTATCATCATTGTAGATATACTCAATAATGATATAGTTAAATTGTATTTTTCATGCCATAATTTAACTGCATCTGTATCTCCTACTGTTAAATATAATGTGAAAAATGTTAAGTATATAACTGTTAATTCAGAATTAATACATCCATTTAATATAGGCAAATAATCACTAATTTTATAAAAATTAGAAATATCTGCATATTTCATAATAGTTTTTCTTTGGTTAGTATTTGGTTGTGTATTATTCATAGTAGTCATACTTAACAAAAAAATATAGAATATGTTGCTTTAATTATAATATCATGTTATTTTTATTTTTATTTTATTGTGTTTTTCTAAATAATATATGTTTTTGAAAATATATCGTTTGATACTATTTATTTGCTAGTATTCACATTTTATAAATGTTCCGTTATTATTCTAGGAACAACATTCATCGATTGCAATTCATGGAATATTAATTTACAAGCATAAGGTATTTTAACTAATGCAAAATCCGTTCTATTATCACACGTTTTACAATGGTGAATGGATGAATTACTATCATCGTTGTATGCGGATATTAAACCACACTGTTTGCAAATATTTACTTCATATTTGTCAGATGAATAATACATTCTATCTTGTGTAAATCTTGATGCACCATGTGATACCATACAATCTCTTTCCATTTCCCCAAAACGCAAACCACCATCCCTTGATCTACCTTCTGCTGGTTGTCTTGTCAGATTCACCATTGGACCAATGGATCTACTATGGGTCTTATCATTTACCATATGTTTTAATCTTTGATAAAATACTGGACCCATAAATACACTACATTCAACTTGTTCGCCTGTTAAACCATTATATAATAGTTCATTACCATGTGCTTCATAACCTACTTTTAGTAGTTCTTTACAAATATCTTTTACTTCAAAATCACCAAAGGATGTACCATCTCCAAATAATCCCAATGACAACAACGTTTTTCCTAAAACGGTTTCTTTTAATTGGCCGATTGTCATTCTACTTGGAATAGCATGCGGATTAATAATAATGTCAGGTTTTAAACCGTCTTTTGTAAATGGAATATCCTCTTCTGGAATGATATTCCCAATGGTTCCTTTTTGTCCGTGGCGACTGGAAAATTTGTCTCCAATAACTGGTTTTCTAACGATTCTTAATTTAACCTTGGCAAAGTTATACCCATCACCATTTCTATCGATGTAATTTTTGTCAATATATGTTTCTTCATTTGTTCTATATATTTTACTTTGGTCTTCAAATTTTATTATTTTAGTGTGGTCGTTTCTATTTTCTTTTATAGGGGTAATTTTCGATATAATAATATCTCTATTTTCAACCAATGTGTTTTCTGGAATAACACCCTTATTATTTACTTTGTTGTAATTACCGAATTTCATACCCTTTGTTTTGCTAGGATCTGGTTTGCAACGAATTTCTTCGTCACCATTAATACGTTGTTTATCTTCATCTTTTTCTGTATGATAAATTGTAGCTATAAATAACCCTCTATCAATTGACCCTTTATTAAACAATAACGAATCTTCCTGATTGTATCCTGTGTGAGTCATAATAGCAACTATTACGTTTGAACCGGATGGAATTTTATTCAATTGAATCATATTCATAATACGCGTATCCACCAATGGACGCGTTGGGTAATTTAACACGTATGCGGTTTTATCCATACGATTCTCGTAGTTAGTAACATAAACACCCATCGCTTGTTTTCCTTGTGCGCAATTACTTGATAAGAAATTGTTTCCAGCAATAAAACTGTGGTTTTCTGATTCAACAGTTATATCCGAAACTAAATTATCAGGCATACTATCTATTTTAGAAATTTCTATAAAATCACATTTTTGTGAATTAGAATCAAAAACACCTATTTTTATATTTTTATTTTCAGATAAATGTTTTTCTATCGATTCTACAGTCATCCACCCAGAATTTGTCATAAATTTATGATCTAATGTTGCAATAATTGAAGTATTTATTATAGTGGTCACTTTTCTAATTGGATATTGATTTGGACATATAAATTGATTTACTACTTTTGTGTTTGATATTTCAAATGTTTCTGGATTAAATGTTATAACCATATCACCTATTTTAACGTCTTTAATTTTTTTATGTGTTCCATCAGCCATTAATACCAATTCATTTATATCTAAACACTGGTAACAATTTCTGGGTGATTGATTATGCTCCGGAAATGGAATACAAGAGCCTAATATACCAAATATTGTACTAGAATGAATTTCACAGTGTGTATAATGCAATATTTTGTCAGAGTCTTTGTTTTTGTAATTCGACAATTCGTCATGATTAACCGATATTAGTGAAAAGCTCTGTTCATCAGGATCTATATATTCCATAACACTATTTACCAAAACCGTATTGGTAAATAAATGATCCCAGTTTATTTCCTTCTTTTTTAATTTATCCAAAATAGATCGTTTTAACAAAACATCATTGTTTTTGACACGTAACAAAGGTCTAGTCATTCTACCTGCATCGTTACAAATTCTTATTTCTTTCATTTTATAATCAAATACGATTGACGTATAGATATTGATAATACCACTATTTTTTTTCTCTTTCAACATCGTGTATAACTCGATTGGATTCTCGGAAAATCCAATCCAACAACCATTTATTAAAACCTTTATCTTATTAAACATATCGAGTGGGTCTATATCACTATTATTTATGTTAGTAATATAGGGATCAACATATTCATACAATGAAAGCGAATTTGCATGAATTGTAATATGCGTCATATAACTGAGATTTTTTACTATTCCAACTGACTGGCCCTCAGGAGTATTGTGGACGGAAAGACCATCTTTTAAAATAAAACGACCGCGTTTATCGTGCAGTTGCCATCCAACAAATGGTCCAATTCCTACTTCCTCTAATTTAAATTTACTACACATGAACGATTTACTTCTTACGATTTGTGTTTCATTCTCTATTGGCAGTAATTTTTTTCGTGGAAGAAGTGTTGGAATTTCACAAATTTTATATCCTGTAATTGTTAATTCTTTATAAGTACTACATTTTTTCACCCCTGTTTTTTCATCAATCCATTGACTTTTTCCTTCTTTTATTCCACATGAAAATCCGAGTGACATTGCTAACGTATAAGCGTCTTCTACTATTCTATAATTTGCGGGTCCTTGTGAAATACGTATTTCGTGTCCTTCAGCGCGAACAGAACCATCAGTATCTACTAATCCAGCCAATACCTTTAGTCGTGTTTCTCTATCATTGGTAAGATATTCATTTGGGATATGTTTGTTCTTCAAAAGATTGTATTTACGTAGATATTTTTTGAGTGGTGCTTCTTCTACTCTATTACAAATTTCATCCAAGCACGTTTCTTTATTTTTCTTTGAAACTACACTATAACTGTATCTTTTTCCTTTTTTAACAACAGCACCATTTTCTTCCGCCCATCTCTCCCAATATACAAGTGTTTCAAAATCTGTTTTATAATTTAAAGCAAATCCACTACCATCGCTTAATCCATCACCTAACCACATACCAAGTAAATATGGATCCATCTCTACTTCTTTTTTCGTCCAATGAATGCCTTCTGTTTTAAACAACACCAATCTGTCTTTGGTTCGTTCGCCCAATGTTAAATATTTTTCAATAGTTATATCTATTGTATCATCATCGTCTGTGATACTAGATACAAATTGTTTTGCATCCTCTAAACATTTGAAATATTTTTCTTGAAACACTAAACTATCACGATTCAAAAATTCTACAATATGTGTATAATTTCTATCCGTTCTATTTGATGGTCGGACTACCTTGTGACCGCGTATTTTTAGTGTCAAAATGTGATTATCGGTTACACGATGGTCCATAAAATTGGATTTGTCTGGAATAATATCATACATATTTTTATAACCTTCACATGTAGTTCGAACACGTGTTGGATTACCCAGATCATCTATTAAAACATCATCTACTTTTATATCAACTGCTAACTTTACGGTTCCATCCCACATTAAAATTTCGGTATTCGGATCAAAACATTCTGCCGGACATAAATAACCCCATGATGTATTATGCAATTTACGAGGTGGAATCAATTTACCACTTTTATCTGTAGGAGTTGATATTCGTCTCGCATGACTTAAACTAGATATATAGGTCAATCTATTTAACACCTGAGCGACACCTACTTTATTACTATTCACGTGTTTAATGCCAAAATCACCAGTAGCTAATGCTCTTTTAATTCCATTTTCAATGGTCGTAGATTTTATTATTTTGTATATGTTTGTAAAATTAATAATATTTTCATAATCTTCTGTTGATTTCCATGAACCATTGTTAATTTCACGAATCACCTGCTTTTCCATATCTTTCACCAATTTATTGAAATAATTACGAAAAAGGTTATTCAATAGCGCACCCGTCAAATCTATTCGTTTATTTAAATAAGAATCACGATCATCACCTTTAATAATATCAAAATTCACCAATAACAATCGATGTGTCATATACCCCAAGAAGTATTTTTTCTCTGTCATAGTATGACAATGAGGAAATAAATCATTGTTTAGTATATCCATTGTAAATTCCATTTTTTTACGAGCCCCTGTTTCTTTATCCATATTAATAGGAGTATACATTGCATGACTGGTAATATATTTGACAGCATCTTGTTGATTTAAATATTTGTTAGCATCGATAATAGACGCATGTAAAGCATTTAATAATTGTTTATTTAATTCATCTTTAATATCCAAAAGAATCATCTCGCATATTTCTTTATCAGAAATAACTCCTAATGCTCTAAAAACTACAAATAATGGAATAGGTTGTTTTACACGTGGCAATTGAATTACCAATGGCTGTCCGAATCCATTGTTTTTAGAACAAACCATAATATTTATTTGTTTAGGGGAAATACATTTAAAATCAGGAACAGATTTTATTTCTGCCATCCATGTATATTTTGATTGATTTTTAGAAATATTATAACAATAAACTTTATTTTCTGCAGCACGTTCTTGTCCTAGTACTGTTTTCTCTGAACCATTAATAATAAAGTATCCACCAGTATCAAATTTACATTCACCAGTATAAGTATTTTCTACGTGTTTATATTGTGTAAGAGCACAAATATTTGATTTTAACATAATTGGTAATTTTCCTATATGAATCTTTGGTAATGTTTTATAAAATGTTTGCATATTTTCTAGATTTTCACCATTTCTAACAATATATTTAATATTAATATCCACTGTCATTGCAGACGCATATGTAAAATTTCTCAATCTTGCTTCATATGGAAACATTAATTTTATCGCTCCATTGTTCTCATGTATTTGCGGACGATAAATATTGAAATTTTCGAAATTTACATATAATTCTAATGCGTATTTTCCTGATTTTGCGTCATAATCTTGTTCGGATGCAATGTGTAGTGGATTAAACATTTCAATCGTTTTTGTTATTTGATAACCTACAAAATGATTATACGATTCCAACTGATGTCTTACTAATCTTTCCAAATGTTGCCCTTCAAAATAAGATTCGATTAACGTCCATGGATCCTCCAAATTATAGGTATAGTTGTCTTTTTCGTGGTGGGTATTCATTGTATCAATATGGTTTATCTAATAAATGTTGTAAGAATTTGTAGCAATTAATTTAATACTTGATAAAATAACGATAGGATTAGATATTATTGGATAATAATAATGTTAATCCTATTTATTAATTATATTTATATTTCAATTTATTTTTTAAATAGTTTTACTGCTTTTCATTATTTAGCATCCGTTTTAATTATATTTTTTTATTGTAGGTATAATAATATCAAGAGTAGCAATTATATAATTATGACAAATAAAACGATAAGTATTAATCCAGAATTATTTAAAGTAGGGGGTAGTTTAAATAAAAGTCAAAAAAAAACACCTATGAATAAAACTAAAAAATTACATCCCCCTATCATATCACCCAATGTATTAAAAAACCAATTAATAAAACGTATAAAAGAATATAAACAAAAAGAAACCATTGGATTATCTGATAAAAAAAACGATGCGAACAAGGAAACATCCAAAACCACTTCTGCGAATACCAACACCAATTTATCTGAATATACTGATGAATTTTATGATTCAATTAATTATTTAAATACTCTTTCTAAACAAAAAAAAATAGAGAAAAAACAGGAGGCATTCAATGTTACTAATGAATCCGTTAAAAATAAAACAGTAAAAACCTATAAAGAACCGTTTATTGATGTTAATATTGAATTACCGGAAGAATTATTAGAAGTAAAACATCAAGAAATAGAGTCATTTACATCCGCAAACAACAACAATAGTCAAAAACATTATATTATAGATAACGATACGCCATATGGGTGTTTGAAAAATGGGATAAAACCTACATACAAAAGTTGGAACCAAACGAAGAAAAAATACGATATTACAACTCCAAATGATAGCTTACAAATTGAAAAACCCATACAAGTTTCAATCAATGATCGTGAAAATAGATTAAACAAAATAAAAGAAGCATTTACCAAGAAAAAAGAAATAGCAAAGGTCGATCCAAATGACATATTTCTAGAAAAAAATTTGATAAAACCAGTACATAAACCTGACACATCAAGTATACAGTCCTCTAGCATTCAAAATCAAACTATACAACATGTAGATACTATAGTAACAACTCCAGTGGTAAATAATAATTCTAGTCCTAGTTCTACATTACCTATTCCACATTCACCTATAAATACATTTAATGAAAAAAAAATTACAAAAAAGACTATACGTAGAAAATACAATGTAGGAAAGTCAATTTCGAATAGAAAAGTTGGTATATTATTAAAAGACAGAAACACTAGGAAATTGTTGATCAACGCCCAAAAAGATTTAAAACGTAAAAATATCAATGAGGTAAAAACCTATTTACATAAACATGGTTTATTAAAAATCGGAAGTAATGCACCAAACGATGTTTTACGAAAAATATATGAATCAGCGATGCTTACTGGAGAGATAAATAATATAAATAAAGATATGTTATTACATAATTTTATGGAATCGAAAGATTAGGAAAAAAATTAATATATAAGTAATATAACATAAAATATACATTCAATTTGTTATAGTATGGTTGATATAAATTATAAAACAGATTTAACAAAGACAAAAAATAAGTTACCTGATAGTACAACTAATTTTTTAAATAATTTAAGTGAATATTTACAAACACCTTTATATTTTTATGGAAGCATCCAACGTTATGATTATTTTCCTGGTAAAAGTGACATAGATATAGATATTTTTACGGATAATGAAAAAAGTACAATATCCAAACTATCAAACTATTTACAAATAGATAAAAAAAAATTCAAAAGAGTAGTGTGGAAAAATGATAGAAACCGCATAATTTATGGATACAAAAAATATTATACAAATGAATCATTGGATCTAAAAATAGAATTTGCTATTTACAATGAAAAATATAAAAAGGATGTATTGGAATCACATGAATACAAAACAAATTTACCTTTGCATATTGTTGTGTTACTTTATTTATTGAAATTTGTGTATTATAAATTACACATGATTGACTCGAAAATGTATCGAAAATACAAAGGTTATATTTTAACTGATTTAATTAATTATAAAAATCATATTTTTGTTACGATTTAGGTGTGTTTTTTACTTTTACGTCTATTAACTCGTTTATGACGTTTTGTTTTTTGTATTTTTGCACGTTTCATTGTTTTTCTTCTGCGTTGTATTTTTTTGTTTCGCATGGTTTGTCGTTTTCGTCTTCCTCCCAATTTGACAGGATTTTTTATACATAAATCATCAAAAAAATGTTTAATTTTTATACAATCATTTTTATCTAAATGTTGAAAATAATTAACATAATCAATTTCACTTTTTATTTTCCCCAAGTATAATAATGGTAGGCAATCTATAGGTATTGTAATATTGTTTACACCGAGTGCGTTTGATATAAATTCATTATTTAATGGTAAATAATATTCCATATTATCATTTTTTTTAAACGAATTTACTTCATCTATAGGTATATAAATATCACTTATAAATGATTTTACTTCCTCTCTAAAATACTCTTTAAAATCATCTTCATCATCAAGACCTATAAAATTACTTAATTCGTTATTTGTTCTAGGCTCGTTATTTGTTATAGGCAAATCCTTATATTTCTTGTATATATCGTCTATATTTTTAAGCTTAACTATTTTATAAATTTTTTTATTTATATTTATATCTTCAAATTCTAATTCAAATGTATGTAATAAATCTATTTTTGTGAAAATAGATGCAAAAATAGCATCACTTTTAGCATCACCTCCACGCATTTTTCCCATAATTAATAATTAAAATATAGTTAAATGTATTTTACTTATACAATATAACAAGATAAAAAAATGACATTAATAAAAGATTATTTTGATTTAACAAAGAAATATATTTTCGAGTATGGAGAGAAAACGATTTTATTAATGCAAGTAGGTGCGTTTTATGAAGTCTATGGAATACGCAACAAAAATACCGATCAAATTCGAAATAGCCAAATTCAAGATTTCTCTAAAATATGTGAATTAAATATTGTCGATAAAAACATTTGTATTACTGAAATTAAAAAAGACGAAAGCATTGTTATGGCTGGGTTTAAAGATATTATGATCGACAAATACATCAAAAAATTACAAGAAGCTGGATATACAACAGTTGTTTATACGCAAGACGAACAAACCAAGAACACCTCTAGAAACCTCGCAGGTATTTTCTCTCCAGGTACGTATTTCAATAACGAACAGGATGCATGTGATGGGTCTGCCTCGCGAAACAAACTAACAAACAATACCATGTGTATTTGGATTGAATCCATTGAATCCAAACTTATAGAACCCAAAGGAAAGTTTGTCATGGTTGGTATTTCCAATATCGATATTTATACTGGAAAAACAACATTGTATCAATACAAAGAAACCTATATACACAATCCAACCACATACGATGAATTGGAAAAGTTTGTTTCCATATACGAACCTACGGAAGTTATTATCATAAGCAATCTCTCCGCAGGTGAAATCGAAGATATCATTAGTTTTTCCAATATCAAATCACTTTTAATTCACAAAATTAGTTTGGTATCTGCTACCACCACCACCACCACTATCAACGAATTTACTAAAAAAGCACGTAATTGTGAAAAACAGGTATATCAAAAAGAAGTACTAGAACGATTTTATAATATAAATGACTTTGGTGTTTTTATGCAAAATTTTTATGATAATTCTATCGCAACACAATCCTTTTGTTTTCTTTTGGATTTTATTTTTCAGCACAACCCTTATTTAGTTCATAAAATAAGCGAACCATCCTTTGAAAATAATTCAGATAGGTTGTTATTGGCAAATCATTCTCTCCGTCAATTAAACATCATCGACAATGATTATCATGGTCCATTTTCATCTGTTGAAAAACTCCTAAATCTGTGTTTGACTCCTATGGGAAAGCGCAAATTTTCTTATGATTTGTTAAATCCTTCCAAGAACACCGAGTTTTTACGAGGTGAATACGATATTACAGAGTATTTGTTGGGTTTAGAAACAACATCGTCGAGAGAAAACTCTAACGGCTCTATCTCTATTCGCTCAAAACTCGCAAAAATAAAAGATGTTTCAAAATGGAATCGACAATTGTATATGAAAAAAATAACACCAAATTCTCTCTATCAATTATACAAAAATATACAAACAACGAGAGAAATAGTTGATATTGTCGTGAAAGACAAAACCATCTACGAATATTTAAACAAACATACACCGTATAAAAATGTTACAATGGAATGTATCGGGTCTTACTGTTCCGAAATATTGGATTTTTTGGATTTCCATTTGGATATCGAATTGTGTAACAATTTAGATCAATATGTTAATTTTGATACCAATTTTATTAAAAAGGGAATTGATTCTCATCTAGACAATGCAATCATTGTAATGACAAAATCGATGAACGAATTGGAATCAATACGAGTTTTTTTAAATAATTTATTGGAAAAATATGAAAAAAAAACAAAGGCTACTGAATACGTAAAACTACATGAAACAGAAAAAAACAATTATAGTTTATTGGCAACAAAGAGACGTTGTACCATTTTAAAAGAAGCATTAAAAACGATTGCAGATAAACCAATTATGTTACAATGTAGTTCGGATCAATGCAAAGAATTTGAATTTGAATTTGAATTTGTAATTGTTGATAAGGACAAAGACAAAAAGGACAAAAAGGACAAAAAAGAAACGTCACCTATAAACGTGGATTTTTTAACACAAAGTACCGCCAATAACTCTATTGTAAATCCTATCATCAATGAACTATGTAAAAATATTTCAACCATGAAAGTCCAATTCAAAGAAATTTTAAATAATGCATATGCGATGTTTATTAATAAATTTGTATCTACTAGTGATAATGGAGAAACCTACCCATTTAAAATAGAATGTTTAATTCATTTTATAACAAAAATAGATGTATTATACAATAAAGTATTTATTGTTAATAAATACGGTTATTGCAAACCAGAAATAGATGAAACAGCGGATAAATCATTTGTTAATGTAAAAGGAATTCGTCATTGTTTAATAGAACATTTACAACAAAACGAATTGTATGTTTCCAATGACGTTACTATAGGCAGAGTGAAGACAGACGGTGTAGATGGATTGGATGGAATGTTATTATATGGAACAAACGCAGTAGGGAAAACCAGTTTTATTCGAGCCGTTGGAATAGCCGTTATTATGGCACAAGCAGGGTTGTATGTACCATGTTCTAAATTTGTCTATAAACCGTATCATTCCATTTTTACAAGAATACTAGGAAATGACAATATTTTCAAAGGTCTCTCGACATTTGCAGTAGAAATGTCAGAATTAAGAACGGTATTGAAATTAGCAACAAAAAATAGTTTGGTATTAGGTGACGAACTTTGTTCTGGAACAGAAAGTGTTTCAGCGATTAGTATATTTGTAGCGGGTATTCAATATTTAAGTAACGTAAAAAGCAGTTTTTTATTTGCAACACACTTACATGAAATTGTAAATTATGAGGAGATCACATCTCTTAAAAACGTTGGTCTGTTTCACATGTCGGTGATTTATGATAGAGAGAAAGATATGTTGGTCTATGATAGAAAGCTTAAATCCGGTCCAGGAACAAGCATGTATGGATTAGAGGTGTGCAAATCGCTCAATTTACCAAATGATTTTTTAGAAATGGCAAATCAAATTCGTATTAAATACCATCCAACTATGGGAAGTGCTCTTTCTCTCCAACAATCGAACTATAACTCCAATATTTTAGTAAGTATTTGTAAAATGTGTAATAAAAACAAGGCAACAGAGACCCATCATTTACAACATCAAATGAATGCAAACAGTAACGGTATTATCATTAGCCAAACTGACAACAACACAATGTTTCATAAGAACCACCCTGCCAATTTATTAACTATTTGTGAAAGTTGTCATAAGGGAATTCATAAGGATAAAAAACAACATGCTAAAAAGAAAACCAGCAATGGGATTATTTTAATAAATATGTGAACGTTTTACGAATAATATCTTTTTACACTTTTTCTCATTTAAAAATGTCATATAATATATATGTTATATGACATTTTCATATATAAAAAGAATTAACACAACAAAAAACTCTATTTTTTATTCATTAATAAAGCATAATAATGAAATTATTGCTTTTGGAAGAAGACATTATGGACTCGAAAGAGTTATAAAAAAAATAACGTTAGATGAAAATTTTGATATAATTGAAGACAATGATATTACTTTTAAAGGTGAAGACCCAAGGTGTTTTGAATATAATAACAAAATATATATTTTAGACAATTACTTAAATGATATGTTTTTAATTGATTATGAAAATAAAAAATATACAAAAATTAATATTTCAGGTAAAAATATTTCTTTCATAAATCATAACAATATTTTATATTTTATACATTATATTAAACCATTTATATTATATACTTTTGATACAGAAACCGGTGATACTAGAAAAATAGATGTTGATGATGATGCAAAAGATTATAATTATGAATATAGAGGTGGAACTCCTGGATATAAATTAAATGAGAATGAATATTATGGATTCGGTCATAGAACACATATACAACATGGCATTTTAAAACATGATATTTTTAAATGGATTGTTTATTTTGACAATAATAAATTACCAAGAATAAGTATTTTTGATATTGAACGACCTTATAATTCAAAAAATATATGTGACCCAACAAGTATAATTGTAATAAACGATAAAAAATATTTAATCACAGCCGAGACAAATAAGAGTTGGTTTTATGAACAAGATTATATAACAAACGTATATGAAATTAATGAATAGTTTTTACAATTACTTTTTCACAAAAAGGGTGTTTTAAATGAGAAAATGTGTAAAAAAAAATATTTGTTTATATAAAAATGAAAATGAATAAACAAATCATAAAAAAGTTGAATTCACCCAAAATGTTCTTTATTTTTATATTTTTCGTTATAATTGCATTAATAGTACTTCATTTTGTATTTCAATCGATTCGTGTAATTTTTGATATGGATAAAAAAGCGGATGCAAAAATGGATACAGCGAAATTAAGTGCTGATAATACTAATACTACTAATACTACTAATAATAATAAAACTAGTTAAAAAATAACATTTATGAATAAATAATAATTAATATTATATATATGAGTAAAAAAACACATAAATATAATAAAACAAAACGCAAAGGGAATAATAAAACAAAACGTAAAGGTAATACTATTAAAAAAATACACGATTATGCGAATAAAGGAATCAAATTTTTATCCAAAATAAATAATTTAATAGACACCAAAGAGATGGAGTCGGACGATCCTCCATTTATTTGTTTTATATCTTCCATATTATCTCGATTAGCATATAATCGTAATGGTATTTTAGACGATTATCTAACTATTTTTCATGATAATATCATAAATAATGATTTTTTAATTGATATTAAAAACAACAACATAAATGATATATTTAATAACAATGATTTTTTTAAATTATCTAATATAATATCGTCAAAATTATGTATTGAATATGCTAGAAAAATAAATAAACGATTATTAGATGATACACGACCAAAGACATTTCCAATTGGTGTTTCTTCTAAAAATGTTATGTATATTTCTATTACAACATCCAATTATTCAAGTGTCTATATAATTGCTGATAAAATAATGAATGCTATTTGGGTAGTATTTAAAGGTACTGATTCTCCAAAAAATATGTCTATATATAGCAAACCCAGTTCCTTAATTTCTATTAATCTTTGTGAAGGCGAGAGAGATGGAACTATTGGTGGAATTTTTAAAATATTATCCGAGATAATAAATACAATAATGAATTCTATTGGATATTTATCCAATCATTTTTTGACTCCAAAATCAAGTACAAAGATTTTTACATGTGGTCATTCATTAGGAGGTGCTCTAGCTACTATTTTTGCTTATTTATGGATAGGGTTAAAAAATAACAAAAAAAGCCCTTATTATCATAAACATAGTAAAAACAGTGTAGTGAATAAAATATGCTGTATAACCTTCGGTTCGCCAAGAGTGTTAAATGGATTTGCTATTAAAAAATTCAATAAATTTATCGAAAAGGAATATATTTTTTATAGAAGAATTGCAAATGAAGGAGATCCTTTTGTAAATATACCAATAAGTAGTACAGTTTTTGATAGTGGATATTTTCACCCAGACGAATATAATATCAACAACAAACACCTTGTATTTTTCTGTAATCCTATTTTAGAGAAAAAAATATTAAGTGAAAAACAAATACAGTATAATAACTTACATTTATGCAATCATTATAAAAAAACAACCGATATAAAAATACAATTCAATTCCATGAATATTTATGCTCATAGTTTGTATTATTATATTTTATACTACAATTTATTAAATGTAACAAATTATACTGGAGAGATAATGCGTTATGACTATAAAATGAAAAAATATTCTGATTTTTATGGAGGTGATACAATGGGTAGAATTATAATTGCAGGTGGTGAATCTAACACAAGAATTGGGTTTTATGATTTATATGAAGTTGAGGGGCGTAAAATTAATAATGATAATGATATAGATAAAGATAAAAACAATAAAAAAGATTACTATAAAATGGCTATTGATTATACAATACCAAATATTAATATTCAAGATAATTATATGACGAAAAAAGTATTTGATTATTTGTTAAAAAACTTGACAGTTTACAAAGATGACGTTAAAAACAATACAAATACAAATATAAATCCATTAAAAGGAGAAGTAATATTTTTACCTATTAATAAACAATCTGTATTCATTGAAAGCATTAATTGCTATACGTCGCAGTTTTTTAATTATATTGATTAATTTTGATAACTTAAATTATTTTCCATTATATATAATGGAAAATGTAACGAAAAACAACCAATTACTTATATTTATTATGTATTATTCATTGTTTAAAAAAAAGATAACAGACGACGAAAATATAATGAAATTGTTTCCCGAAAATGTTTTTGGAGTTTTTACTACGATTCGACGATTTCATAAATTAAAATCATATCCTATAGATATACATGGTTGTATTGGTTATTGGGATAATAATTTTAATATATTAACTAAAAGAGATTTGTTTAGTAATTTATTAGATGTTTCTTATAAATCTATATGGAGCGATAATCGTAATCAATATTTTACACCAATAGAAACAGATCCATATTCTTTTTTTGAATTGGATTTTATGATAAAGCCACTATATAAAATAGATAAAAAGAGTGGACTCATTAGTGATATAAATAAACTTTTTAACAATAATGATTTTGGAATTATTATTCTATCGTATGATAAAACAATGAAGGCAACTTATTTACCAGGAGTATTTCCTAACATTACATGGAAATCTCTAATTGTTTCTATAAAAAATAAAGCTACTATTGTTTCGGACAATTTTGAAGTATTTGCATATAAAATAAAACAATTAAAGTCACAATTTATCAATATTTTAATAAGTGATTTTTTTATATATACATGCATACATAATTATGTTCGTTTTTTAATAAACAATATGAATATAAATTTAAAATACCCATTTATTTATCTTTGCAAAAATAATAAATTAGAATGGAATGACGATGATGATGTACGAAATATTGCTACATTAAGTGATGTTTTAAAATATATTTCATTATATCCTAACGTTGCTAATAAAACTGAAATAAAAAAAATAGAAAAAAAGGCATCCTTTATATATAATCATTTAGATGATTATAATTCACAGGCATTATCATTTTTAGGAATAATTGTAGAAGAACAAAATCAAGTGAATATAAAAAAAGATTTTTGTGAAAAATTAATGAATGATTTACCTTTCGTAGAAACCGATTTTGCTAGACCAGAAATTATTATAGGATTAAAAAAAGCAAATTGTATATTTAAAAAAAATGATATAATACCATTTCTTACTTATAATTTGAATGATAGTATTTTTAAAATGAATTGGATTATTCAAGCTATAGTAATTTTGAATAAAAAACCTTCTCAATTACTGATAAACATAGTAGAAAAAAAAATAAAAGATACTATTCTATCAAAAAAAAAAAGAATGGAAACAAATTACATAGCGGTTGCATTTGAGTCGTTATGTTTTGCATACTATTCTACTGGTAAATCGTTTTTATTAAATCTATTGTTTGAATTATTTTTTGAATTGGAATTACGTAAAAACTTTTATAATGTCTTTTATTCATTTTTAGATAATAATGCTCGTGTTGATATAACTGGCCATGTTAATAATGGGTTATTATTATTGAAGTAAAACGTACTTCATATTGTATTTAACTCGATTCGTGTCATTTTTGATATGGATAAAAAGAATGATACAAACATGTAACATAACATAACATTATAAAGAACAAGTAAATAGAAATAAAAAACGGCATAAATCGAACAATATTTTGTATCATTTTTCTTTTCAGTTTTTTTCATTTTCAACATAAATAAAAATTTAAAAATTGATTTAAATAAATTATATAAATATGTATTTATAAACATCCTATAAATATATATAATAAAACACTCGAATAAGAAAATGATAATTCCTGTAAAATGTTTCACATGTGGAAATGTATTAGGTGACAAATATCGATATTATTTAGAAGAAGTTCGTAAGAAAAAATTAGAGAAAAATATGGATATTGAAAAGGTTATTTATTTAACAAAGGATTTTCATGAAAAAACACCTGAAGGTGAAGTATTAGATGATTTAGGATTGAATAAATTGTGTTGTAGAAGACACATTCTTACTCACGTAGATATTGAATAAACCGTATAGCAACGCGTATATATTTATTATTTAGAGTAAAATATAAAAAATATATTGATAATATAAATGAAACATTATAAAAAAATATCGATTCGAAAAAAACGTGTAAAAAGAGTATCAAATAAAAACAAGTCAAAAAAACACCGGTTATGGAAAATGAAAGGATGTGCAAGAAATGCTACTACGATGGTAGGAGGTTGTGGATGTGGTACACCAGCTAATAATATGATGATGAGTGGTGGTGTTAGTGCAGGTGGTATATTAGCTTATACACCCGATACAAATTATACCCGTGTTAATAATTTAGCTTATACAGGGAAAGGTGGATCAAAAAAAGAAGGTTTTTTACCTGGTGTGATATCAGGTGGAGTTGGAACGTGTAAAGTTGACAACATGCCTTCGGGTGCATCATATCCGAGTGGTCCTATGGGTAATTCATGGAGATCAAATCCACATACATGGCCTGGTGTAGCTGGGGTCCAAGGTTCAACTAATTATCTACCATATAATGAGTATTCTTACCCTCAAGTAGATCGTATGTTGGAAAATACTGAAGCAATTCCATTTAGTTTTGGTGGCAAATCAAACAAATCAAAAAAACGTACATTTAGAAAACACATGCGAAAATACAAATCCACAAAATCCAAGAAATACCAAAAAGGAGGACTACCATTATTAACTATTTTAAACGATGTTGAAAATACATGGAATAGTTTGCGTGGAAATCCTCAAATAGCTAGTCCATTACCATTTAATAATCAATTAGAAAATTCAAATCAACAAAATATGTTAAATATGTAGAAAAAAATTTATTGACAATTTAGAATATTTTTTTCTTCTATTATCTTATAATAAAAATGGCGTTACCTAAAAGATTAAAAGACCTTTGCCCACCAGCGTTACTATATTTTGTAATTTCTATGATTGGAGTAGTTATTCTCGTATTCCAAAATATAGGAAACAGAAATCACTATAGTTTAGGTAATTTTTCATGTCGCGTTCCAAACACCATGCTGTGTTTCATCTTCAAAATAATCTATATTCTATTCTGGACATGGATTCTTAACTTAATATGTAAAGACGGTTATACTGGTATTTCATGGTTACTAGTCCTTTTCCCATTCATTTTAATGTTTGTTATTATTGGTTTGATCATGTTGAATCGTTAAAACTGGTTTTTCTATTTTTTCTATTTTTGTTAATGCATATTGTCCGCAAGGTCCACAGTGATCTTCATTAGACAAATCTACTCTATTTGTCATTTTTACATTGCATTCTTCTATACTCCATCTTCCTACTGGTTTTGGTAATGACTTTGGTGTCATTTTATCTGTAATAGTTTTTACAAAAGTTTTTACTATAGTTTTTATATATTTCATAATATAGAACAACTATTATTATATTTAAGCATTTTTAATCAATATAAAAATAAATTGAAATCATTTTTAAATCTATATAAATGGATAATTCCAGCAATACTATCTTTATTCTTATACAATTCATTCCAAATAGTAGTATATAGTAAAAATAACATGCGAGCTTTATCAAAATCAAAATCAAAAAAAATACCACAAAATGCTGTAGATAAATATTCAAAAGAATTATTAAAACAACAATATGAAATATTTAAAAATTATATAATTAGTAGAAAAAATTCGTCCGAATTATTGGATATTAAATTTAGATCTTCTGGTATTCCAGAAGATATTAGCGAAAATATGATTAAATTTATCCTCCATAAACATGGAGACGTGACTTCAAGTTGGGATTGCAAAGGAGACTTGCTATCTTCTATTGAAGGAAAACAAGAATGCAAATGTTTTACTTCTGATGCACCCATTACATTTACACCCTCATCCGAATGGGATTGTATTTACTTCTTAGATGCAAGAAATTGGTTAAATGATAGTTTTAAATTATATAAATTTCCTTATAAGCGAACATCGGATGAATGGATAAATATTAAAGCAAATAAAAAACAGTCATTCAAAGATCAGTCATTACAAGGGAGAAGACCACGAATTAGGTGGCCTAGTTTATATCCACAAATAAAAGAAAAATGTAGCTTAGTTTTTGAAGGTACATTCGATGATATTGTTTTAGATAGTTCGGATTGTGCGGATTGTGTAAATACCAAAGAATCACAAGAATCACATGAATAACTATTCGGAGTTTTGTGAATTACAGTATTCAAAGTATTTTTGCTTTTGTTCTTCATTTAAAAGTGATTCCAACATTTGTATTTTACCCACAAAAAAATCTATATTTTTTTTAATTGTTGCTTCCATGTTTGGTATGAAATTTTTCGCTTTCTCTCGCTGTTGGGCTAATTCAAGTAACATTTCGTCTATATTTATATCGTAATATACGACGATTTCTTCTAATTGTGATTTTGTTTTTTTTTCTATGTATGTAAAATAATCTAACCCATTCTTACTACACCAATGATTTATTGCGCCAATCATATCATATCTAGTATATTTACCTTTCATTTTGATTGAATACTTGTTATATAATCTAACACGTATCTTTAAATCTATTTTATAAATCATTTTTTACACCATTGAAGATGTAAAATGGTCATGTGTTTTGCCGAGACTAAATTCTTTCGTTATAATAGTAAAATCAGATAATTGTACGTTGCGACAAGTATGTAAAAAATAAAGAGGTTTATAATGATAATCCGTTTCAGGTAACATTAATAGATGGGGATATAAAAAATATTTTGTATCAGGTGGTTTGTAGTCATTGATTTTCAACCATTCACCATTAATAATACTCCATATATATATTGGTTTTATATATATTCCTTGAATAATGTCTTCTCTAGATCTTTGCGTGAGTACAATACCAACAAATTTAGTTTCTTTTTCAAATACATCATAAATTTCATTTTTAGTATAATTATAATATACTCCATTATATTCAACTACATCACCATCCTCAATATTTACTTCTGGACCATCATCTTTTACTAGTAAGCGATGGTTGTTTTTAATTATAATTTTCATGAATAATATAATTAACACTTCTATAAATAGTTTTATTTATATATATATTATCCCATATAAAATCTTCAAGATTCTTCATGCGTAATCACGTTTATTAACCGTCCAGCTATTAACGAAACCACTGGAACAGAAACAGCATTTCCTATTAATTTGTATAAATTTGCATCCGATATTTTTTTATTTGGTATGTTGTACTCGATAGGAAACCCTTGAAAATTAAAGCATTCACGAGGTGTCAATTTTCTGATTCCAACGTCGTCTAGTATAAGTGGTACATTGTGACCTCCCATTCCCATATTCGCCGTTAAAGTAGGACATTCATTGCTTTTGTTCTCTCTAACATAAACTCGTCTATACTGGTAGATCGTATCTTTTTTTGTAATTTCACTTTTAACCAGATCCCATGTTTTCGATTTTTCTGTATAATAGTATTTCTTATCGATGGTTGTTGTTGTATTCTGGGACTTACTAGAAGCACCTTCAAAAAACGATCCAACAGGTTGTTTCGGTATTTTTTCAAAATCCAAGTTGAATTTTTCATACACTTCTTTTGATTTCATACAAACAATATATATTCTCTCTCTATGTTGAGGAATGCCAGTTATTTCAGCCGTGTTTAAAACTTTATAATGGATATAATATCCTCTCTCTGTTAGTGATTTTTTAATAACTTCAAATGTTTTTTTATCATCATGTGAAACCAGGTTTTTCACATTTTCTAAAATCACATATTCAGGTTTATGGAAATCCAGAATTTCTACTATTTTCCAAAACACATTGGATCTCGGATCATTAAAACCCTCTAATTTACCAGCAATACTAAATGGTTGACATGGGAATCCACCAGTTAATATATCGTGCTTCGGTATTTCTTCGACTTTTACGTCATGAATGTCTTTTAATGTTAACTCGTGGTTCCGAAAATTGCAATCATATATTGTTTTTGAGCTTTCAACCATGTCATTTGCAAATACACATTCTACACTACCAGTCTTTTCAAATGCTAACGTAAATGCACCGGTTCCTGCAAACAAATCGATCATTTTCATTTTTTCATTCTTGGTTTCATTCTTGGTTTCCATTGTTATATGATATAATAAACTATTTATATCATGTAAATAAATCTTAAAACATATCAATTTTAATTATTATAACCTAGCTAAAACATTTGAAACTACTCCTATATGTTCCAAAAATTATATCAAAAATAGGAAACAATATACAATAATTATAATTCAAAAGTTTATGATGAATACTATGATGCGACCAATATAATTCTGAATGTGATAAATAAGACGTTGTTATATATAAATAAAGAATCAACATTTGTTCGTAAACAGATATATTTATAAAAACAATTGGCAATCCGATTGAAATAATTGATGCTAAGTCATCCAATTCTGTTAAAAAAAAAGTATCAAATGGATATACAATAATATTTGTATGATGTTTTTTATGGACGGTTGCATAATAATATTTATGAATAATTCGATGGTATATATAATAATTTGCCTCAACAAGCAAACAATACAAAGACATTGAATAAAATGATTCCATCCAACTATGTTGACCGTATGGAATTATTTTATCTGAAACAATATACATAAGTCCGGTAGATTGCATTATCAACAAAGGAACATTCCTTATATATTCATTGATTCTATTCATTCTTTCTTCATTACTAAAAGTAGGATTCATAAACGGGTGATTATTTACATAACAAATAAGATAAGATGTTAGTGTAGAAATTGAAAATGTAGTGACAATGACACCAATTGAAATCAATATATTCATTTTATTATTATATTATTTATATACTATTAATATACCTAATTATATGGATAGTATTTTTAAATTATTACTAGTTAATATTTTATTATTTTTCGAACCGTCTAATAGATGAAACCACATTTATGTTATTTGATATTTTTGTCATCTAATTATTATAGACATTTAACATAGATGCATTATGAGTGTTATCCATTATTGGTTTAAAACTCGATGTATTGTTGTTAAATGAAGTATTGATATTATTATTATGTATTGTCATTTTTCCCACCATTTCTTGTTCTAAAGTATAAGGAAATTCATTTTGATTGAATGCTGAATATTGGTCGCTTTTCTTACTTTCTGATGGAATATAGTTTTTCAAATCACCTCCTCGTAAAGCAATGTTGGATCGACGGATTAATTCATACGCGACAAATAATGCTAAAATACCTAAAATAGGGTTGGAGGTAGATAATATACATAAAGCTACAATAATAACGGCTATTTTACCAACAGGTGTATCCACTAATTCAGCAAGACTCATAGGAGTATTGTATCCCATAATTAAATAAATGACAAACAATATGGATAATATTAATTGGCCCATGTTCTCTTTCTTAAATAAACTGGAAAATTCATTCATTTTGTGATTTGTTGTATTATAAATGTATTTATATTATAAATATATATAAAAATATATTTTTTATTTTGTAGTTATCGAATTTAACTGTGAATTTATGACACAAACAAATATAATAAAAATTGATGCTAGATTACTATATTCTAAATAGTATTAAACACTAATAATATACATATATAATAACATCTAGAGAGAAAATGAAACCGTATTTGGGTAAAAAAGGCTATACCATACTCAAAAAGGATTTATCGTCGGAACAAATTCAAAAAATAAAAAAAGATTTAACTATTAAACCCCACGTCCATGGATCTCCCGCTCAAGACACACAAAACGTGTATTTTGTTTATAGAGAATCCAATAATAAAATATATGTGCCACAATTTTATGGTATTAAAGAATTTGGACCGCCATCCAAAATAGAATTGTCGGAAGGAGAGAATATCGATTTGGAGTTTAACGGACAATTGCGCGATTATCAAATTCCGGTTGTTGATAAATATATGGAACATATATCCAAAACTGATGGAGGCGGTGGATTACTAGAATTACCCTGTGGATTTGGTAAATGTTTGGGGAAGGGTACAAAATTAATGTTGGCGAATGGTGAATTTGAATTCGTTGAAAATATTAAAGTTGGAGATTTACTTATGGGTGACGATTCTACGCCACGAAAAGTATTATCCTTAGCTAGAGGCAGAGAACAAATGTATAGAATTAGTAGTAAGAAAGGGGATGAATATGTATGTAACGAAAGTCATATTTTATCATTGAAGTGTTCTACCTATTGTAGTAAAAAATTACAAAAAGGAGATATCATAGATATATCAGTAAAAGATTTTTTGAAACTACCTAAATCTTTTCACGGTAGAGGCGGTCCATTACTAGGATATAAAACCCAAATCAAATTTAAAGAACAAAAAGTAGATTTCGATCCGTATTTATTTGGTTTTTGGCTTGGTGATGGATCAAGTAGTTCTAGTAAAATTACAACGCAAGAAGGATGTATTCTTAAATATATGGTTGATTTGTTTAAAAATGAATATACAGATTTATATTTAAGATACCATTCGAAATATGATTATAATATATGTAGTTTAAAAAAAACAAATCGATTCATGTCATTTATTAGAAATAACAATTTATTGAATAATAAACATATACCTTATGAATATAAATGCAATAGTAGAGACGTTCAACTTAAACTATTAGCTGGATTAATAGATTCTGATGGATACAATAAAACAAATTGTTATGAAATTATACAAAAAAATAATGAATTAGCAGAAGATATTGTATATTTATGTCGTTCATTGGGTTTTGCATGTTATTCAAGAAAATCCAAAAAAACTTGCTATAATTCAAAAAATGGTCCAAAAGAAGGCATATATAATAGAATATCGATTTATGGTGCTGGGATGGAAGAAATACCAGTATTATGTAAAAGAAAACAAAATTTACATCGAAAACAAATTAAAAACGCACTTGCCTATCGTATACATATAGAAAAGCTAGAGGAAGACGATTATTATGGGTTTGAAATTGACGGAAATAAAAGATTTGTTTTGGGTGATTTTTCGGTTACACATAACACATCAATTGGCTTAAATGTTATAACACGTCTTAAAAAGAAGACCATCGTAATCGTCCATAAGGAGTTTTTAATGAATCAATGGATTGAACGCATACAACAGTTTTTACCAACCGCGAGAATAGGTAAAATTCAAGGCCAGATCATAGACATTGAAAACAAAGATATTGTTTTATGCATGTTGCAAAGTCTCGCCATGAAAGATTATCCATCCACCATGTTTGACAGTTTCGGATTTATGATTATTGACGAAGTACATCATATATCGAGCGAGGTTTTCTCAAATTCACTCTTTAAAATTGTAACGCGTTATATTTTGGGATTATCCGCCACAATGAATCGTAAAGATGGTACATCCTTTGTATTCAAAATGTTTCTGGGAGATGTGGTTTTTAAAGGAAAACGCGAAGAAAAATTGTCGGTAGAGGTACGAGCCATTGAATACAAAGCAAATGATGATGAATTCAATCATGTTATAACAGATTTCAGAGGAAACACATCGTATAGCAGTATGATTACCAAATTATGTGAATACAATCATCGAAGTGAATTTATTTTAAGGGTTCTCGTAGATCTTTTGAGAGAAAATGAAAATCAACAAATAATGATATTGGCCCATAATAAAAACTTGTTAAAATATTTGTTTGATGCTATTAAACATCGTAATATTGCTGACAGTTCCGTTGGATATTATATTGGAGGAATGAAAGAGGTGGCGTTAAAAGAGACAGAAACGAAAAAAGTGGTGATTGCGACATATGCAATGGCGTCGGAAGGATTAGATATTAAAACATTGACTACTCTTATCATGGCAACTCCTAAAACAGACATCGAACAATCTGTTGGAAGAATTCTTCGAGAGAAAAATGAAAACGGTCCATTGGTAGTCGATATCATAGATTCACACGAACCATTTAAAAATCAATGGAAAAAGAGGAAAGCATTTTATATGAAAGAAAAATATAAAATAGTTAAAACTTCGAATGATGTTTATATGCGGGTTGACACCAAAAATATCAATAATTCCGATAATATATGGGAAACTCTTTATGATCCATCTTGCAAAAAAGAGACAAAATCCAAAAAATATATATGTCATTCAGATACTGATCCTTTTCTCCAAGGAACGTGTTTTATAAAAATATAAAAACAAAAACCAAAACCAAAATCAAAACAAATTATATACCTTTAACATTCAGGAGTCTTTTTTTTGTATTTTTTTTATACATTTTTCCGGATTCACCACAGATATCATTATTTGTTCTTGATAAATAACAATAATGGTATTCTTCTTGATCAAAAACCCCGTTTACGAAATAAAAATTTTTACTAAATGCTTTTGGAGATAAAGAACATTTACCAAATTTACCGCTACCATTATCTGTTAAAAAATGTTTACAATCAATACATAGTTTTGGTTTTGTTTCTTTGAATGAAATAATTGGCAAAATAATCGAATAAAAAATTATTATAATATAATTCATAGTTATATTTATAAATTTATTTATAAATTTAATATTAGTAATGTCTTTAAGTGTTTTCAACCGGAATAAATCGAGATTTGAAATGAAAAATTGTGTATTTACAATTGGTCGTATCGACTAATTGGTGCAGGACTAGCCATTGCTGAAAGTGATTGAGCGTCTCCACTAGGAACATGAAATCCATATCCTGATGAAGCACCAGTTTCATTATATGAAAGTTTCATACCAGCATAATCTTCGCTACCAGGGAAATCACTATATCCTAGTTCTGCCATAGCACCACCTTTTTGCATTTTACGCATACGTCTACCCATTCTAGATCTTCTGCTTCTTCTGGAAGATACATTTTTTCTTGATTTTTTATGTTTATTCAAACGATATTTTCTAGATATTTTGCTTTTAATGTGTCTTCGTTGTTTTTTTGTGTATCTCATCTTATATATATTACTAATATTTTTAATTTTTTGCTTTAATAATTTAAATGATTTCACACGTTTGCCACGTCTTTTACCTCCGCCACTCATACATATACCTGGTACTATTCCTGCAGCAGCATCCATATTGCAACTAGCTCCAAATAATCCTCTAGGCGGAATTTCGTTACTACCAAAATTGGCTGGATTATTTGTATTATTCACATTTATAAATGTACCGTTTATATTTGAGTTTGGTGGATATTCACCATATCCTAAATTAGACGCTTCTGATCCTGACATGATTTATAAATAATTGATACTTAATATATGTATGTATATATTATTCATATATTTTAATTATTGTATTCTATTTGTAAGATAATATTAGATGTTTTGTAATTCCGCACTAGTTACTATTTTCGAATCATTTCCTACTACTGAAACTGGGAACCATTTTTTGAATTTATAATTGTATTTACACTTCATCGGATATGTTTTTTCTAAAAAAACGAATTTATCAATATTCTCATTTTCAAACTCATCTTCATCGTCACTTTCTTCCAATCTATCTAAATTATCGTTTTCCTTAATATTTCTAAATAATTTATTCATCATAATACTTGTATTATAATTTGGAATATAAGCTGTGTCATATAATTTTTCGGTTTTACTATCATCTATCAACATATATAAATTATATATATCATTTTGAATACTCGGTTTAACAATAAAAACGAGTTCTCTATTAAAATTGTTAGTATTTTTGTATGGTGTCTTGGGTTGTCGAGTGTAATGTGTATTTGATTCCGCATATGAAGGTGGTTTTTTACTAGGAACTTTGTTTATTATATCAAAAATAGTTAGTTTAATTTGTTTTTCATCCTTCACTTTGTTATCAGTTTGGTTGATGTATTTTATTTTTTCACATTTCTCATTATTGTCATTGAAATTTTTACACAATATAATATCCACTTTATATGGTAGTGTTTCAATATTTTTCATTAAAGCTGAGAAATTTTTGTTTATTAACGGTAAACCAATTATGTTGTTCGAATTCGTATTGTTATTATAGTTTGCATATGCATTTACAAAAGGTAAAGTAAAATTCTTGGTGTTGAAAACATTTTGAAAAATAGTAAATTTTTCAATTTCAGTTGCTCTAGATACGTCATTTTCCTTATAAAATAATACATCTTCCAATGTAATATATGAATTTTGTTTGCCTTTACTATAAAAATTAGTACCTCTAAAAACGGTGTTTACTAATTCATTTGTAAAAGGAACGAATATTTTTTTAAAAATTTTTAGTTTTTTAAATGCAAATGTTAATAAAAAACATGCCTTTTTATTATTATAACTAGTAAACCAAATAATATATTTTTTACCTTCTGGTATAGCGGTATAAAAATCATATTTTGTTATTTGGGATATGTCATCATTTGTATGAAATTTTGCTATATTTTCATTACAACATTTCATATTTATTTGTGGAAAATTGGATAAAATAGCATTTGTTTCATGTTCGTTAAACATTGATAATGGTTTTTGTTGGTTTTGTTGGTTTTTATATACATAGTAAGATTTTTTTATATCTGTTTAATATAATATTAATCCCAATGTTTAACATATTAGTATTACAAATTGAAGATAGATCAGATGACAACTTTCTTAATGGAAATATGCAACTAAACAAAAAAATATGTAACGAAAACAAAATTCAATATAAGTTTTTATATAAAAGTCAAGATAATGTTCCTCCATACTGGGCAAAAGTTTTTGAAATAGATAGAATATTAAATGATAATTCAAATATAGATTATATATTTTGGTTAGATAGTGATGCATTTTTTTTAAACTTTGATAAAAATAAGCTAATAGGCTTTTTAGATAAAAATTCTGGATATTCCATGATAATAACAAAAGATCCTCCTCCATGGAAAATGAACTTTAATGCTGGTTCATTCATTGTTAAAAACGATTCATATAGTCGTGAAATATTTTCATACTGGAAATCATTGTATAATCCAAATAATTGGTGGATAGAAGACAATAAGTGGAAAACAGATAAACCATATGCTGGTAATGATTACGAACAAGGTGCATTTGCAACAAAGATATTAACAAATAACAAATATTCTACACATATAAAAACAGTTCCATATTATATATTGAATAATACTAGTTGTACGGAAAATACAAATGAAACAATTGTAACACATTTAGCGGGAAGAATTAAAGATCCCAATATAATAGCAAAATGTAAAAATGTTTTATATAGTCAAAATTATCATGGTATTTATTTTATTCTGTTTTTGTTTTTGTTCTTATTAATTATTATATTCTGCTATTGTTACAATAAAAAAATGAAAAAATACATACATAAATTATTCGTGTTTTACAAAAAAAATACATAGTTTTCTACGTCGCTCACGAATTGTAAATATTGTTCGTCATTTGTTGTTTTAAGAATTTTTTCAGTTCACTTTTCATATCAACGTCCACTACAGGCAAACTATTAATATTGGTAGATTGATTTATATCACTATTTATATTTTCACTAGTATTACTGTATTTATTGTCACTCGTATTTTTACTTTTACTTAAAATATTTAAAATATGTTCGTATTTTTGCGTTGGAACATTGACTAAATCTTTCACTTTTGGAACAGTCAATGTATTTTTAAAAAATTCAATCAAATGATGTATTAAAAATATAAAAATAATTGATAGTACAATCGTTTTAATCGTCCAAAAAATCATAATTTTATTTTTAATATATAAAAATACTATTAAGTATTCTTTATAATAAAATATCAAATATATAACATATTGATATTTTACGTATTGATATTGTATAAACTACTTAAACCTAATAATATGCTATTATTTATATATTTACTATTGTCTCTCTGTAATAATCATCCATCAGTATACATACATTTATAAACAATGTCTAAATCAAATAATAGTAACATAATACTAATTGATAAATTTGGAAAAATGAAAACTTTACAGGTAAATACAAAAGATTTTAACAAAGAGGATCTATATAAAAAATGTGGTTTCAAAAAAGACAATGATTTTTCCAAACAAATCGAATGGAAAATCACCGTTGAAAAACAAAAATATAAGATTTCTGTTTATGCTAAAACGGATGGTCGTGCAAATACAGAAAACAAATATGATTTTCCACCGCCTATTGATAATGTATTATTTTTTGGCACATGTGCTGTAATTTCTGAAATAAAAGACTTGGAAACAAATTCATATAAATTATTCAATTTATCGATTGAATTATGGGAAAAAATATACGAAAAATTATTTGGGGGGTTTGAAAATTTAAATGATACTATACATGAAGATGAAAACGAAGTTGATGAATTAGCGAATGTAAAAGCAGATAAAAAAACAAAACAAGGATATTTAAAAGATGGATTTGTAGTAGATGATATGGATAATGATGATGATGATGATGATGAAGAGGATGCGGATGATTACGAAAATATTGATGATATTGAATATGAAGATGATAACATAGAAGAAGATGGAGATGAAGATGATGATGATGATGATATTACGAAAGATATAGAAGAAAATGATGAAGACGATTATGAAGACGAAACAATTGAAGAAGACGATATAGACAACAGTGATGAAGACGATGAAGGTGTAAACAAAAAACGAGGTAGAAAACCCAAAAAAAATGGTAAAAAAAAAAGTGGTAATTTGAATGTAAAGGTATCTATAGTAAAAAAATCCAAAAAAGGTAAAAAACCAAATGATGACATCATTGAAGATTTAATAATAGAGGATATTACAACTGAATTATCAGAAGAAGAATATGTCTATGCATAGAATACGTAAAGAATAAATCGAATAAAATTGATTTAAAAATTATCATATTGTTTATATAAATAAACAATACACACATCAAATACAAATATATATAGAACATTCAAAATGCGTACTGTAAGTGATCCTGAAGTATTTAGAAATAATATAAAAGAAAAACTGGGTTTATTGTTGGATAATGACAATCACGCAATAAATTTAGAAAAGGGTATTTATAATTATTCATTGAAAGAGGCTACCAACAAAAAAATTATAAAAAAATGGGATAATGCATTCTTCGTTCAAATTTATACCGATCGCATACGAAGTGTTTATTTAAACTTACAAAATAATAAATCGTTGATTGAGTTGTTAAACAATAATGAAATAAAACCGCATCAAATTGCGTTCATGACACACCAGGAACTTGATCCAGAAAAATGGGATAAATTAATTCAATTGAAAATGAAACGAGACAAATACAAATATGAAACCAATTTAGAGGCGGCAACTGATACATTTAAATGTCGTAAATGTTATTCAAATAAATGTACGTATTATCAAATGCAAACGCGTTCAGCGGATGAACCTATGACGACATTTGTAACATGTATTAATTGTGGTAACAGATGGAAATGTTAAATATTAGAAAATAAAATGATAATATATTATTATTATATAATAATGAATTATTTTTACACCTTTTCACATTTCAAGAGCCGACAAATAAAATAAAATAAAATAAAATATAATATAATAAAATAGTATAATGGCGTATTCTTTGAAAAAACGAAAACAATTAAGCAAATCGTCCAAAAAAAACAAAACTAAACTAAGAAAGGCAAAAAAAACTAACAGAACGCGTAGATTTAGAAAACAATATGGAGGAAATTTGGATCAATCGCAAAAAGAATATATTGAAGATCAAATAAAAGATTTAGAGTTTACCGAGGCTCAAAAGAGAACGATATTTAGGTATTTCGATATAATTTCATCGCATGTGTCAAAAGAATCATCTACAAATTATACAAATGATGGATCAACTGTATTACATGATTTTTTTGTGAATGTCAAATCAAACTATGGACGTAATATAACTGTTGAAGCTAAACGAGAGATATTTTTAGTGGGGTTATTCGAAATGTATAATAGCAAGAGAGAAGAACTAGATATAAAAACACCATTTGAGTTAAAAGGCCTTCTTGGTAGAAAAAAATGAAAACCCGTCGTAATAAAATAAAAGGCAGAAAATCACGAAAAAGTAAATATGTACCAAAAAACGAGAAAAAGAATAAATAAAAAGACGACATAAATGAGAAAAACTTACATATTCAGTCTACATGCGTATATATCATTTTTTCCAGTACATCATCTGGAAATGATGAATCTATTTTTCTCAAAAAAATCGTGTATTGATTTTTCTTTTTCTCTCCAACTATCCAATCTATGTTGTGTTGCATTGTATAAATATCAGTTTCATATTTAAAAACATACGGACTTGTCGAGCTAGTCATTCTAGACCAATCAATTAACGTAGATGGTGCGTTTATTACATTTTGCCCATTATCACCATCATCACCCAAACGATTGAATGTTTTCAACATTATAGCAAATATGCTTTCATTTGCCAGACCACCTTTACATATGAGTGAATATACACTTTTTTTTACTTGTTTGTATAATAAACATTTAATTGCATCTTCTTTGGTTAATACAAACCATGGTGTGTGACCTAATTGAAATTCTTTTGTAAATAATGCCAAATTTGCACGTTTATGATACTCAACATTCCACCATGCTTCTCTCCACTGTAAAATACTTTGGTGTTTGTGTCTATTAAATAGAATGCGAAATTCCTCCGGAGATATAATTGGAACGCATGACTCGGATAAAAAACAAAACCATTGGTTGTTTACGTCATGATTTATCGAGAAATACAATAACGCCATATAGGCAGGAACAACATGATAATAAGAGGTTCTCACTATAGAGTTTAGTGGAATACAATGTTTTTTGATCCATTCTGATTCTATTGTGGTATAGTCTTTGTAATGAATATATACATTGATAATATCTTTATTCGGTTCTATCCATTTTTTCCAAACATTTTCTTTGTTTATTGTATTGTTAATCAAAAAACAAAGAGCTGTCGTCATTCTTATATAAATAAAAAATTGATTTTTATTTATATTATACATTATTTTTATATAAATAAAAACGAAATATATTATTAAAGATTTATTATCAACGATTACACAACAATGAATAAAAACAAACAAGTTAAACGAGATAAAAATAAAAAATACAAACAAAAACAACGGATTAGAGAGAAAAAACGAATCATTAAAAATGAAGTTGAACTTTTACATAAAATTAGTGAATTACCTCATGAATTAGTCGATTATATCCATTTGTTTTTACATCAAAATATAAAATATAATCTATCTTATTATTATCAGTTATATAAAAAATATATTTTAAACTATAATTTAAATCATCACGAATGTATTTATAAAGATTTCAAAAAATTCGAATACTGTACTTATGATAAAACATCTAATCCCCTACAATCTATGTTAAAAAAAATACCTATTGATATTCTTCAAAGATACGTGAATAAGGGGTCACCATCAAAATATTTTAGTTTAGCATTCCCTGAAGAAGGAAATATTATTGATTATTTATTAACAAATTATCGTTCCAATAAAACAATGGATGAAAAGTACAAAGATTATATTTTTGAAATTATTGATTTATTGAGTTATTTTGTAACTAGGACAAATGAAAACTCTCAATCTTATAAAAATATTGAATGTAAAGAATACTACCTATATAAAAAAAATGAATTGATATCCAAAAAAATCATTCTAAGTATCATTTATTTATATAATAAATATGGTGATGTATCTTCATTATGATTATATTTATAACTAAAAATATTTAGAAATATATATCATATAGTATGAAAACATAATGATATATATTATTTTTGCTTTTATTTATAGCGTGTTTTTATTTTACAATATAAAAATAGTCTCGAACAATGTGATTGATTGGATATTAGTAAAAAATGATACAGTTAGTGTAAACATGACAAACCTTATCGCAAATGAAAGTTGTTATAAAAAAGTGGAAAAAATTTACAAAAAGGATGCAAATGATTTTTTTTACAGTGAATTTTATTTCAATGAATTATATTATAATTATCAAAATGATCACGAATTGTCAGTACCGTTGTTAATTGAGTGTTAGTTTAGATTAGATTATATCAAATCAAATCAATTCTAAATCCTTCACATTCCAATATTCTGAACCACCACCAGGAATAGGTCGTTTAATGATAAACGGTATTTTCTTCTGTTTTAATTCTAATTCTGCAATAATATATCCATCTATAATATGCTGTGGGACATTAACAAATGGTTTCGCACCCGAATTTATTTGTTTTGCTCTTTGTCCGATTATTCTGGTTTTTTCATATTTTGTTAAAAATGGAATCGTTCTGTGTAATGGATCTATAATATTGTTGTTTTTATCCCGAATTATTTTTGAAAGTGTTGATATTTCATTGTAATTATGAAATACACATTCTGGGTGTTCTCTTTCAATATATTGTTTATTTATTTCTTTACTGAATTTTTGTAAATAATTTTCATCATCATCATCATCATCATCATCTCCATCTCCATCTTCATCTCCATCATCATCTTCATTATCATCACTATTGTAATGTGAATCAAGTTGTATATTTTGTTTTGTTATTTTTGATTTTTTATTTTTATTTTCTGTATTTTTTGCTATACTATCTTCTAATGCATTTTCTTCGTCTATATCATCATCATCATTAGCATTATCTTCTTCATTATCATCATCATCACCCATAATATCACTATCATTGTCATTGTCATCATATATACTAGCGTCATCATCTGTATCTTCTACAATTTCATTACCAACTGCTTCTTCATCAGTCTCGTCTAGTCCAAAATCTTCATCATTACTTTCTGCCGTTTCTTCCAAATCCAAATCCTCTATTTCTTTATTCGGATCCATATTATGATATTCTTATAATATAATATAGATATATTGTATTTATTTTAAGTATTATATTTATATTATATTCAATTTTATTTTTATTACAACATACATATATACATTACAATGTCATATAAAACAAAAAATATTCTTATAATATTAGCTATATTAAGTATATCATTAACTCTATTTATTCATTATATTTTTTTTAATAATGAAGCAAAGACAAAATACACATTTATTCATCCAACAAAAACGGGTGGTACTGCATGTGAGACATTTTTTAAAGAACATTATTCTGATTTCATCCATGGTACAGGACACGATAATAAATGCACGAATAACAACAATCCTATTATTATTGTTAGAGACCCTATCGATCGATTTATATCCATGTATAAATACTGGAAATATGGCTCTCTCGATATAGATAAATACAAAAGAAACAGCGTTTTTTTGCAAAATTATAATGCTTATACGATTAACGATTTTATACATTTGATTAAAAATAAACATTATGAAGATTTACATCAAAATTTTACATGGAATCAGCATTTTGAACCCATCACAAACTGGATAAATAAAACGGATTATGCAAACATTATTGTTATTGTATATGAAAAAAATTTAAATGAAAAAATAAATAAATTACTACGTGTGTTAAATATCAAAAAAAAGAATTTTGAACTTCCTATTTGTAACGTAAGTAACAATAAAGAAAATATACAATTAGATGATACTTGTATTCTTTTTGTTAAATCTTATTTTGCTGAAGATTATAAATTGTATGATGATATAAACAATCGACCTCAATTATTTAAACATGTTATATAGGGAACTCCGTACGAATTATTAGTTTTGTTCCTCTGTTTTCCATGTTGTATTACACTTGCAACATAAATAAACGTAATTGATGTTTAAGTCATCATATCGAATATAAATAACTTCTCGAGTGTCATTTTTTGTATTCGTCGGACAATCTTTATTAGGACACAAAATATTATTTACACGAGGTAAAGTAGGATCTAATTTGGTATATTTATTGATAAAATGGCTAAAAGATTTTTCGCCTTTTTTAATTTGAGTTTTAGAAACGCAAATATTGTCTTCCGTAATTAAACTGTCTTCATTACCACAATTTCTACAGTAGTACAACAAACTATTTGGATTATCCTCGTCTATTTTAATATAATACATATTTTTACAATTGGAACAGAAATGCATTTTGTTATAGGTATTGTTAGTGTTAGGGTTAATCTATTGGTTATTATATATACTTATAATGTATATAATAATCATATATTTATTTCAATTTTTTATCTTATTGTTATTTTTCTATATATCTTTTTTATATTCTTCTTGAATGTTTTGATTTATTTCTACATTGTATATCATCATAAATTTTTCATATAATTCATTCCAATCTATTTTCACATTCATATTATATAAACTAGTGGTCAATAGTAGAGGTTCAGGTTCTTCTGATTTTTTTTTTTCCAAATAGTCACGTAATTTATTTGCGTGTCGTTTAAAATTGCATTTAATTTCATTATCAAACACTTCGAATTGAGATAGAAACACTCCTGTTTTTTTTTGTAAAATTTGCAAAATCGCTACATCTATATTTTTATATTTAATTATTGTATTATATTTTTTAAAATCATGGTGTTCTTTTTTGACACCTGGTTCATTTAATAATGGATTTTTGCTTAAAACAGTACAAATTGTTAGTAATATAGTTGAAATTGTTTGACATGAAGTCCATTGTTCGCCTTTCCACGTATTTAATATCGACAAACACACTTTACCATTTGTATATAAATTAGGATTAAATCTGATTTTTTCAGCATTCGTACAATACAAAATATATGGAGGTGAATATGGGTAATTTACAGGATAATGCATTTCAAAAAAATAACAACCTCCAAAGTAAGGTGTTTCTGATTGACCTATTATCATTGCATAACCTTTTAACATATTTTCTTCATCATGTGAATAAAAAATACCGTTGTCTCTAAGCGGATGTTGTATTATTTCTTTCACATCTTTAATTAAACGGTTCATTGTATCCTTTGAAATTACTATAGGATCATTTTTTACGTTAACTTTGGACGTCATTCTTGTTACTGGATAAAAAATGTAGTATGTAAATATAATACTAACCATATTTTTATACTGTTATTTTACCATATTAATACTTCCTATTATTTGTAACTGGCGAACATAATGATATTGCACCTTCTTTTTTAATTTCTTCTAAATATTTTTTATGTGCATTTTCATAAAATCCATCCACTAACACATTCGTTTTTTTACCGAATACTTTTTTTCGTTGCTGTTCGAATAGTTTTATTAAATTTTTATTGGATTTATAATCGGCATAGTATCTTTCGGATAATTTATTACCTGGTTCTAGGATAGTTCCCTCGCAATTTGGATTGCAAAAAGTACGTATATCTGAATCTGTTATAATTTTTTCAGATTCTTTGCTAGGATTGGTAAATTCTTTTATTCTTTTTAATGTTGCTTCTAATTTTGGTTTATCATTTTTAAATTTTAAACGAGCTTGTTTTTCTAACATTTTTTTCAAGTCTTTTATTTTTTTTTCATTTTGCTTTCGTTTTGTTTTCACAAATGTATTGATGCATTTTTTTATTTCGTCTTTATTACCGCCTCTTTTTACATTCTTGTTTTTTTTAGTTATTTTAAAATGATGATGATTTTTACGTGTTTTATGCATTTTGTTATATATATATTGTATAATATTTATTTTATTATTTTTTTAATTTTGTAAATATTCTTCTTTTTTTTTATTGTTTTAGTTTTGCACCTTTGCATGTTTCGAGCAATACGTAATCGATATTTGTGAGTTTTGTGAGTTTTTCTGGATTTTCTGGATTTTCTGGATTTGCCACCAGTACCATCTTTTTCTTTTTGATCTTTTTGATTTTTTTGATTTTTTATTAATTCGTTTATTTCTGGATTATCAAATGGAATATCCAACATTAGAGATATATGGGTTATAATTTGGTTATTATTATAATCATTAACAATACGATCAAAACGGCGGGTATTCGTTTGTATTTGGTGAGTAGTTCTTATTAAATGTTCCTCCATTAACCTGTTTAAATGATCTAAACTAATCGCAAACAACCCTATAGTTTGTCCATTTTCTATTTCTTGATATCGATCGTCATAGTTTTTATGAACCAATGCAAAATCAAGAAAATTAACATCTTCTTTATTTCTTTTTAAATAAATCATATAAAACAATTTTTTTTTAGGAAGAAGTCCACTATTATCATGATTTACATAAAACATTTCACCGGGTTTTAAATCATCTATATTTTCAATATATGCCATTTTTATTTTTTTTATCCTCATTTGACATCTTTATATTAATATAAGTATTTATTTTTTTATTTTTTTATTTTTTTATTTTTTAATACGCCCATACTCCGCCTAATGTACCTATCTTTTTACATTTAGGACACATGCAATAATTTCTATTATGTCTATAAGTATCTTCACATGCAATATGTAGATTTATCTTACATCGAGTACACGTAACTAATTCATCTTTATTTATTGAATTTCTACAAATGTAACATATATTATTGTTATATTTGTTTTTACAAACGGATAGATAGATTCCCATTATTAATAGATATTCAAGTCTGTTAAATATCAAGTGGTTTTATATTACTTATTTATTCCTTATATTTATATTCTTTTTATTTCAATTTTTTATAAAATTAAATATATATATATATTTATATATATCATGCCATTTATTGGTAGTTACAACGGAGCTATGAAACAATTATCAAAAATAGGTACAGGAACATGTAATGGTACTTGTAAATCAACATGGATACGAAATTTTAAATACGCGTTAAAAACAAAAACAAACCCTTTACATCTAAATGAAAAACAACGCAAAACTTTAACTGAAAAAATCAAAAGTGTTTCCGGAAAAAATGCAATAAACGAACATAGTAAGACATTAAAAAAATATAAAAATAGAAAATCTCCACCTTATCCAGCAAACGAAAATTGTAATAAAAAGATGAAAGGAAATGATGGTAATATGTATATATCTACACCAAATAAAAATAACGTATGCTCTTGGAAAAAATCATAATGACACATAATTGGTTATGATAATAGCAGTATATAAATAATAATATTTATATAAATTTGCAAATATAAGATTTTTATATTATAAAAAAAATGAAATAGAAATATATATTGTATTATTATAATACTAATTATACAATTAATATTATTCAAAATAAATCAAGAATAATTTAAATTATGATAAAAAAAACCAATAATGTTGCCTATTCAGATAAAAAATACAACGATTATATGTCACAACATAATGCTAAAAATCCAGAATTAAATCATATATCATTCACACATACAAGAATTCCAAATATAGATATGAATATATATCCAGGATCTTTTGTATTTTCAAAAGAAGAAGTTAAAAATTTCCTTTCTATTTATACTCAACATGTATTTGTCAATAAAAGAAAAGAATATCTTACTGAAAAACAACTGCTTAAAAATGGACCATTATTGATTGATATGGATTTTCGTTATGATAAAAAGGTGACAACTCGTCAACATTCAAAAGAGGACAGAAACGATATTATATTATTATATTTAGACGAAATGAAAGAATTATATACATTTACACACAACAAACCATTTTACGTTTATGTTATGGAAAAGCCAAATGTTAATACTGAAAGCGATAAAAATGCAACAAAAGACGGAATTCACATAATATTTGGAATACAAACGGACAATATTATGCAGGTAATTTTGAGAGAAAAAATATTGCAACGTATCCCTAATGTTTGTAAAAAATTACCAATTATCAATACATGGGAAGGAGTATTGGATGAAGGTATCAGTAAGGGTGGAACTAACTGGCAATTATATGGATCTAGAAAACCAGGTAACGAAGCATATGAATTAATACAAATTTTCAAAATAGAAGTAGATGAAACGGATGGAGAATTTATGATGATTGAAGAAAAAGTATCTGATTTTGATATTTTGCAACTAGATAATTTATACAAATTATCAGCGCGAAATGATGAACATCCATCTTTTGAAATTCATCCGAATATACTTGAAGAATATAATAAGCGTTGTCTAGAAGAAAAAAACAACGAACAAAAAAAATCTACTAAAAAAACATCAGGAACTACAAAAGTAAAATTATTAACAGAAGATGATGATGATGAAACAATCAAATTATCAGATATTCATGATAAGGAAACACTTGCAAGAGCAATTGACAAAATAATGAATACACTCAATTCGGGTGAATATTATATCCGTGAAACCCATATATATACACAATTATTGCCTGAAAAATATTATGAGCCCGGGTCTCATCTGTTAAATAGACAAGTTGCATTCGCGTTAAAAGATACAGATGAACGGCTGTTTTTATCATGGGTTATGTTACGCAGTAAATCGTCTGATTTTGATTATGATACTATTCCTGATTTATATAATAAATGGAAAAACTATTTTAATACGAAAAATAGCGGTCTTACACGTAAATCGATTATGTATTGGGCGAAACAGGATGCTTATGATGAATTTGTCAAAGCAAGAAATAGTACCATGTCCTATTTAGTAGAAGAATCTCTTACTACATTAACCGATTGGGATTTCGCTATGATTTTATATGAATTAAATAAAGATAAATATGTCTGTTCTGATATTAAACATTCCGTTTGGTACACATTTGATAATCACAGATGGGAGATCGATAAAGGAGATACATTGCGTATGTCAATATCAACAGATATGTTTAATTTATATCAAGCAAAACGAGCCGTTGCATTGCGTGAATTACAAAAATATACTGAAAAAGATGAATTATACGCTCATTTCCAATCACAAATATCTGGATGTTGTGTTGCATGTATTAAATTAAAAACCAATCCTGCTAAAGGTAATATTATTCGTGAGGCTACACCCATATTTTATGATAAACATTTTAATAAAAATATGGATGCCAACAAATATCTTATGTGTTTTTCGAATGGTGTTATGGATTTTAAAAATAAGGTTTTCAGAGATGGCAACCCACAGGATTATATTACAAAATCAACCAATATTCCGTATGAGCCAATTGATATGACAAATAAATATCACACTAAAGTAGTGGCAGAAATTACAGAATTTATGAGACAATTATTTCCTGTGCCAGAATTAAACACTTATATGTGGGAACATCTAGCATCTTGTTTGATTGGTGAAAATTTAAATCAAACATTTAATATTTATAGAGGTAATGGAAGTAATGGTAAATCTTTATTAACAGATTTAATGTCACATGCATTAGGTGAATATAAAGGTGTTGTTCCGATTACACTAGTAACAAGAGATAGAAATAATATAGGAGGAACTTCATCAGAAGTAATGCAATTAAAAGGAGTTAGATATGCTGTTATGCAAGAACCTAAAAAAGAAGAGAAAATTAACGAAGGTGTAATGAAAGAATTAACCGGTTCAGATCCGATTCAAGCTCGTGCTCTTTATGCAGAAACTGAAACTTTTATTCCACAATTTAATTTAGTAGTATGTGCAAATTATTTGTTTGAAATTAATAGCAATGATGATGGAACATGGAGGAGAATTCGTATTTGTGATTTCATGTCAAAATTCAAAGGTGAAAATGATGTTGTCGATCATGATCCAAAATATGTTTTCCCAAAAGATAAAAATTTAAAAGATAAAATACCTAATTGGGCACCTTTATTTGCGAGTATGTTGGCAAAAAAAGCATTAGAAACTCAGGGTATAGTTAAAGATTGTCCTATCGTTATGGCATCCGCAGATAAATATCGTCAAGGTCAAGATCACATTTCTGGTTTTGTTAGTGAGATGGTAATAATGACAGGTGATCCAAATGACCGGGTTAAAAAGAAGGAATTAACATTAGAATTTAATTCTTGGTTTAAGGAATCACAGGGTTACCGCAAAATGCCAAAAGGTGTCGAACTATATGAATATATGGACAAGAAATTTGGTAAATGCAAAAGCACAGGATGGCACGGAGTTCGAATTTTATATCCAGACGCGGATACATTGCACGATCCAGGTAATAATGAAATTGAAACTGAAGATTAAAATGTAATACTAATCATTATTATAGTTTTAGGTGGTTTTATGCGTTCGAGATAGATAGTAAAGCATACGAATTGAATGTTATACATTGGATGTGTATATCTCAAGGTAAGAATTATATGTTTTTTATTTATCATAGGTTATCGTGTATAATAAATCATCTACAAACAAATATAATATAATTATATTATAACAGAAATATAATATAATTTTTAAAAAGTCATGAAGAATGGCGTATCCTATAATATGAATGGATGGAAGTATATATCGATTCATGGTACACCAAAAGAACGCGGATATGCTTATGGATATATATGCGCGAATGATTTTAAAGAAATTCAAAAAATGTTGCATTATAACATGTTTCAAACTTATGCGGAAACATGGGAATGGTTCATTGTTAATGTGAATGCATCCATAAAAGAAAAGACCAAAAAATATTTCCCAGAGTTTTATGAAGAAATGAATGGAATTTCTATTGGTCTCAATGACGCTGGTACAAAAACATCTATAGATGAAATTATTGCATGGAATTTTTATTATTCTATACCCTATTGGTATTCTTGGTATTCATCTCGTAAAAACAAACGATCCCAAAATACCAATATCAATATCAACATGGGAGAAAAAGTAAAAGAAAAATGTAGTGCATTTATCGCATGTGGTGATTATACTGAAGACGGGAAAATTGTAGTTGCACATAATAGTTTCACTGGTTTTATTGACGGACAATATTTAAACGTTGTTCTGGATATTTACCCAAATAAAGGCCATCGTATTATCATGCAAACGGCACCATGTTTTATATGGAGTGGAACAGATTTTTTTATTACATCAAAAGGAATTGTTGGCACAGAAACGACTATAGGTGGCTTTAATAAGTATAAAAACATGTTACCGATTGGATTTAGAATCCGAAAAGCCATGCAATATGGTAATACATTGGATGAATATGTTAAAATATTATTACAAGGAAATTCGGGTGATTACGCAAATTCATGGTTATTCGGAAATATTCACACCAATGAAATAATGCGTCTTGAATTAGGGTTGAATTTTCACAATGTAGAGAGAACGAACAATGGATATTATATTGGTTTCAATGCTGCATATGATCCCAATATTCGTTTAAAAGAATGTAAAAATGATGGATTTTATGATATACGTCGTCATCAAGGTGCAAGACGCGTTCGATTGACTGAATTAATGGACGGGAATAAGGGTAAAATAAATATTGAAGTGGCAAAAAAAATCATATCCGACCATTATGATGTTTATTTACATAAGAAAAATAATCCGTCTTCACGTACAGTATGCGCCCATTATTATATGGATGCGAGAGAATACATGTCACAAATCGAAGGTGCAAAACCGTTTGATCCTCATGGCGCAGTTGATGGTTGTGTTACAGATGCAAAAAATGCTGGACGTATGGGTTTTTTTGGACGGTTTGGTAATTCGTGTGGTATACCGTTTGTTAAAAAGGATTTTTGTAATAAACATATTCAATATGCTAATTTCTGTCCTTACTTAAAAGATAGACCATCGCAACCATGGACCTATTTTACTGTTGCACGGTCCAATCCACATAATAAAACCGGGCCAATATATAAAACAAAAAGTAAGAGAGTCAATAGAATCAGAAAAAACAAAACAAAGAAGCATTACAATGTCAAATAAACATTTTTTGGAAGTAATTGTTTAACACTATTGTATATTTTATTCGCCAAAAACATCATTAAACGTGCTATTAGTGGTTGTAATATTACTAAAATAATTAAACCTATTTTTGAATAAATTGACAATGTTGTTTTAAAGTAAAATACGGCAAAAATAAAAAATAAAACGAATAAAATATGAAAGATTAATAAAATTTTACCATGAAATTGGACGGTTTTTAACCCTTGATTTTCATACATTGTTTTACGATCATTTGTAAATATATTGGAAGCCGTTATATTAAATTTCTCTTTCAATGCTTCATTTGTATTGAAAATATCCAAAAATAATTCATAACTATTATATGTATTTATATACATTGTATTATAATTGTCATTTAATTGTTTATTCCTATAAAATGTCTCGCCAAATTGTATTTTATATTGTTCCATTAGAACATTGTATTTCTCTTGATATTTGTTCGGCATAGATTCTCCCAAAAATGCATAATATGCTTCTTCTGCTCGTTCATATTCATATGGTGCTTTAATTTCATTTAATCTTGCTTCTTCCATCGCTTTATACAACGCACTAAGCGAAGCATCATATTGACATGATGCATCACAGATTGCAGCATTTGTTTGTGCTGTAATCATGTCAGTATATTTTGATAAAAGATCACTAGCCATACTAGCATTTAGTGGTGTTACTCCACTAGTACTATAATCACCATTTATAACTGAGCTTGAATTGTTTTGATAATTATTAATTAAATCAGTAAAAGGTGTATTTGAGCCCATTATTTAATTATATTATTTACTATATATATTCTAGACAATATAATTATGAATTATAACCAGATAAAGAATTCATTCCCATTGTATAGTCCGCTTTTTTATTTGAAATTAATTGATCGAACGATGATAATATAGTATCCCATGGAGATGTTTCCTTTGATTTTTTATTTGTGCTATTTTTGTAACTATTATAATCCAAATTTTTACTCGTTAACGGACTGTCTGTTTTACTAATATTACCTCCTAATATTGGTGATGGGTTACCTGATAATGAAGAAAGTGATGGTGTTATTTCAGGAGTTAATGAAGATTGAAATGATTCAATACATTGATTCGTACCAACGTCAAAAGTCATACCAGTCGAGCAACAATTACTTCCTACACAATAATTTGAATCTATAGATGATGTGGATGTGGGTGTATTATAACTTATGAACCACGGATCATTTCCACTGGCATCATTCGCAGATGCATCTACATATGGGCTATTTGATAAATTATTAGTATTAAAGGCTATATTTTTTTGACTATAAACCATATTATTTCGTGTTGAAAAATAGAATAATTGATTCACTAAAAAGAAAAACGAAATAACACCAATAATCACTGAAATTATTTTAAAGACTTTATATGGTATTAATCCACGTTTCAATAATATAGCACTTATTAATACAGGTAATATCAATATTATTACAATTTTCATAAAACGAGCTTGTGCTTTGTATTTTTCACTATAATAACTATTGATTTCTGCTAAACGAATGTTATTATTTTTGTTTTCTGCTAAGGCTAGTATTTTTTTTTTATTTTCATTTAATTTATTTTCTAAAATATCTAATACTTCTGTTTGTTGATACAAAGTATCATTCGCCATTTTCAAATTTGTCTGATAAAATTGATTATAACTACCAAGTGAATCATATAAATTCATTCTCATAGAGCTAATTTGATTAATTTGTTCGATTGAAGTATTTATTTCACTTTCGGTAAGGTTACCTTGTGCTAAATTCATCTCTAAAGTTTGCAATAATTCTGTCTCTATATCTTGTAAAGTTGTAATATCACTGGTTGTTGATTTTTCACCATTAATTAAATTATTCATATTTGCATTATTTAACTCTGTTGTTGTCATTTTTATCTAATTAATATTTATTTACGATATTATGATTTATTATAATATATTATGCCAATATAATATTATAATATCGTAAATATTTTATTTTACAAAATATCAACATTTTTTTGATGGTTTCGCTGGTTTTGATGGCTGTCTATTTATTTTCGAAATTAACGTATAACATGTATCGATATCAATGCTATACTAATTGCTAAAACACTCCATAGTGTATAGCTTTGATTCTCTCGTAAAACTACAATATTGGAATCATTTTTAATATTTTGAGAACTAACTACACTTTGTTTGAATTTTTTTTGTGACGCTTCTACTGCATCAATTTCATTAAATTGACGAGTCAATATAATCTCGTTTAATTGTTCTTGTTGATTGACTGTCATAGTTTTACTCATTAAATTTTTTTGGACGCGAGTCATTTCGATCGATTTCTTATTTATTTTATCGGCTAAATTTGTCAATCGTGCATCTGTTGTTGTTATATTAACGCATTGCATATTTTGATTCATTAGACCGTTTGTTTGATAATTACTATATACACCACTATTAATACCTGTAATGGATTTATTACAATAAGGTGAATTATTTACTGTCGGATTAAGAAGATACAATCGAGCGTTAGGATTAGGGAATCTAGGTAAATAATTTGAGGATGATTGTCCGTAAGTGGGAGTAGCAAACGCAGTTGTCATAAATTTTGTAACTACATTACCATTATTTGTTGTTAGCATAACAAATGCATTACAATTTTGAACGCCACCAGATAAATCTATACATTTTTGCATAGCACCAGATAAGTCAAATCCAGTAAAATAAATGGATCCATTGGATGGATCTGTTATAGCCGAGCCACTAGAATCATAATTACCCATATAGGTAAATGTATTCCCTCGACCTACTAAATCTTGTGGATATTGATATAATACAGAATTTTCATCTACATATCCAATATTACCTAAATATTCTTCTTGATTATCACTAGTATTTGTCGATTGATATAATGCATTCATTGAAATATCACCAGCATAATAGGTTTGATTTTTTTCTTGGGTCATTTGATAACATTTTGGCGTATTTGAAGAAGTATATAATACCAAATTTCCATTTTCCATTGTAAAAAATATACTTGCATTTGGAGAACAAAATGTTTGGCCTTTTTGTAATGTTTGTCCTGTTTGCATGTATCCACTATATGTAGCAGTTGTAATTATATAATAATTTGACATCTGTTGTTGTCCGCTCATATCTAACTGCCATGTGACATTTTGCGCATCATATAGAGACGTTCCATTAAATGCTTTTACCATACCAGTATCTTGTAATGTTAAAAATGTATTTAAAGGAGTGGTTGTTGACGAATAAACTGCTATCGAACCATTAGAACCATAATTTATTCCATCTATCTGATTTTCACAGTTATTAGGTGAACCACCTCCTGCAATTATATTTGATAAATCAGTAGATACATAACATGTAGTTGTAGATGTAGATGGGTTGTATGGACCAACACCAAAATACGGATACCCTTGGCTATATGCTGTTTGATAACATGATTCCCATGTATCCACTGGATTGTTTGATACATTGATAGGATTTCTCTTTCCTGTATATGTTGTTACAGGAACTTCTTCATTTACCTCTTCATACCAGCCCCCCGGCCAGATTTCTTTCTTGACTCTTCTAGATTCGTTTTGTGTCACTGGTTCTAGTGTTAATGTTGTACTTTGATAACAACCTATTAAATTACTTACACCTGAATTTAAACTACCATCAGACGACCATATAGCGGTATTTGCACTATTATATATCATTACATTACCTGCAGGATCAATACCCATATAATTTCCAGACATATCTGAAATATCTACGTTTATTATGTTACTGCTCCATAATTTTTTATAAGTATAATTTAACGCAGGACCATCTGAAATAATACTAGAAGATGCATCTAAATTTGCAAAATAACAATTACCTGTTTTACTATTTGGACTAGATAGATTAAAACTAAAAAATTCTTTACCACTATCGTATGCTACTTGTTTACATGTATTAAAAGTATAATTTCCACTAGAAGAATCGGGTGCTGGAATCATTCCTAACAATGATTGTTGTCCGTTAGATATAGTTGTATTATAACACCCAACATAAGAAGCATCGGTAAATGATAACGGTTGCGAATTATTTGCATATACATTTGTACCTTCGTTGCCCGATGAATACCATTGATATTTAGTGTTACCTATTTGCATAGCAGGAGTTGTATTTATATATTTAGTCCCAGCACTATCATATACAGTAGCATTTATTGCACTTGTAGTGTTTACTGTAGTAGGTGTATTTGTAATATTTGAATATGCATTGAGCAACGAAGATTCCCATGAAGAATCATTTTGATATTGTAAAGGTGAATATTCATACGGTTGGGCCATACCAGCATTAGTAATATAATAAACTTGTCCGCCCGATATTTCTAAATTCTCTCCTAAATATGGATTGGTTACTGAATTCATACTCAATACCTGATTATCCGCATTATTCATAAGATTATTTTGCGCAACATTATATTCTTGTATCAACTGATTATATTCCGACGTTAAACTTGCTAAATTCGCTATTTCAGCATCGGTTAATTTATTTTGCGATAAAACAGCTTCGGATTGCGTTGCATACGTGGTTACATTATTTGATGGATTTTTTGGATTGTAAGCTTGTAATTTAGTTTGGTTATTCAATGCTTGTATTTGTGTATCTATTTGTTGAATAGTAACAGTTTGGCTACTTGAAGGATTTGCTGGATATGGATTAGGTGGTGGTGATCCTAAATTCGTACCTGATAAAGTCTGAGGGGTTTGCATTGTTTGCGAATTACTCTGATTTTGCATTGTCTCTAAAAATTGCGTTCTAAGCATTCCTGCTCCAAATGCTTCTATATTGTTATTATTATTAGTGCTAAACCCAGACAATCCAGACAATCCAGACAATCCATATTTATTAGTTCTACTGCGTCGTTTTTTTTCAAAATAATGCTTTTCTTGTTTTGATACTCCATAATTTGTATTGGATTCACTATAAATATTGCTATAGTTTTCAGACATATTAAATATATGGCTATATAGTTGTACTAATATAATGATATACTAAAATTTTCCACAATGTTATTTAATTTATTTTGGATTCGTAGTTGGATATGGCATTTTTATCACTTTATTTTTTATATTCAATTTGTATAATTTAAACAAAACCATTACCAAAATTATATACAAAATATTAAATTTAAATATGAAAAACATCGATAAAATCACCGTAATAATAAACAGTTTGGGTTTGTAACCTGAAAATATCACCAACGATAATGCAATTAATATAAAAATAATAAAAATCGATATTTTATATTGTGTATAATAGCTATTTACCACATTATAAGTATTGTTTTTATCTTGTGAATATGTTTCCTGTTCCTCTAATAGCTTGGCTATTTCTACTGCTAATAATTTTTCTTCTGCTAATAATTTTTCTTTTATTAATAATTTTTCTTTAAAACCTACACCCTTTAATTCAGCTACGTTGTTTATCCGTATTTCTTCATCTAATACTGGCTGAGTGTCTTTTAATATCGATAAAATTTGACTATTTAAATTAGTTAATTGTGCGTTATAACTTTTCAGTTGCATTAATAATTGTGTCGACATTGGAATTAAAGCGTACAAGTATGATTCACCATCACCACTCGATAATGTATAATCTCCTGAATAAGTCGCACATTTTCCATTACGTGAGTCAAATGTTGCACCCGTACAATTTGTTGATGATTCACATAGTGCTTGACACCCTGAAATATCAGAATTAGACAAATCAGAGATTGAAATTAATTGTCCGGTTGTTTCAATTAACATTTTTCCCTGAAGATAAATATATTCAACATTACTAACATCATTTACTTGAACTAAACCTGTACCAGAAAGTGTTGGGAGTGTGTTTAAATAATTAGTATATGTATTATTATAATTCTGTAATGTTGTATTAAATTGTTGTTGTAACGTTTCTAAATCTAAAATATTTGAATTTATTTCGGCATTCACATTATCAATACTCATTTTTAATATTATTATATTATTAATATATTAAATTATTACCATTAGTTTTATAATAATTTATTTATTATATATTTATTTATGTGGTTATTCGCGTGGTTATTCGCGTGGTTATTCGCGTGAAGAAAGTTCTTTGTCATGGAATTGCTATACAAAGGCAATTTCCATCTATATACATCCGATTGTAAATAAGATAAAATAGGCGATTTTTTTGGTTTTTTACAGTGTAAATCACTGCATAAAAACTTCATTTTTTGGTAATATAAAAAATAAAAAATATTCATATGGGTTAAATTCATTCTATTTGTTATTACAAAATAAAATAAATCCAAGGATATATTTTTACATTACTATTTACATTCTAACAACTAAACTTTTAGTCTTTTGATTTCGATTCTGGTGCTGGAGATGGTGATTCTACATTGTTAGACTTACCTGAAAATATCTTTCTCATAATAAAAAATGCTATTACAAAAGTAATTAACATACCTATATTGTATGATCTCTGATTCTTATATAAATCAGTATAATCATCTATTAATCCTTGTGATGTAGTATCAACACTTTCAACATTTCCTAATTTATTTTCTAATAATTTGTTTTCTTTTCGATACCTATCCAATTCAATATTTATTGTTCTAGTTATTTCATTTAAATAATCGATGTTTTTTTGTATATCAACACCAATATTTTTAGACTCATTTATAATACTATCCAATCTATTTTTAATTCTATAATAATTACTAGAATATTCCGGATAATCTGGAAATTTTAAATGTGCAATATAGTACCATTCCAATTCTTTTAATTTATCATTAAATTCAACTGCTAGTAAATCTAACTCATCTTTATATTTTGTGTATTTATTTGGTTTTAGTTTAATATTGACATTTTTCTTATTCTCTATCATTCGAATATCATTTTGTCTACTATCGGACTCATTAAAAGAAGTTAATAAATTACTTATTTCTAGCCCATCCATACCATTATTATTATTATTTAGTAATACCATATTTTTTCGTTATATATTATCTACTATGTTATAATATATTTTTATTTTTTATTTTTACACAGTTTCATATAATAATTTTCAAACACATATTCTATAATAATATGCTGTAATCGCCGTTTTACTAGGACGAATAATTTCACAAATTTGGCCTGGACGAATACATATTGCTTGTGCTACTGGATCAAATCTTGATATCTCTGGTAAATTCACATCAGAACAATTATATGTTTCTTTTATTTTTATCGCTTCATCTTCAGAGATAATTCTATGGTTTGGAACTAAAATATTATCTAAAATAACATACTGCAGACGTTTAATATTCTGAATAATAATAAACAATTTATCGGTTTCCCATATATGCTTCATTAAATTGGTTAATGTTTCATTCATTTCATCTTTACTTATAATCAACAATGTATCATCCTTTGTTAAAATTTCTTCCAATTGAAATAAATCATCTATCATTTCTTGAATGTTTTGTGGACGTAAATTTTTTGCTAAATAATATCGTATGTATATTTTGTTTTTGCGTTTTGTTTTTGGATCTTCTTCATTTTTTTCTAACAACATATCCAACTGTTTATTCTTATACATTGCATTTACTTCTGTAGCTGTAAAATTGCTATAATCACTTACGTTATAATCTTGTCTTTCTAGTAAATTCAATACATTTTTTCTAGATTTATATATTAATGTAATTATACCAGCGCCTATACCTGATGTTGCATTTTGAGTTGTCATTTATGTTATTTTAATAGTGTTGTTGTTACGATTTTATATATATTATTAACAAATCTTTTTAATTCAATTTTAAATTTATTTTTTGTGGTATAAATAATATAAAGATTTGAATGTAATAAATTCAGTAATATATATTACTCCATTCTGGTCTTATAGTGTAGCGGTTAGCACACGGCACTTTGAATGCTGTATCATGAGTTCGAATCTCATTAAGACCAAAACAAACTAACTTCATAATCATAAAATAATAATATTTTACAATGTTATTATTTATTTACATGTTATAAAAATTAAAACACTATTTTTTTAACATTAGTGTTTGATGATGATGATGATGATGATGATGATGATGATGATGATGTATCATTATCTACTTTTATTTCCACGTTTACATTTTCATCAGATGATTCAGGAGCCGTTTCTTCTGGTTTCTCTTCAGTATATTCCAATAAATTCTTTTTCTCTGGTTCTGGGTTTTGTTGTTGTTGTTGTTCTTGTTGTTGTTGCTCTTGTTGAATTGCTTCTTCCATCATTCTTCTCTCTTTCAATAATTTAGTTTTTTTCAATATCAATAGTCTATCTTTTGGTGGCAAATCCATAATCATTTTTTTACTCTTGATTGGCAACGATTCATAAAAATCATTGTATTCTTTTGTTCCAAAATCAATGTCTGGTTCATTTGTTGTCGGAGGTGAATCAGACGGAGTTGTTGGACCTATAATAGTCGGAGGTGACTCATCGGGTGACTCATCGGGTGTTGTTGGACCTATACTAGTCGGAGGTGAATCAGACGGAGTTGTTGGACCTATAACGTCTTGATTTTCATTACTAGACTGCAATGACTCCGTCTCCGGAGTTTCAGGATAAACAACTTCAAATGAACTCGAATATCCTTCGTTGAGCGCTTTCAATTGTTCTTGTTCTTTATTATAAAGTTTGTTTTCATTTTTCCTAATTTTCATATTCATATAATTTATATAATTTTTGATAAAATCATTTATTTTTTCCATCTCTTTTATAGGTTCTGCATGAGTTTCATTATCATCATATTTTAACATATCCACATTTTTGGTTAAATCCATTATATTTTTAGAATAGGACATTGACATCAATTGGTCGACGTTGTCATCTGTAATTATTCTCATTTGAATATTCATAACTTGTAACTCCTGTATTAGTAATTTAACAGCATAAGGTATTCTCAATATACTAAATGAACGTCCAAATTTACTAATGTTAGATATATTTAATTTACCATCCAATGTATTATAAAAATGAATTGGACCATCTGCAAAGGGACTCAAAAATAAATTTTTGTTTTTGTTATATATTGATACTGCTCCCGTTTTATTACAAACCGCCATAAAATATTCATCACCTCTCACCAAAAATGATTCTTGTAAAAAATGAGATGCTCCATGTGCAATAACACCATCACGTTCCATTTCACCGATACGCAATCCACCATCATTGGCTCTTCCTTGGACTGTTTGACGCGTTAAAAGTGTTCTTGGGCCCCGTGCGCGATAATTGATTTTGTCTTTTACCATGTGTTTTAAACGCATATAATAGGTAGGGCCTATATAAATATCTGCTTGTAATTGTTCTCCTGTCATTCCATTATACAACAATTGATTACCACTCGCATGATAACCCGCATTGACTAACATGGAACCATATAGTTTTGTATTTGGACCTTTTGTCTTAAAAGCAGTACAATCTCCGTATCCACCATAAAGAGCACATCCTTTCCCCACCAAAGACTCTATTAATTGACCTATTGTCATACGACTTGGAATCGCGTGGGGATTAATAATTACATCTGGTCGAATTCCATCCGCAGTAAAAGGCATATCTTCTTCTGGAATGATAAGACCTATCGTGCCTTTTTGCCCACTACGACTAGCCATTTTATCACCTATTGCTGGTATTCTCTCCTCGCGAATACGAATCTTTGCTAAACGGAATCCTTCTTCTCCTTCTGTAATAAACGACTTATCTACAAATCCTAGTTGTCCTTTCTTTGTTGTTACAGAAGAATCCTGATATTGTGTCTGTATTTGAATTTCTTCTTCACCATCACCATAGTTGTATTTTTGATCGGGGTTTTGTGTTTGTGTGGTTGTTACACCATTTCCAGCAATTACTTTACCAATCAATACGATTTTATCGTTAATAGGTGTATTTTCCTTCACCAATCCAGTTTTATCCAAATAACTATAATCATAACCTGGTTTAATACCTATTACATTTTTATTCGCAATCTCGGTAAAATAAGAATTTACCATGGTTCCTGAAACTTTACTACTTTCTTCACTTGCCTCATACATGGAATAATAAGTAGTATTAAAAAGTCCACGTTTAATTGCACCTTCGTTAATTAAAATAGCATCCTCTACATTATAACCAGTATATGACATAATTGCAACAATTGTATTTACACCATATGGTTGTGATTCATTGTTGATATACTCCAAATATCTGGATTTTACCAATGGAACCTGACCGTAATTTAATACTACTCCCATCTTATCAATACGCATTTGATAATTGGAATGATAAACAGAAACGGCTTGTTTGCTTTGGCCGCATGAAAATGCGTCTCTCGGATATTGATTGTTTTCTGGATAAATAATTAGGTTACCCATAACACCCAATATTAACGATGAATCTATCTCTATGTTTGTATAGTAGGAATTCGCAGTAAGTTGTTCTTCCTTTGTAGCAATTAACATGGTCTCTTCTTCGGATGTATCCACATAGTCTACCAGGGATTGATATTTATATAATTTTTCATTCATCAACTTTGTGCTTTTATGGTTGATACCATCATCACCACCAACACCACCAACACCCATATCATACAATTCATTTACATTATATATTTTGTTCTTCTTAAAATAAAAATCCACATCTTTTTTCTCTCCAAACCCCGCTACAATTTTATCCCAGGTTACCTTTTCTTCATTCAGTAATTTTATAATGTGTTCCCTTTTATAACTTATTTTTTTGGCATGCTTTTCATCCTCATCTATATAATAAATGGGTCTGGTTAATCTTCCTGAATCAGTAAAAATATAAATCTCATTTTTGGTATATTCAAAACGAATACTTGTAAATGTGGGAATAATACCATTTCGCCTATATAATTTTAACAATTTTACTACTTCTATTGGATCTTCTACTACACCTATCCAACTACCATTCACAAACAATTTTGTATTGTCCGCTAAATATTGCCTGTTACATTCATGCAACAATTTAATATCAATATTCACTCGTAACCATTTTATTAAAGGTATCGAAGAATATCCTATTGATATATAGGTTGATAAAGCCAAATGTTTATGCAACCCAATGTTTCCACCATCCGGTGTATCCACTGGATCAATAAATCCCCATTGCGATGTATTCAACAAACGAGGCCCTATTACTTTTGCACTCGAATCTAATGGCAAATTCAATTTTCTTAAACTTGAAATAAACGTGTACCAGCTCAGTCGATTCAAATCTTGGACGATTCCTACTTTTTTTGTATATTCCAATGATCCCCAATTACCCTTGAATGCCTTTTTAAACCCTGTTTCTACACTCCTGTCTTTGAAAAATTCACGATAATTCAATTCTATTAAACCCATAAAATTATCTCGATATTTACCAGAATGATAATAATGTTCACTGTCTATTGCCAAACTAATTGCACGTTTTTGTATTAAAAAAAACTCACGGAATAAATCATATAATAAAATCCCAGCAGTTTCAACGCGTTTAAATTGAAAATTATCCCTATCCGTTGGTTTATCTTCTTTAGTATAAACAGCCAATAATCTTTTCACCATATTACCCAAAAAATACGCCTTGTCTATGAAATTCGTCTCTCCAACATTCGGTAAAAAATAATTAATAAGGATCTCCAATACACCATTGATCGATCTTCTCTTTGTAAAAGTTGCTATGTATTCTAATGCTGTCTGTTGATTGAATATTTTTCCTGCGTCATGTATCGATGGGATAAACAAATCAATGTAAGATTCGTATTTTTTCATATCCAATAAACATGTCTCAATTATATCTTTATCGGAAACAACACCCAATGCACGCATCAATATAAAAAGTGGAACTGGTTTTTTAACGTTTGGAACCAAGACAACAATTTGATTGTTGGAGAGAACTGATGTAGGTGCTACTACTCTTACTGCAGTAGTTCTGATTGGTTTGGATGCATCCTCAGAAACTGTTCTTATTTCTGCGGAATGGCTATATAAATCATCTGCTTTGTTTTTCCTTATGTAAATCATATTATCCGCGAATTTTTCCTGGGGAATAATGACCTTTTCTTTCCCATCAATTATAAAATAACCACCAAAATCATTTCGACATTCACCCATATTGAAACGCACTTCTGGAGAGAGCGATTTTAAAATACATAAATCGGATTGAATCATGATAGGAAATTTACCCAAATATATCTTTTCCAAAGTAATAGAAGTTGTTCTTTTTTCCACGGTTTCTGTTTTTGTTTCTGGGTTTATAGTTTGTTCGTAAGATATTACATCTACATCAACATCATAATGTATGGTTATTCCATATGTCATATTTCTTAATCTGGCATCATTCGGGTACATGAAATGGACGTTGTTATCATCGTATATAATTGGTTTTCCAAAATATATCTTGTTACCCGTTTTACCAGCTAAATATAATAATATTTCGTTTCTAGATTCGTTTTCAGATCCAGATGAAGATTTTTCACGTTCAATAAATCTTATTGGATTATTCTCTCGAATAATATTTTTAATACCGTATTGAAAAAAATGATTATATGATTCTAAATGATGCTGAACCAAATTACTAGGATTGTCTTTAAAATAAATATCTATTAATTTCCATGATATCTCTTCCATAGTTTAAAAATATATATTTTTAATTATTATAATATATATTTATATATTTATATATTAGTTAATAGTTTAACATAATTACAAACAGTTATGAATTTTATAAAAAAATTTCTCAATATGGAGGATTAATTACTATTATTACAGGTGCATTGTTAATATTATTTATTGATTATTATGGTAGAACAAAAAAACGTATGTATTTAATTTTATCTATTTTTTTTACTGTAATATATTTGTTTTATGTTTATAAAATGGCAGATCAAAAAATTAATGTAGTCATTGTTAATTTATCTGCTAAGATTTTTCCTATGATTTTATTGACAATTATAGCAGTTGTAAGCTTACAACAAAAAATCGACATATATACCGTTTTAGGAATTATTCTAATATTAACTGGTTCTATAGTAGTAAGTTTTTAATTTATAATAAAAATTGATTTACTTATGATAACATTATATAAGTTAACATAAACTAAGTTATCATAATCATAAATATATACCTATACCTTTTCAAAAATGAAATACTTCTATTTATTATTCGTACTAATTCATTGTTTAACGATTTCATGGAATATTCATTGTTATCTTATTCCAAATTCCAATAATAAAATGAGATTTCATGAATCACTACCTATCATTTTATTTAATTCATTACCAAAATCGCAATATGACAATAATTATTTATCAACAATAGAATGGAAAAAAATAAATACTATTCTAAATCATAATGAATCTACACCTGAATTACGTAACAAAGTTAAGAATCTTATATACAACTGTTATGAGAAATGGAGTTTTTCAATAGTTAGTATAATTAGCCAAAAATATCGGGAAAAATGCAATCAAATTCAACTAGACGAACTAAAATTATATGGATATATAGGATTACGTAAAGCACTTATCAACTATGATAGCACACAATACAATCAATTCACAAATTATGCAGTAAAATACATATATAGCGAAGTGTTAACTGGTATTCATGAATTAACACCTTTATACACATCTGATGAAAATTATAAATATAAAAATAAAGAGAAAGTGATAAGTAGAATTGCTCGTAAAAACAAACGTAATAAAACACAAAGGCAAAAAACCAAATATATCAATGGGAATAACCACAACGAACCAACGAGAATACTCAGAAAGAAAATGGCGATAAGTGTGATTGAATAATAATTGTATTGTAAAATATAATATTCACATATACTATATAATGCCACAACAAAAAAACCCAACTTCATTTTATCGACGTGGAACGAATAATCCAAAATTTGGTTCTTATTATCGGGGTAATTATTCAATAGTTAAACCATTTCCAAACTCCTATTTTGGTTTTTTAAATAGTATTATCAGTATCAACACAACACAAACAATCCAAGACAAACAACCCAACAGGTAAAAAACAAAAACAAAAAACAAAAACAAAAACAAAAATATAAACAAGTTAAGTTTTACACACTTGACCGTGTAAAATGAGGCAAATGTTATGGTTGATTGGTTGACGTTCTTTTGAATTTTCTAGTTTTTTGGTTTCTTTGTTTTGTTTTTCTTTTGTTATTTGTTTTTCTTCTTCGTCTTCCTCCTTCCCTAACCCTAAAAATCATAACATTATTTAATCTTTCATCAGTTTCTGTAAAATTATTTTTTATATAAAAATCTTTTACCGTGCTATTTGAAGAAAATGTAACTAATATACGTGTCACGGACAATATATTTTGTGCTAATTCTTTTATTTTGTTTAATAATAAACTTCCTATTCTTTTTTTAATTCCAACATCACTGTTTGTGGGAGGAACACATATACTATTAATATCTATATTAGTATGATATATAGATATAGAACAAGCCCCTAATATTTTTATGTTGGTACTTTCAGTTATGTATATAACAATATCATCTTGTTTCATAGAGCTTAAAAAATAATTATAATCAATTCCTTCTTGATTTCTACAAAATGAATTATTTTTTTTTACTTCATCTAATAAATATTCTCTATTTCCTTCAACACACCCTATTGTATTGAATATAGTTCGATATTTTTCATCTTTCTGTTCACTTTTGTTGAAATAATAATAATAACTATACACTTTTTCTTATATAGATTATATATATCTATATAAAATTTCATTTACTTATTAATTGGAAATGTTCATCAGTGTAAAAATAAACTTAAAACTAAATAATTTATTTATTGCATATTACATTTCTAAATTACCAATTACCAAATATGATATTCTGTAAAGTTCTCTAAATACATTTTATCATTTTTTTGTATATCATAAATCTTATTGAATCGATCTGATGTTATTAACACACAGTTAACACGGTATTTTGCTATTGAGTGTGGATTCAACAAATTCATATTTTTGTATAATTTAGGTTTTTTAATCGACTGCCAATATTGCGCATAATATTTATAAAATTCCATCAAATGAATATTCTGTTTCTCTCCATATATTTTATTTTCAACTAAATGATCTACTAATGCTTCTTCTGCTATTAAAAACCCACCTATATCAGCTAGATTCTCTCCAATTGAAATATTAGCACTCACTATAATATGATCTTTTTTAGCAACGTTTTCATAAAAATGTATTATTTTATCTTGTTTTTCCTTATACTTTTTAACATCTTCAGGAGACCACCATCCTGAACCAGCAAAATTACCATTTTCATCATATTTATAACCTTGGTCGTCAAATGCATGCATTAGTTCATGACCGATAAGCGTACCTATATTTGCATAATTATATATCATTGATTTATTAACATCTATATAAGGTGGTTGTAAAATAGCATTTGGAATAAAAAGCTCGTTTTTATCAAAACTAAAATAAGCATTTACAGAAAAGGTATTTAAACCGTTATTCCTATCCCATTTATTTTTGTATTTTTCTAACATATCGGTTTTATCATGATTTAAATATTTTTTGAGTTTTTGTTCTGTTAGCCATTGTGTATATTTATGATAATTTCCATAAGAATCAACATTTGTAAAATCACAGTCTGGATCTGGATCCCATGTTGATTTTGTTCCTATGACTATATTTATTTTATCCAATTTTTGTAATACGTGTTTAATTGTGTTCGATGACAACCATGTGCTTCTAATCAATCTATTACGAAAAACTTTTTTTATGATTTCTATTAATTTTTTAACTAATACAATCTCTTTTTCATGTTTGTAGTATTTCATATATAGTTTATTTATTTCCATATTCATTATTTCAGTAACATTAAAATTTGCAATTTCAGAAAGCTTACAACTTTTATTAAATATTTTTATTAAACTATGTTTATCATTCGCATAATACAAGATATCATAATTATTTGTGGTAATTCTGTTATAATCAACGTTAAAATGAAAATCTTCATATACGTAATCCATATTCTTTTTCTTTTTAACGTTGATTATAAGCTCATTCACATTATTTAAAAAAATACTATGTATTCTACATAAATCTTTATGATACGGAATAGCTGTAGATATTATTTTGTAAATAAAGTACCCATGCCATTCTTTTGTATGCCATTTATTATATGTTTCTTTTAATGCGTATTGCATATACTTTACATTATCGAGAATAATAAATCGTTCATATATGTTATTGTCTGGTTGAGTGCTGTTTTGATTATGGGAATAGTTATTGCAATCATTTTTATGAATAGAGTAAAACAAACTATCTACAAATTTATTCATATTGAAATTATATTTCTCCTTTAATTCGCTTTTTGAAATTTTATGATAACTATTTTCGAATGTTATTTTGATATTATCTTCATACAAATATTCTGCCATTTTTCTTTCAATGTCATAAATATCTTCCGCATTAAAACAATGATTATCGCCTAATATATAGTGTAATAACGAATCTACATTTTCTATATATAGTTTTTTATAAATAGCAATTTCTTTTTGATCTGATTTTATTTTACTCACATACATTTTTTTTAAACCAAATGAAAAACCATTGTTAATTATATAAGATATATATTTTGACGTATTTTTAACATCGTAATCCATGATCCATTTTATAAACATAGGAAATTGATGTTTATTCATCCATGCTAAAAAATTATAGTATTCTGTATCGTACTTAGCGTGGTTGTTGGGTGTTTTACTATACTCACCACCCTTCTTAATAAAATTATTCAATTCAAATAAATATCCATTTAATCTTGCTTCAATTGTTGAAGGTTTTGTCTCTATAACTGCATCATATATTTTTTTTATATTCGACAAAACAGGAGAAGAGTGTGAATGCACCCTGCATATTTTATTGATAATATGAATAATTTGTTTATCCACTTTTTCTTGTAATAAACTAAATCTGGATACACTATCTTTTTTAGACGAGTTATACACATATTTATGTACGTACAACCAATTCTTGTTTATTGTTGTATAAAAATCATCTTTTAGTTTGTTATTGGGGAGTTTTTTGGATTGTTTTTTGGTTTTTTTATGGTGTGTTGTATGGTTTTTTTTGCGGGTTGTTCTATACGGGTGTTTTTTTGTATGATGGTCCATTTTGTATAATTGTATATTCTTGCTTAATATACAATGATATTTATTTTTTATTGATATATAACAGTTATAAATGTAGGAAAATTAGTGGCAGTAGTAGGTACATCGGTTGCACCTTTATCAGAAACAGTTAAAACAGAAGATGATTCTGATGATCCATTAGCAATAGTTGATGATACATAATTATTAATTTGACCATTACCACTATTTGGGTTATAAGCGATGTTTAAATATATACTATTTGTCGCATAAGTCATACCACCAGGTATAATTTGATTGCTACTATTATAATATATATTAATTGTTCCAGTATTACTGTTTTTTTCACTTTCAAAACCTATTTCACTGCAACTATTACTACTACTATTACCCTTACCTAACCCTACATTAATAATACCACTATTATTTAATGTACTATTTACATTAATATTTAATACACTTGCTTGAAGACCAGTTTCACCAGAAGTATTACTATCATCAATTACATCAGATATATTAATTGTACCCATATTATTTACAACACTAGTATTAGTAGGATTATCTATATTAGGAGTATAGATAATACTACCATTTTCAATAATACAAATACACTCATCATCGTTATTAAATATTGAATTAATTAATGTAACTACACCATTACTAGTAACAAGCATTGTTCCAGAATTACTATTTTCTAGTGTTCCATTATTAACAGTTAATCCATTACTATTTGAAGTACCATCTCCATTAACTGTTAAAGAATTGCTTGAATGATTTGATAATTTACCCCCATCTACTAAAATATCACCACTACAATATAAACTTCCATAAATGTGTACTTCATTATTTCTATTTATAGTAAGACGAATATTTTCCAATATATAAAGTTTTTTATCTTTTTGTATATGTAGATCCATTCCATCTGGTAAAGTAAAATCTTTTATTAAAGTGTATGTTTTGTTGTCATCTTCTTCTCTTATGTAATCTTGTAATAGTGAAGATCCTAAATAAAATATTTTTTCTCCTATGGTGGCGGTATCAACTGATTGCACAATGATATTCGCATCATGTTGCGCTTGACTAATTGCTATTTTTAATGCTAATTCATATGCCTTTTGATATGCATCATCCTGGGATATTTCAGATGACGCTGTCGCAGTTGCTGATGAGGTTACAGTTTGTGGTTGCCTAGTTTTAAAACGCGCTATTGTAGAAGAACTAGCTAAAGCTTCTGAATAAAATGTCATATATATACTACAATGATATTTTTAAAATCTATAAAATATTTATATTAGTTATAAAATGGATTTTTTATATTACTCATTGAAAAACTTTTTTTGTCAGGATGTGTGATATAAGAAAATACCATATAAATTGCAATAAGTACAAAAATAAAAAATACTACATATACAAAAAATTGTGTAGAACTTGATTTTGGTTCAGTTGTCGTTGATGTTGAGGTAGTTACATTGGTTTGCTCTGTTGAACTTCCTGTTGGCTGACAATCTATGTAAATTTCATCTGACAGATTATTGGTTAGCAAACTGGTTGCTCCTGTTTTATTCAAAAATAATGGATAAAGATTCATATTATCATTATACGTTGAATTCGTAGTTGTAGTGACAGGATTTATAGTTTCTTGTAAGCTTTGAATAACAGTTGAATCAACAAAAATAGCACTATCTGTTCCATAAACAATAAAATAACAGTTTTGCGTTGTATCTGTATATGAAAAAAATTGTCTATTAACCGGAATAACTTTATCTAATGTATAAATTATATTTCCCATTTTTACAGGTAATGCATTATCAAAATAATCGGTTTTTAATTGAGTTGTCAAATTTACCAGATCATTTTTTATGTTACCTTCATTATTATTTATATTAATACCTTGTCTATCATCTCTTTTTTTGTTAGTTTTTGGTAATTCACCTTCAATCTGTGATGTTTCGCTATCCAAATTTGAAATTGAACTACTAATATTGGAAATAACATTATCTATGTTTGTTCGGTTAGTATCATTTAAACTAATTGCATCAATTCCACCCGTAATCATTTGCGATATCATCTTTGTACCTTTATCATTTGGAATAGATCCGGATGATGATGTAATAGGAATACATATCACTAATGGTGATCCACTACCTGAAACCGATTTATGTAGTATGCAAATTTCTGCTTCTACTAGATTTCCATCAAAAAAATGGATAGATGATGAATAAATAGAAACTACTGAGACAACATATTCTATACCATTGTATAATACTTGTGGAATTCCATTTGGATTTGAATCGTAAAAATATTTCAAACTATTAGAGAATGTTGGAGCTATAGTACAACTGCTTGATGATACATAATAAAACGAATAATCACATTTTAAGTCACAAAAGCCGGTAAGATAAGGTGATATTTCTGATATATTCATCAAAACTGTTTGATCACCCATTATTCTATTTTTTTTATGTATTGGTATAATATATATTATATTAAATCTATAATAAAATAATATATATTTTATATAAATAAGACAATTATATATTATTTTATTATTAATGAAATTGTCTAAAGGTAAAATAAATAAAATTAAAGGAAAACGACTACAAAGTAAAAAACGTATTCGTCATAAACATAAACATTTAGTTAAACATGGTAGAGATTTGTCTTATCGAAAAAAAAGACATTTTAATTTAAAGAATCAGACATTGAAACGATTTGGTATTGAAGGTGGTGGTGATGATGATCCTACTGGTAATGTTGGGAGTGGTACTGCTGAGAGTAGTATTAAACCAGATGCAACTGTTAATACTAGTGCTACTACTACTGGTAATGTTAATACTGGTAATATCGATGATAAAAAAAAATGGAATTTTAATTTGTTTTCTAATAAAAAAACATCACCCACATCAGCAGATGCAAAAGTCGTAGCAGAAACAGATGCAGCAAAAGCAGATGCAGAAAAAGCAGATGCAGCAAAAGCAGATGCAGAAAAAGCAAAAGCCGTAGCAGATGCAGAAGCCGTAGCAAAAGCAAAAGCCGTAGCAGATGCAGAAGCCGTAGCAAAAGCAAAAGAAGTAGCAGATGCAAAAGCCGTAGCAGAAGCAGGTCCAAAACTAGGCGAACGAAGACAAAAAACAACAACCAATCCAGTAATGATTAACATGCCTACAAAACCTATTAGTACCGCAATTAAACCTGTTCCAATAAATTCAATGTCAAATACAAGATCAACACCAACCCAAAAAAATGTCAAAACAACGTCTCCAGTCATATCCAAGCAAGTTCCAACAACAAACGCTATTTCTATACCCTCTGTAAAACCAACTGCTAATGAAAAAATACCATCTGCAAACACAGGTATGCAATTGATTAATTTACCTAATAACTTTGGACCTAATACAAAATTGTCTGAAGTAGCAAATTATTTTGCTAATGTTGTTTTGGTCCAATTGATGAGCAAATATGATATTAATACTAGTATGTCTTTACATGACTTACTATTAACTATGAATAAAGATAATAATAATATGGGTTTAAATAGTAACGCGATAGGTTATCGTAATGTCAATGGATTAACAAGTGGAATTGGAAGTGGAAGTAGTAACAGTATTATGAATAATAGCCAATATTTAGAAAACGATCTTAATAAAAATATAGATCATGGGATAGATAGTAATGATAACATAGGTCAAAATCAAAATAGTATTAATGGCTCAACAAACACCGGTAATAATAATAATAATATGGGTTCAGATATGGGTAATATGGGTATGGGTATGGGTATGGGTATGGGTATGCCTATGGATATGGGTATGGGTATGGGTATGGGTATGGGTATGGGTAATAAAAATAACGTAAATGAAGATACACGCAGTAGACGTGAAATGGAAAATGAAAATGCGGATTTTGAAGCAAAGAGTAAAGAACTTTCTATAAAAAATAAATCATTAAATTCAGATATTACAGAAAATAAAAAAGCTATAAAAGAAAAGACTGATGAATTAAATGCACTGAGTAAAAATGTAAATAGAACTCCAGAGCAAGAAGCTAGAATAACTAGTTTAAAAAATGAAATCAATCAGCATAAAATCGAGATTGTAGAAAAAGAAAAAGAAATAAGACAAAATAAAAATAATATTAAAGCATATGAAAGATCTATAGAATATAATAAAAAAGATATAAATAAAACAAAAACTTGGGGTGAAACCTTAACGTCTGGTTATAATAGGATAGTTGGTAAAAAAGAGTCTGATGATGATGAGTATATGGTTGAGGATGCGGACAAGGGTGCGAACAAGGGTCAGGGTGAGGGTGAGGGTAAGAACAAGTTTCAGGGTGAGGGTGAGGGTGATAACAAGGGTCAGAATATTAATAGAATTGATGATGAAAACAAAGAAAATAAGATTACAGTAAATGAAAACCAAGTTGAAGAAGATGAAGAAGAAAGAAAAAACAAATATATACCCATAGCGGAAGAAATGAATAAACAAGACAATGGTCTTTATAAAAAATTAAAAAAAGGACATTCACTTACCGAGGACGAGACGAAAACATTAAAGAATAAGTATAATTTTAATGATAATAATGATAATAATTATCGTGAATTTCAAAACCATGTCAAAAAATATCATCATGATGGAACAGAAAGAAACGCCGTTTCTAAATATTTGGGGCATCGTTTTGCACGTAAGGGTGGTTCTTTCTGCAAAGCTACTCCAAATGCAAAACATACAATATCAAAAAATAATAAAAACCCTAACAAAACCAAAAAAACACGAAAATTACAAAAAAGGTAAATACCTCATTGTGTCGTTGTCATATACGGTGGCTTTGAAAACTTCGTTGTATCCTTCCGCATAAACTGTATCACCATTGTATATATAATCACAACCATATTCATTGGTACAACTTTTTCCTTTTCTACTGATTGGAATCTTCACGTTATTGTGTTGATCGCTAATTGTATAATATTGCCATTTGTTTCTATTCACAAAAACGGGACGACCCATCAGTGGTAATATACTATTTTTTTTCGATCCGTTTATTGGTGTTAGGATTCCAACTTGCCGATAGTTTGTATCTGGAGAGACGGCACCAATGTTGGTTGAAACATTAATAGGGACCGCTCTAGGCATGAAAACAGGTCCCATACTATTTGGATTATTAAAATAATTTTCATTTCGCAATGGTGGAACATATGGGTTTAATAAAACATCATTGGATCCGCCACCATACCCATATCCATACCCATACCCAGCATCCGTATTGTTGTAAAAAGAATTGAATATGTCGATTTTTTGTGGTTGGTGCTGTTGTTGGTCTTTTTGGTGTTGTTGATGTTGTTGAGATGGTTGGTGTTGTTGGGATGCTTGTTTCTGATTTTTAAAGAAATAAATATAGATAATGTAAAACAATACGCATAAAATGATTACTAAAAACACTAGAGTAATGTTTTCAATGCATATAACACCTGGAGGGCATTTTTTGGCGTGAATATTCATTTGGTTTATTTATTATGTAATTTTTGAGTAATTCTTTTAATTTATTGTTATTACGATTCAAAGCTATATATAATATAATTATACTATAAAATTATATTATACATGATTTTATTATGTTATGAGTTATTGACTCTACTTACCGCCACTAAATAAATTTGGCATTCCAGGTATATTTAAAGTTCTCAAATCTTGCATTAAACTATGTGATTTATCTAATAATGTAGATAAACTATTAATTTGATCGGTTGACAATGATTGACCTAAATTTTGCGTTTGTATGTTTTGATATGATTCACTAGGAGTTGATGCTGATGCTGGTGCTGGTGCTGATCGATTTTTCATTCTAAAATCAGTAGCACCGGTAGCACCGGTAGCACCGGTAGCACCGGTAGCACCAGTAACACCAGTAGCACCAGTAGCACCAGTAACACCAGTAACACCAGTAGCACCAATACCACCAATCCTACCACTAACACCAGTAGGTACATCTACAGTACCATCATCTTCAGTAGCATCATCTCCACCATCACTAGATGTCATTCCTTCTCTACCCATTCTGTTATTATTTGAACTCATAAATAAATTGGTTAATAACAATGCAACTAGCAATACAATCGCCATGTTTTTACTAAACAAATAAGTAATGTAACCTACTAAAATGAACATAATAATTGCATTAAAATTATTCATGATAATGTAAGCAAAAACATTAAATACTGCTAAAAATGATACAAAATATAAAAAGTAAATATTGTTGAATAAATTGTCTAGAGACTTTGGCATTTTCATTTTTGGGATATATGTATAAACGTCTATTTATATATTCAATATATAATATATTTTATTTTATTTTCATCTAGAGATAAAAATAAAAATTGAATAGTAAAACACAATTAATAAAAGTAATACAAATAGTATAACTATAACTCTGTATAACGAGTATATAATACAATCAAATGACAAATATGTCTAGTAGCGGTGAAAATAAAAAAACTAGAATCCGGTCGAAATACTACATTGGTATATGTGAATTGCATCATGATTTGTTGCATGGTTTTGATGAAAATAGTAGTCCACAAATAAAAGGTCATTATTTATTGATGGAAAAATTCGGAAATTTTCATCAATATATTGTTAATGACATATATAATTGCAGTTATGATTCCGACAATTCCAATTCAAGCATTGTAGATTCACATGATGATGATGATGAAAATGAAAATGAAAATAATAATCCTAAATTGATTGATTTATATAGATACAAATATTCTGTTTTATTAAAATCTCCAACATTCATGGATAGTTGTCATTCTATCATAAGAAATTATCACAATATTATTAAATCGTTTTACTATATACAACCGCATATAGTAGAATGTGTTTATTTACCTTCTCCAGGTAGTGAATGTGTTGCTATTTTAAAAACATTTTGGTTAAAAATCATACAACGTACATGGAAGCGGGTTTATAAAGAGAGAATGCGGTTATTGTGCAGTGTTCCGATGTTACGATTGAGAGAAATAACCGGTCGAGGGTTTGTATATGAAAAAATACATATTCCTGGATTGAGAGGTATGTTGGTTTGTTAATGTTTCTTGTGATTTTTGCGTTTGGATGATTTTGATTTTGATTTTGATTTTGATTTTTTCATTCTTTTACCACCTAATAACATGTTTTTTCTAGCTGTTCTTTTTTTATTGCGTCGTCTTTTTGATGAAGATGAACCTGAAGAGGATGATTTGGTTTTTGAACTTGATCTACGACGTATTTGGGATGAAGGGAAATATCTGTAACCAGCCGATTGATCACCTGTTGATGAATTTTGATCATAAGGAAGGTCAATACCAAAGTTTTCAGGATTTCTTTTAACTTGAGCGCCTTGCAATTTACCTTTCATTTGATTAATTAATGATTGTATACCATTTATATCATCCTCATTTTTAGGATACATGTTATTTATATAAGTGGTTGCCTCCTCTAATAATGTACGAATTCCATTCATATTATTAACATTGAGTAATTGTTGTTGAGTTAATTGATTAATTTCATCTTGATTTTCTGCTATTTTTTTATTTAATTCTACTATTTTTGCTTGATCTTCTGGATTTGTACGAGGTTGATTAATTAAATTCTCTTTTTCCTCTTCTAATCTTTGTTTTTCTGTTCTTAATTCATCTAACTCTCGGGTTGTAGTTGCATGATCAGTAATATATTTACCTAATAATCCATCCATAGATTGTAATGTTGCATACAAACCTTTATATTGTTCCAAAATGTTTTTTTTATCATTAATTGCTTTTTTTAAATTATTAAATGTTGGTTGTAAACTAACGGGAATAGTATTTATATCACTATAATAAAAATCTGGGTCAGGTTGATTTGATTGTGACGCTGATGGTGTAGATGTTGATGGCGAATTTCTTTGTAATATACTTAGTGGATTTAAAAATCTTTTCATATTATAAATATATTGTTGTTATTATTATATTATCACAATATTTTTATTTTCGTAGATACATACATCAAAAACTAAAACCACAACCACAACCACAACCACCTAAACACCAATGATTTCATTTATTTTTTCGCGGATTTTCTTGACTTCATTCGTTATTTCTCTCTGATCGTCCTTTGCTTGTCTTATATCTTCATCTGTTAATTTCCCAGAAACTATTAAATCTTCCACATATTGTTTGATGGAATTCATCGCACGGATTTGTCCTTCTTTTTGTTCCACGATATAGTTGTGATAATTTTCATAATCATCTTTGACTGTTTCTAAAAAACGATTTTGACGCGATAGTTTTTCCAATTTTTTCTGTTTTTCCAATAAAAATTTACGTCTTAATTCAATTTCATCCTCGATTTTTAACAAATATTGGTCTCTTTTTGCTAAATCTATGTTATTGAGTTGATTTTGGTTGAAATCTGGATTTTCAAATTCTAATTCATCTAATTCATCTAATTCATCTATTTCCATTTCTTCACCATTGTTGTCGATATCCATAAAATCTATGTTTTCTTGTTCGTATGGGTACGAGTCCATTTGCATCTGCATAGGTTGTCCGGGTGATTTTGTTGTCATATCAAATTCTATTTTCATTTTTATGTATCCAATAATATAATTATCCAATAATATAATATTTATATTTATTATATTGTTGGATTTCATTTCTATATAAATCTATCTCTACCATGAGTATAATATTTATTCACTATAGGTTGTTACTTCTATTGTTATTGTTATTGTTGTATCACGGCAATAACGTATCATTTCGTGTTTTGAAAACAGCCATTCTCCAATTCTTTCCAACTATCAAATTACATCATATTATTTTATTATCAGACAACCCAAGTCACCATGTTTATACGTTGGATTTTACACCAATCAATCAAACAAATATAACAACATTAGTAAAATTATTACTCGGACAAAACGTTGATGCTGAAGTTAGACTGCGATATATTACAATGGATAATGGGTGTGACATATGCAGTGGTAATAGCAATAACGAAATTGATAACGCATTTGTAGAGAAATGGGATAACATAAATAAGTTGAATGAAAAAATGTCTAAACAGGTAACTAAAAACACATACAATAGTATAGATAATAAACAACTACAACATATAATCAAGTCGTATTTTACGTGGCCTGAATACATGAATTTGTATTGTCATAATTGTCAACATTTTAGTAAATATATGTATAAGATTTATTTGTCTAGTACTAGTAAAAATAAATGAATATTCGTTAACAACAAACATTTTTTTATCATTACATATAATAAAAAAATACACAACATGTATCGACGCATATTTAACCGTGTAAAATCCATCATACCCAAGATTTCTGAAACTGAAATAACAGCACTAAAATCAGGTGGTGTATCTATTGATCGTGAAATATTCAAAGGGAAAGTCAATTATTGTCAATTATACAAACCAATTCAAAAATCAATCGATCAGATATCCGAAAAAACAATGGAAAAAGAAATGGAAGATCTATTGAAAACCACAGGACAAAATCCTATTTATCCTGCTACTAACATTCATTATATAATGAACTATTTGGGTAAAAAAGGTTTTTTGAGTATGATTATTGATAAAAAATATGGTGGTAACCGGCTTTCTATTGAAACACAATCAAAAATATTGTCGAAAATATCATCTTATAATCCTTCTTTAGGTGTCGCTACCATGGTACCAAATTCATTGGGTCCAGCGGAACTAATTCAACATTATGGTACAGACGCACAAAAAGAATATTTCCTTCCAAAATTGGCGGACGGTACATTCATTCCTTGTTTTGGTTTAACCGGTCCCAATAATGGTAGTGATGCAGTTGGAAGTATTGATGAAGGTTACGTGGAAAAAATTGACGGAAAAACGAAAATACGTCTTGTTCTAAACAAACGTTATATTACATTGGCCCCTGTATCCAATCTTATGGGTATTGCGTTTAGATTAAACGACCCACATGGTTTATTATCCAATTGCAAAGAAGGAATTACATTGGTCTTAGTAGAAAGTTCGCAACCAGGATTGTTGGAAAAAACATTCCACAATCCAAACAATGCTGGTTTCCCAAATGGAACGATAAAAGGCACTATTTTTATCGATCCAGAACAAGTAATTGGAGGTCCGGATAAAATCGGCGAAGGATGGAAAATGTTAATGGAATGTTTAGCTGTTGGACGCGGTGTCAGCTTACCTGCTACAGCTAATGGGTCTTCCAAATTCATCACACATGCCATCATGAATTATATAAATGTAAGAAAACAATTCAATATGAATATAGGAAATATGGAGACAGTTCGAGAGAAATTCATCGATATGTACCTAAATACATGGATCATTCATACCTCTGTAAAATTCACAAATCATATTTTGGATAGCGGATCTACTCCTTCCGTGGTTACAGCGATCATGAAACAACAGACTACTGAACGTGCGCGTACTATATTGAATCATGGCATGGATATTTATTCCGGTAGTGCTATTTGTACGGGTGAAAACAATTTTTTTACCAATTTTTATAATGCATCACCTGTAGGTATTACTGTAGAAGGTTCAAACACACTTACTAGGGGCTTAATCATATTCGGACAAGGATTGAATAAAAGTCACCCTTATATTTTCCCCATTTTTCAAAGCATTCAAGACGACAATTTGGGCGATTTCAAAAACAATTTTAATAAACTAGTCGGTGAGTTAGCGTGTAACTATGTTTCACTATTGAATCCTCTACGCAATTGCATGATAAAAGATCAACCACAAAGAAGATTGGATAATGCGACGTTGAAATTCAGTGTATTAGCTAACTTTGTAGCGCTTATGGGTGGCAGTATAAAATCAAAACAAATGATATCTGGAAATATGGCGGATATTTTATCCAACTTATATTTGAGTTATGGGTTATTATGGTATCATTGTCATCATCCTCATGATAACAACAAAAACAACGTCAACCTATTGTTGAGGAATGAATGCATGGATTATTTATTGAATGAATTGGAGTATAAGATGAACTTGGTAGTTGATAATTATCCAATTTCTGTATTACGACCTTTTTTGCTTCCTGTAAAAAATACTATTAGGATGCCTATACTAGAAAATAAAAACAAATTGTATAAATTTATTCTGGAAAATCACGAATTGCATGATTTATTCAAAAAAGATATTTATTACAAGGGAACTGTATTGGAAAAAATGGAAAATTTGAGAAACTTAACGCCGAATACGCCTGAATATCAACAGTTGTACCAAAATATTATTTGTGTCGGAGAATACCCAGTACAAGCACCATAGATTTGTGGACGAGAGAGATCTGATTGGTGCGTTCAAAAATCGAATTCCCAATTAAAAAATATATAGAGAAAAAATATTAAAATCTAAGTAGTATAATATTTAGGAAGTAGGAACCGTGGTTTAAACAAAATGTCTCGTACCAATACTGAACCCATATTAACTCGTAATGATAGCCGTTTCGTAATGTTTCCTATCGAACATCAAGATATTTGGGAAATGTATAAAAAATCAGTAGATTGTTTTTGGCGCGCGGAAGAAATCGATTTATCAAAAGATTATGCTGATTGGGAATCCTTAAACGCCGATGAAAAATACTTTATTTCTATGATTCTGGCTTTTTTTGCTGCAAGTGATGGTATTGTATTAGAAAATTTGGCGACGCGTTTTATGAGCGACGTTCAAATATCGGAGGCTAGAGCATTTTATGGATTTCAAATTGCCATGGAAAACATTCACAGTCAAACCTATAGTTTATTGATTGAGACATATATCAAAAATTCTGAGGAAAAACATCGTCTGTTTCATGCTTTGGAATATTTCCCATGCATTCAAAAGAAGGGGGATTGGGCCCAAAAATGGATCAACGATAACCGCAGTGGTTTTGCTACGCGTTTAATAGCTTTTGCATGTATTGAAGGTATTTTCTTCAGTGGTGCGTTTTGTAGTATTTATTGGTTGAAAAAGAGAGGATTAATGCCTGGATTGACCTTTTCGAATGAGCTGATATCGAGAGATGAAGCGCTTCATACTGAATTTGCTATTTTGCTTTATAAAAAACTGGTGAAAAAACTTCCAAAAGCACGTATTCATGAAATTATTAAAGAGGCAGTTGAAATAGAAAATGAATTTATTTGTGATGCGTTACCGTGCCGTTTGATTGGTATGAATGCTGGATTAATGACGCAATATATTCAATTTGTCGCGGATCGTCTTTGTTTGCAACTAGGATATGATAAAATATACAATGTATCAAATCCGTTTGATTTTATGGAACTAATATCATTAGAGAGCAAAACCAATTTTTTCGAAAAAAGAGTCGATGCTTATGCATTGGCTACAAAAACAGTTGAAGGAGATGTTTTTGAATTTAATGCGGATTTTTAAGCTGGTAGACTAGCTGGCCTTCTTGGTTTTGAAGTCATTGACAATCCAGTACCTTGTATAACTTCTGCGTTAAATGCTTCAACAGTATTAGTATTATTTTTTTTAGTAGTACAACTCATACCTTCTTGATAATTCATGTAATTCATACCTATATCTTTACTAAATCCTTTAATATCGGATTTGATATCTCTATATAAAAATGCATAAAAAGAAAAATAACTACCTAAAAGAAGCGCTAAAACAAGTATGCTGAATAAGAAAAGATACTCAGATGTTTTGTATTTGTTGGATATTTTCATTCCCTGTATATTATATTATTATAATTATATTTGTAAGAATATAAATATATTTTTATATTTCTACACAGATAAAATGATTACATGCAGATTAGTAGGCGGATTAGGGAACCAATTATTTCAAATTTTCACCACAATTTCATACGCAATTAAACACAAACAAATATTTAAATTTGAGTATGCGGATATTTTGACGATTGGCGTTCCTAGACCCACTTATTGGAATTCGTTTCTCTCAAAATTAAAACCATTTACATTTTCAACAAGCAACGACGTTGCAACACAAACAAATAATGTAATAAAAGAACAGGGGTTTCATTATAGTGAATTACCATGGTCGGACATATTAGACAATACACATGTTATTTTGGTAGGATATTTCCAAAGTCACAAATATTTTTCTCTGTTTTATAACACTATTTGTAGAATGATCGATCTAGATAATCAAAAAATGAACGTGATGACAAAATACCGCGATTTTTTTGCTAATGAAGAAACCGAGGAATTCGAAAAATTTATAGGCATTCATTTTCGATTAGGGGATTATAAAAAAATACAACATATTCATCCTATACTGAAAAAAGAGTACTATGAAAAAGCGCTTTTATATGTCATGGCTGAAACTGAAAAGAAAGATTGGAAAATATTGTATTTTTGCGAAGAAGATTCGAATAAAGAAGTAGAAGAAACCATTGAATATTTGAAAAAACGTTGTTCTAAATGTGAATTTATTAAAGTTCCGGATACAATTCCTGATTGGGAGCAACTTTTATTAATGAGTTGTTGTACGCATAATATTATTGCGAACAGCACGTTTAGTTGGTGGGGTGCATATGTAAACAGTAATCCAAATAAAATAGTATGTTATCCAAATAAATGGTTTGGTGACTCTATGCCAAATCATAAAACATTATTTACGAATGATGATTTATTTCCTTCTACCTGGATGATGATCTAAATTTATGGTATGATTCATATGGTATTATTCATATGGTATTATTCATATGTATATTCATAATCCGGATCTGGGGCCGAATTGTAATGGTCGCCACCATCCTCATAATAAAGTTCTCCATTTTTGGAAAATTTCTTATCATTTTTTGTTGTAGTTTCTTTAATTAATGGTCTTTTTTGTAAAGAATCAATATATTTTAATATTATATATAATATCAAAAACAAAATAACACATATTATAATTCGATGGGTATGATTCATTTATTATAAGATAAATCTAAACAACTATATATTTAATAAATAAATTAAATATATAATTATTGCATATTTTTGACATTTATTCTTTGTCAATTGTAATCTGTTTTGCGATTTTTTTGATTATTTTCTCTTTTTTTTTCTCTCCATTTCCTGGTAAACCACCCATTGTCTCCATGATTATCAAATTATACTCATCTGACTTTTTGGATTCTGAATTCATACATTGTGGATATTTCTTTTGAAATTCAGGCAATAATTGTAGATTTTTACTAACAACGCTACTAATAACATCTTTTATTTTTTGTTTATCGTCAGGTTCTTTTTCCCACTTATCATCGTCTTTCACATACATGATTTCTCTCTTTATATCACTACAATGCATTGGACGCTTTTCGACATCCAAAGCTTTCAAGTTTTTGATGATTATTTTGGATATACCTTCTACATAACCCAACTTTCCTATACTTTCTAGATCGGAGAGTTGGAGAGAAATATTCTCAATAAATTCGGAAATATTCATCGCATCTTTGCATGTTTCATTGAGAAAAAACTGTAAATTAAAGGTTTTGTTGTTGTTGTTAGTTTGATTGATTGTATTGTTGTTTGTTGTATTGTTTTGTTGAATGGAATCTTTTTTGCATATCTCCATAATCATATTTTTCAATTCTTTGTTTTCATTCATCAAATATTTTATTATATCATTGTTCGGTGGTTGATCTATTTGGCTATTGCATATCGCATTTTTGCTGTTGTGTTTATGTTTCCACAACCCAGAATGGGTCGTATATTTTTTTCCACATTCACAAACATATTTTTGAATTTCTCCTAAAATGCCGTTAAATGCCGTGTTTTCGCCGTGATTTGTTTCCATTTTGTTTCCAAAAAGCGGTCCTAAATGTTTGGCAGTTTTTATGTGAATATTCCAATCCCATTTACGCTTACAACTAAAAGAACATTTTTCACAATTTATGGTAACACCGTTTTTTCGCCGTGATTTTTCTTCCAATACTTCCATTTTATTTCCACTTATAAATATATCAAATATTAGAATTTTGCCTTTTTAACGAAAAAAAATTTTTTTATGGTAACAAAATGAAAATTATTTTTTTTGTATCCTTACCTTAATTTTTTTTATGGTAACAAATTTTTCTTTTTTCCAAAATTTTTTTTTTATTTTCAATTTTGGACATTTATTTTTGTCCATTTTTCAAATTCCCAAAAAAGTTTTACGAAATTTATTTCACTTTTTTGTAAAACTATGGAATCCGGCTGAAAAAAAGGTACTATGACTCAAATCCACACCATTTAAGCTGTCATACATGTTCGATTTTCATTAACCGCTGTATAAAACGTTCTTTGTCTCTATTTTCATTCATATAAATATTTATTATTTCTGCAGGTGAGTAAAAATGTTCTTTTATGTTTTTAATGGTGTCATCATCGATTGCTTCATTAAATAAATGTGAATACATTTCTTTTAGTATATTATGAGATACATAGGACAACTCTAATGTTACATCAATTCTACCAGGTCTTACTAATGCTGGATCCAAATCATGATAATGATTCGATGATATGATCATTATTCTCCCTGGTGTTTCACGTATTCCATCCCACAAATTTAAAATATCATCTAATGTAATTGGCTCATCATCGAGTAATAGTTTAGGTATTTGATAATTGTTTTTATTGGCATTTTCATTTGAAATTAATGTTTCTAATAAAATATCACCAACATTTAATTTTGTGGTGCATGCGGTAGGTTCATTTTCTATATTATTTTCAAACGTATGAATATGTTTATTTTTCAGTTTTTCTCTATTTAATACAACATCGCCTATACAATCAATATCTTCAAAAACAATAATTTTTTTGTCAAATCCTATACTATTTTTTTTATTGTCCGCATTGTAACGGTCTTCAAAAAATATACTATCAAGTTGTTTTTTTGTTTTTATTAATTTCAATGAAATTACCACAATATGACGATTCGTGTAGTTTGCTATAGATTTAATCAATGACGTTTTACCAGTGCCCGGGGGTCCATACATACCAATTCCTATGGAGTATGGTATTCCCTTTTCATAATACCAGTTTTTATTATTCATAAAAAAATCTATTTTTTGCATGACTATTTCTTTATTTTCGAAAAAAATATTCTCGAATTTTCTAGTGCTTGAAAAAATATTTTCATCCCACAATTCATATTTATTGTCTTCGTATTTCCCTTTAATAAGAGTATAAATAAAACATTTATTATCACGCGAATTTTCTATCGAAGATAAATAGTTTTTAGTAATATCTTCTACAAAATTTTTTATCGTAACAATATTACTTTTGTATGAAAACAATTGAATTGTTACTTTTTCAATTTGATTGATTCGTTTTGAATTTCTTTCTTTTGAATTTTTATCGACTTCATGATCTTGAGTTTGAATTGTTGTACATGCATATATTTCATGTTGTTTTGATATAATGAATTGTTTATTTTGAACTACCATATAAATACCTAAATCACGATTTTTATTATAAGATACATTGCCAAATGAATATTCTTTAATGTGAGATATTGTATTATTTTCATCCGCATTTTCTATTATATAAATCCATAATGCACGAAACCTGTCACTAAATGAATGGGATTGATTTAATTCAGACTCGTAATATGTAGTGGATAATGAAATTTTGCCGTCATATTCAACTACATATTTTTTTTTCAAAAATATATTCAATTCAAATAAATTGATGCAATTTACTAATCTAACAAAATTATTATGTAAGAAATGAAATATATATGTGAATATGGATAACATAATTGTAGTTATAAGTGTATCAATAAATGGATTTCCTGTTTTAAATTTATCAAATACAATCATGTTCATAATATTTCCAGTTATAAATTTTACGTCGTTGTCTAACGTACTAATACCAAACATCTTTATGTAATTTATACTTATACAATCTACTATTGTGTTTATATTATTTTTATTTTTTTACAAAATTTGAAAAATAAATGTGTGCTCCCGCAATGATATATTTCGTTGTTACCTTTTTAGCATAACTATAAGTATAAATTTATTCAACCGTTAGGGTTAGGACCGTTAGGGTTAGTTACAACTTTATTATAATCCAACATGTATTTTCGAAAGTTCGTTTTTCGCCCCTGAATGTCACTATAATCTTCTCTCTGAATCACTGATAAAGGAATAATCAGAAACCAATTATCTTTGTTTTGTAATAAAAACCAATAACGATCTATTCCGTACATATGCGGTTTATCCTGATTTTTCATAAAAAGTCCAATTCCTTTTTTATAATTTTCAATAAGTGTATCGTAATAATGTTTTCGAACAATATAACCAGTAGTTGTTTGACAATTGGATACTTTTATGCATGTTTCATCGATGGGTTGATATGGTAACATATTATTTCCTGCTAATAACACAACGTCCCAATTGGTGTGATTTTGCAAAAACGTGGATAATTGACGTTTAAAAAGCTCTGGATCCAAAAATTCAATGTCGTCTTCCAATATGCATACATGATCCCAATCATTTTCTTTTGCCATTTGAATACATTTTAAGTGACTCATGCTACAACCTATAGCTCCATTTGTCATTTTAATTGCATTGAAACGACTACCGTTAATACCAATATTTAATAATTCTTTTTTAATATGAACGTCTCTATCCAGGCGAGACTCTAAATTAATATACAGAACATGTTTGAATATTCGATTAATTAATTTATCCGATAATGTTTTCTTTTTCTTTACTGCTGATATTGTTGACGGTTCTAATGTGGATGTTATAGGTGATTGCGTTGTTGGATGTAAAATATACTGTGGCGAAATTCTTATTCTTGCACCGTTTTTACGAATAGCTTCCATATGAAAAAATCGATGTTCACAATCACTACCATTAAACCGATCTGGATGAAACGCAATAGGTCCATGAATAGTAGATTTTAACGCTTTATAATTCGATAATAGTTTTTCTTGTCCTATGAATTCTATATTTTTTTTAATTTCCCAATCGTAACTGCAATTTATGAATTTATCTAAACGGTATATAGCGAATCCATTAAAAGCTGAATAACATTCTATTAATTTATTTTTATTATCAATATTATCCAATAAATTCATTATATAAAATTTCATTATATCAACCACCTTGGTAGGTAAATCCCAATGCCAACAACTAGTTATATATGAATCAATGGAAAGAGCCCATATATCATAATAATCTGATCTATTAAATGAAATGCAATCCCAATCATTTCTCTCTAATGAATCCTTTACAATAGATGTTTTTATAGGTTGCGCGCATACATCATCCATATCCATCATTATCATAGTATTGGTTTTGAAATCATTATTTCGAATAAATGATAATATTGAATTACGTGCATTAGAAATATTCTGCGTGCGAATTTGTGTCATGCTATTTACAGGATTTTCAATAACGAACATTTTATTTAACCAATTATCATTTTTATATTTTTTTAAAAGTAATAATGAATCGTCGTTAGAATGGTCGTATGAAATAACAATTCGAAAATCATCAAATAATGAAACTAATTGTTTAATATTTTCAAAAACGTCGGGTAAATATTTACCACAATTATAAACGCATCCACAAATATACGCGGTATTTGGATCGGGCTTTGTCTCGGTCTTTGTAGTAACATTTGATCTCATAGATTGTAGTTTATCATAAATAAGTTTATAATCTCGTTCTACCAATGAAAGACAATGATTTTTCGTTTCAATGAAATTTACTTTATAATTTTTTTCGAAATTGACATCATTATTAATATTATATCGTGGGTTTCCACCCATATTAACACTTAAATGACTATGTAATGGAAAAAAACAACCCATTTTTTTATAAATTTCATTAATCCAATCGTCACAAAACCAGTTCATTATTTCTTCAGGAAAATAATATCCGAAAAGATCCATATGTTTACGACTAACAAACGATTGAGTCAATATGCGTGAATTATTATTAATAGGCCCTGTCATACCAATATCATTATTTTCGTTTAATATTTTAATTGAATCATTTATCCACCCGGTTGTTTTAAATTCAATGTCATCACCACATTGGTAATAATAATCACAATTATCATCATACGCAGATTTAAAAAGAACATTCCACATTTTAGTTAAATGACCTTTTGCAATATCGTCCATATAAACAAAATGTATAGTTGTGTTTTTCATTATAGAAACAAATCGTTTAAATTGATATTGTTGATCTGAATTATCATATATTGGATCTCCTCGATCAATACCTATATATATATTATATTCATGTTCTTTATCAAAAGTAGTAAAAAATGTTTTAAGTGTCATTTGGAAGAGATAACTATCTTTAAAAGATTGCCAATCTCTATCTTTAGAAGTCGACGGAATAATAAGAGCAATTTTCATATTGTAATTAATATATAACTTTTTGTGTTTTTTTTATATAATAATCGAACATAATTTATTATGTAAAAATATATCATTCTTTGTATGAATTTATTTTTTGCATCCAATATTGTAATGTTAATTTTTCATAATTAAAAAGGAGGTCGAGATCTTTACGTTTAAATTCAATAACTGTATTATCTAATAATTCTTGATTCAATGAGGTCCAATCATCCAAAATTAAAACAGGGAGGTCTGAATACAAATTATCTAGTGGAGATGTTTTAACAATAGGAATACAACCTAAACATAAAGCTTCCCATGTTCTATGACAATCTAAACCATTTCCATGTGGTGAAACTACAAAAGCATATTCAGATTGATTTTTCCATGTATAAATTCTTTGTATTTTTGTAGGTTCATAATATATTACTTCATTCGGTATTTTTTCAATAGCATTTTTTCTGTCATACCCAAATTTTGTAGTAGTAAAAAAATGAAAATTACTATAACATTTGATTTTTCTTTCATAGAATGGTTTAGAATGTAATTTAATATTTTTTAAAAAATGTTCTTGATTTGTAGATGAAGTTTTAATACCCCACGTGTGATTTTGTTTCGACATTGTATGATAATCTAAACCTATTGGAATTTGTGTTATTTTTGAATGAGTCACGATACAATTTTGTGCGAACCAATGTAAAATTTTATCGGATTCTATAAATTTAATAAATTCTTCATTGGATGGAAATATATTATAAGGAACAGTAGAGTCACTATCACCAGTTACTAAAATAAATTTATGTTTAATATTTTCAAATAATTGCATAATAAAAAAGGGAATAGCAGAAGTTGCTATATAAATGACAGAATTATCTATTACTTTGGTAAAATCATAATCGTGTAAGTGACGAATATCGGAGATAGGTTCTATACTGTGAATGTCACATGCTTTTAAAATACCTCTAGAGGAGACATATTTACAATTATTTTCATCATCCATGTTTATTCTACAATAAATATATTTATCTTTTTATTATAATATTCGTTATAATTTATTTATTTTTACAAATAAATTATATATATTAGACCATTCATTGATTGCAATGAGTATTTCCACAATAAATGAAAAAACTACATTCACAGAAAATTTTACTTCAGAAGAAAAACGTGAAATAGCGAATAAAATAAAACCTATTACATTGGATTTGGTTGATCTCGAATACAACAAACTTAAAAATATAGGAAAAGACGCGGAAAATCAATCACCCAGATCGAGAATAGGAAACAATGTAGTAGATTATTTCACGTTTGTGGAGAGACTTCATACAAGGGGGAAATATAATTGTAATTATTTTGAGTTTATTCACAACATTGAGTTTTTTGAAAAAAAGAGATTCATACAGAATATGTTGGAATATTATAAAACCGTGAAAAACAAATCTGGAAAAAAAAACAAATATATTGTATGGAAAGAAACATATAATATATGTATTAGTGCCATAAACATAATACGACCCATTATGTATATGGAAATATATACAAAGTATAATGCTACTAGTGTATTGGATTTTTGTGCTGGATGGGGTGGAGCATTAATTGCTGCATGTGTTTTGGATATTCCAAAATATACAGGTATAGAATTAAATAACTCGCTACTAGAAGCTTATAAAAAATTACAGGCATACACGAAATCAAAAAATACAAAGACGTCTGTTGATATGATGTTTAAAAGTGCGTTGGATGTCGATTATTCTACACTAGACTATGATTTGGTTTTTACATCGCCACCTTATTATTTTATTCAAAAATATGAACGTAATGTTCCATACAAATCCAAAAAAGAAATGGATGAGTTATTTTATGGTCCACTTTTTTTAAAAACATATCAGTCTTTGAAACAAGGTGGTTATTATATTTTAAACATCAACAAAGAAATATATGAAAATGTGTGTATAGGATTATTCGGTGTATGTCATGAAATTTTCTTTTTGAAAAAAAGTCAAAGACAAAATGAGTATAAAGAAAATGTATATGTTTGGAAAAAACTGTCATGATTATCTTCTTATATTACGAATTAACCCATTCATATTCAATTTAGCACTAGTAGTTGCTTTTGGTTTAATACCCATGTAATTTGCATAATGAGGTGAATATTTATTAATTTGAGGAACAGGTTTTCGATTAAATTGTTGTGAATGTTGTGAATGTTGTGCTTGTTGTGAATGTTGTGCTTGTTGTGAATGTTGTGCTTGTTGTGCTTGTTGTGAATGTTGTGAATGTTGTGCTTGTTGTGGTGGAGGTCTATCATTTAAATTATAATTATAACCTGTATTTTCATATGGGTTCGGAGGGTTTATACCCAAAGAAATCATTTCTTTTCTCTCCTTGATAGTAGGATAATAAGGAATATTCGTCCATGATTCAGTTGATTGAGAAACCATATCCGCATCGCATTTTCTATTCATGTTGGGTTCTAGTATTTTCTTTTTGGGTTCTCTCAAATCATAATTATAAAATTCTTTAGTCTCGTTATTATAATCAAATGCAGTTTGAAAATGCGAAATATTTATAAAATAAATGTTTGGATTATCAACATTGTATAAATTATCTTTTGGATTTGTAGATGTTTCATCAATATTATATTGTAATTGATAGATAGTGTTTATACCATCGATTCCTTTGTCATTCTTTTCGCGAATGTAATCCTTTTTATTAATGATTCGAGTGATTCCATCAAACAAATGAAGAATTTGAGGACTTCCTATTGGGAAAAAATTAGATCTATCAATTACAATATTGTTTTTTTCACATCTTTTTTGTAAGCAACTGTCCTCCGATCCCCATCCCCAATAATTTGGATATCCATTTATATCTTCAAAATCAACACCTTTAATAACAACTATCCCGCCCAATGTATATTTGAATCCATAATAATGCTTAACCACACCTATTGTGGTATCATAGTTAAATATTTTTGTAAAAGGTATAGTATCAATATCATTAAAAATAAACGTAATATTTTTATAATCATCTGGGTATTTTTCTTTTATTGCTAAAAACCCTATATTTTTTGTAGCACCACGATTGAAACTACGATTATCCGATTGATGAGAAAAATAAATTTCATAATCTGTAAAATCTTCCATTATATAGGACATGTATTTGCAAAAAAAAAATTTTTGTTCTTCTCTCTTTCTATACGGAACTATAAATACTTTATTCGGTATTTTCTTATTATCAGAACCAACGGACATTTAATTTTATAATTGTAATAATTATAAGTCATACTATATATTTGATTTTTATACTTAATATCCATATTTTTTTAAGATAACTTCTGGAACTATATCGTACTTTAATTTTTCTAATTTTTTAAAGCACTTGTTAATAGTTACTTCACTAATTTCACTTACCATTTTAATATCTTTTTTACTAATATTTAATTTACATAATTGAGATATAAAATATACTATTCCCGCTGCAATAGAATGAGGAGTATTTTCTAACATCAATCCATTTTTTTCAATTTTCATGGATATGAATTGACATAATTTAGTGAGTTCGTTATTGATGTTTAATTTACTACAGAATCGTTCAATAAAAGATTCTGGTCTTGTCATACAAAACAATGTTTTTTCCTTATTATCCATGTCTTTCTCTAAATTGTTAATAATTGTAATTGCATTTTTACACCCTTTTGTTGCATTCGTAACATCCAGGTTGAAAATACCCGCTATTTCTTTTGCAGTTCTAGGATAGTTGTTGATTTTACATGAAATATAAATGGATGCTGCTAAAATACCTTCTCTATTATCTCCTCGAAATGAAAAGTCAAAATCGGATATTTTTTTATGATAACGAATAGCATCATCTATTATGCGTTTTGGAATACCTGCATTTTGAGACATAATAGTAATCGTTTGAAATTCATCATATTGTGATTTTTCTTTGTAAGGCATCGATTGCCATTCTGTATAACGCCGTATTTTAATCATTTCATAAGAAGAAGGTCCATTACATAGAATCTTGCATCCATAAGACGATTCTTGCAACAATGGATTAATAGGCAAACCACATCGTGTAGGATCACTATTTTGATTGTCATCAGCACCGTAATATCTCCATTCAGCTGATTGATCTATCAAATCTTTATAAATGATTCCACAGTTCTTGTTAGTACATGTAAGAAAACCTTCATCTGAAAATGCTAATAATGAATCACATTGGTCGCAATTTTCTCTGTCACCACATGAACGGTATATACATTCTAAATTTTGTTCTTCAGACGTTTTATTTAATACTTCAGAATCGAAAATATTCCACAATTCTTTTTTATTAATATTGTTGGTTTTGTTTTTGTTTCTATGGGTTCCATCATGTGATTTTGTTGTTTCAATCATATTTATAGAAACTATATTATCACTTTGATATAATTTAAATATAACTATACAACTAATATCTTTAAAATTCCATATAAATATATTTTTAAGTCAATTTTATTTATATTGTTTTCGCATATTATATTAATCATAACCGATACAATGAACCTTATATGTTTTTCTTCTAGTTTTTTATTTTTGATAACAGCAGTATTAGCTTTATATAGTAAGTACTATGTTTATGGTATTTTATTCTTATTTTTATTAATTACATCGATATTATTTCATAGTTGGACGACGAGTTATACAATTCTATTAGATAAGGTTAGTATTATGGCGGTAGTTATTTATGGTGGTTATTTATTTTATAAAAAATGTATGTCAACTCCATTGAATCGTAGAATTATAATATTGCGGATTTTAGTATTATTAACATTTTTTATAACAATTTATTTGTATTGTTATGGATATTATAACAATCAATATTGTTTTGATAAAGATAGAAACACTGCTAATTTTTATCATGCATTTTTACATTTAGTATCATGCTACGGACATAATCTTATAATTATATTGTAATAGTAGAGAGATAGAACAGTGTAATTTATGTAAAAATAAAATATAAGTTATTATATATAAACATAAATTGTAATTAAATATACTAATATGGGTAATAATTTATCTAATCCAAATCAATCAACCACATCATCATTGTCTTCTATGGATGATTTAAGTGATCTTGAAAAGAAAAAAATATTGAAAGATCATGATTTTAGCTATATATTAAATTATATTGCAACAAGATATATTTTGACAATGGATTTTCAAAGTTTAAAGAATTTACAAGATCCAAAATATTGTGACGAAATGATTATTCTTACATCAGACATAATTAAAAAGTATTATAATGAACGCGAAGTAGAATTTTTACAACAAAAAATCGAACAAGGACAACAAGTAAATAAATTGACAAAGGACAAAATACTTTATTTTGACAAAAATAATTTATCTAAGAAAGGTGTTGATAGTAATTTGAAAAAAAATAGAATGTGTATTGGTATAGCCAAATTTTATATTAAAATAGCACATATTTTTTCAGCAATAGTTATGACAGTAAATCCTATTTACGTTTATAAAGATTACAATCAAAATACTATAAAAAAAACATTATTAGAAAAAAAAGACATACCAAAAGGTTCCGAACCAAAAATAGAAAAAATGGGTATTTGCAATGCTCGATTTGAATTATTGAATATTGGAAATAATTATTTGAATAAAATGAATGCAGTGAATGTTAAAAATACAGAATACGATGAAGATGGTAATATAATAACTGGTTATAATCCAGATAGTAGTGAAAATAGCATACGTTTGAAAAAAAAATATTGCAATAGTAATAAAAAAATTTCAACAGACAGATCAAAGGAAAATCTATCAGATGAACCTGGAATCCCAGAATTAAAATATTTGTATTATGATAAATATGATTATGAAAAAGGTGAATACAATAATATGACAGATGAAACTCGTAAAAGATTTAGAAATGACTTGTTTTTATTTTTTAAAACTTTTACAGGAATAGAAGATAAGATTAAGTCAAGAAATTCAGATTTAAATGAAAAACAAATAAACGAACTAATTTTACAAGAATTTAATAGACAAGATATAAAAAGTTTTAGTGATATAAAATTAAAAGACTATGGCTCAACATTTGAAAGTATATGTTCTGATAACAACAAGAAATTTGAATACATAAATAAAAGATCAGATAATATATCGTCTATCAATAATACCCCCGACAAAAATGATAGTAACAAATCGGATTATGCTAAACAACAGGATTTTTTGAAAAAATATGCGGATAATTTAAAAAACATGTTGAGTAGTATGAACGCCGAACAAGAAAAAATATTAAATATATTGAATGAATTATTTGTTTATGTTGTTGATGGAGATAAAAAACAAATTATTATTAATCCTGAATTAAGAAATGAATCATTAGATGAACTAGTTATAAAAACTCGTGAAATAATAATAGGGTTATATTTACAATGTGAAAGTGATTATATTGAAGGACTAAAATTATATCAGGCGTTGATTGAAAGTCAAATGTTTGTTAATGAGAAATCAAAAGAAAAAAATTTGAATGATGATAAATCAAGATTATATAATGTGTATACATCAAATAACAAACCTATGAATATATTCTCTACAATCCCGTCAACATCATCATCATCATCATCATACTCTTCGCCATTATCTTTTTCGCCATTCTCTTCGTCATCATCTTCTTCGTCATTCTCTTCTTCGCCATCATCATCATCATATAATTATAATCGTGATCGGGAAAGGGAAAGGGAAAGGGAAAGGGAAAGGGAAAGGGAAAGGGAAAGGGAAAGAGAACGACAACGAGAACGAGAACCACAATGGGAAAGAGAACGAGAACCACAATGGGAAAGAGAACGAGAACCACAATGGGAAAGAGAACGAGAACGAGAACGAGAACGAGAACGAGAACGGGAACGACAACGACAACGAGAACGAGAACGGGAACGAGAACGGGAACGGGAACGAGAAAGAGAACGGGAACGAGAACGGGAACGGGAACGACAACGACAACGAGAAAGAGAACGAGAACGTTACACGTATAGTAGTGAAATATGATGAATAGGATGAGTAATAAAATAAATAAAGTTAGCTAATTTAGAAAATATCATTAATTTTTCATAATGATATAACATCATTATGAAAAAAAATAATATTACAATATTATAACATACATGCTAAAAGACGAATATACAAATAATACAAATAATACATTTCCTATTCCTAAAATAATTCATACTAGTTTCAAAACATATGAATCTATTCCAAAAGAGTACAATGAAGTTTTTAAAAGTTGGAAAACAACTAATCCTGATTGGGAAGTAAAATTTTATTCATATAATGATAATGATATTATGATAAAAAAAAACTTCCCTTGGTTGTATGACACATATAATAACTTTTATTTTGACGAACAACGATTAGATATGGCCAAAGCATGTTATTTATATTTATATGGTGGTTTATATGTAGATGTTAATTATTTACCTTTGGCAAATATTGATCCTCTTTTTTATAATTCAAATGATGAATTGTATTTTGCATACAACAACAACGCACAAAATTCAATAGTTACATCATTCATGGGGTCTAAACCGAAAAGCAGTTTTTGGTTAACATATTTAAAAAATATAATAGGTGATAAAGGATTTATTTTAAATACTAAATATGGAATTATTAATTCTACTACCGGGTCACAAAAATTTACTGATTTATTAGAAAGCTATAATGGTACAGTCGGAAAATTACCATATAATGACATTAATAGTTGTACTGAATGCAATGAAAATTGCAATCAAAGTTTTTATTTTCATGTTATTAATAACGGTAATATAAATGGACGATTTTTCTCTGATATCGATGTCGTTTTATTCAAATTCATATATTGTTTTCTAAAAAAAAATTGGTTTCTTATAACATTCACAATATTTATAGCTATTATAGTTTTTTTTATATATTTATGGTTGACATATAAAACTGTTTTAATGATACCGACCTTTTTATTTTTCATTTATAAAAAAATCACAAAAAATGCAAATGATATAGTTGGTAATGTTAAAAAAGAAATAGGAGATAATGTAAGTAATTTATCACATTTCATAAAAAAATCACCATCTAAACAAAGTAAAAAAAAAGAGAAAAAAGAATGAAAAAGTAAAAATATAAAAATAGAATAATTGTATATTATATCTCTACTATAATATATAAACATGTATGTATTTAACATTAATAAATCTAGTATTCATTTGATAGCAGTTTCATTTATAGTATATATTTTTGTAAATATGATAGAAAACATAATACATTATAATATAGGTAAATTTAGCAATCGAGATGGCTATCATTTCGATATCCCAACCAAAAAAGATTGGATAAGAATAATAGTAATAATGGTTATTTTTGCATTATTGCAAGGGTTTCTTACCTATTATTTCAACCGTGTAAAATAGTATTATCAAGATGAAAAGTTATGAAAATATAAAGTGTTCTTATTTTTTTATAATTAAATTTAATTTATATTTATATTTTCTAAAGTATTCTTATTTTGTTCTCTAAATCATCGAACAATTCATCATTATATATTAATTTACCGGATGGTTTATAAGAATTAATCGGAGTATATTTTTTATCATCTTTTGGCTTGGTTTGTATATTTTTTGTGTTATTGCCATTGGGTCCATTACTGTAATCATTATTTGTAATATATCTCGTATCATCATGATCTTGTGTAACCTTTTTACCATATTCATCTAAAACAATCCCAGTTTTTGATTTTATTTCATTTCTCACATAAGAAGGCACCCAATGTTTCCAACAAATAAAAATTGTATTAGGATGATAATACCGTACAATAAATCCATTGGTCTTTAATTTATCAATTAAATAAGCAATAAGCGTACCTTGATCGTATTTAGGAACACCTATAATTATTTCGGGTACTACATACCAACAAAATTGTTCGTCTATTTTTTGCCTGGAGATAGTTTTAATTTTCACATGAATACGATTTAATATTTTATTAAATAATTCTAATTTGTTTAAATCCATTTGTTGTTTTTTTTCATATAAGCTGTCAATGTTTATTTTTTCAGTAAAATCGACCGTATTTTCTAGAGTAAATATATTTGCCATGTTATAATATCTTATAACTATTATTCCTAATACAGAAAATATAGAAAAAAATTATCGAAAATGTTTTTATATATAAACTATTATGACAATTAAAAATATTGTATTGTCTGGTGGATGTCACACGTTATATCAATCGTTAGGTATTATCCAAACGTTGGTAAAGAATGATGTATTGAAAATAGATAATATTGAAAAAATTTATGGTACATCAGCTGGTGCTTTATTAGGAGCAATTTTATGTTTAAAATTTGAATGGGATATTTTAAATGAATATTTTTTGAATAGACCATGGCATGATGTCTACAACATAGATATCAATACAATTTTTTCCATATTTAATAAAAAGGGATTTTTTAATAGAAATCAAATAGAATTATCATTTAAACCGTTATTACATGCAAAAGATTTAGATTTGAATATTACATTAAAAGAATTTTATGAATACTCCAATATTGAACTGTATGTGTATTCATTTGATATCAATTATTTTAAATTAGAAGAAATTAGTTATAAAACAAATCCAGATTTATCATTAATAACCGCATTATATATGTCATGTGCATTACCGATTTTGTTTTCTCCAGTTTGTATTGATGATAAATGTTATATAGATGGTGGTTTTGTTACAAATTATCCTTTAAATTTTTGTATACAACAAACTAGCAATCTAGATGAAATATTAGGATTAAAAAATGTATTTGATTGTCAAGATATATGTCAAGCAACTACAAGTGAAACAAATACCGGTGAAACAAATAAAAGTGAAGCAAATAAAAGTGAAGTAACTACAGGTGAAATCAATGATAGTTCTTCTTTATTTGATTTTTTTATCACTTTTTTTCAAAAAGCCGTATTAAATTTACAAATTGATAAATTAGAGCAAAATATAAAACATGAAATAAATTGTCAATGTCGACCTGTAACATATACATTTTTTAATCAATTTATATCATCATATGAAGTAAGGAAACAATTATTAGAAAACGGAATAGAATGTGCTAGCCAATACATACAAAAATTATCAGACGAAAACGTGAATCATGATACGAATGACAAAAAATAAATATATAATAAAATAATTATTCTAAATGATTATTTTATCTAACATGATAAAGTTTTACAGTGAAAATGTATTTATAATACACTATTTAAAAATTGAGTTAATGATTGTTGTGTTGGTTTAGCATCAAAATCTATAACCTGGTTACCCTTTACTAATTTAATAGTAGGATACCCTTCTATTTTGTATTGGTCGACCATTTGTTGAATTTTTGGAGTTTCGGTAGTACAATTTGTTTCTGTGAATGTAACAGTATAACCGTTTATTATTTTACCATTATATTGTGATTTTACTTTTTCCCATTCAGGTAGAGCGGTTTTGCAATGTGGACACCAGTCAACATAAAATAACATTAATTCTGCTTGATTAGTATTTCCAGTAGATGATTCATTATAGACTTCAGCTGTATTCATATTGTTTTTTTTTAAACTAGGTTTAATGTAATAGATATAAATAGAGTACCCAATTATAATTAGAATAACTGCAAATATAACGTAAGTAAAAGTTGTCATCATATTGGATGTACCAGGTTTTATAGCACCACCAGCCATAGCAGTAACAGTATTTTTATTAAAGAATGATTTTGCTTTATTTGCTATCTCTTGAAGTTTTTGAAGAACCATTTTGTGATTTTGCTATCTATATTTATATATAGCATAGAATAAAATACATTAATAATTAAACGAATCTTTATACTAAATCTAAATACTTTGCTTTATTATGTTTTACATTTATACAATCATTTTTTTTGCAATCATTAATATTAACAATAATATAAAAAATGAGAATAGATAACTGCATATTATATTTGTTCTAATATTACTATTTTCATTGCTGGTAAAATTTGAATCAGAAAATACGGAAATATCTAATTTTTTTGCTATATCGTAACTGGATATAGTATTAATAATAAATGCGTAAGATAATATTAGAATAGCTATTACTTTTCCTACAGTTGAAACTAGTAAAAATTTACTTAATGGTGTCATAAAAAATAAAATAATAATAACAATGGAAATACTTATGCATATAGATGCGTTTTTTGTTGAATTTAGATAATTTGAAATGTCATTATTCATCTTTGTAATAGATTATATACAAATAGAATTAAAATTTATTGATTTAGAAAAATATATATATTATATAAGCTAAATATATTATATATTAATATTAAATTAAATTTATATTTACGTTCTTAAATGAAAAATAAAACCAGAAAACGAACATCAACACGTAATAGGGTATATAAAAAAAACGATTTTGTAAGCAGTGATGGTATGTTAACAACAGTATGGGGTCCAAGTATTTGGCATTATTTACATATAATGAGCTTTAATTATCCAGTGCAACCTACAGATGATGATAAAAAACATTATTATGATTTTATGATTAATCTTCAAAATGTATTACCATGTAAATATTGTAGAGAGAACCTCAAAAAAAACTATAAAGAATTACCACTTACTCAAAAACATATGGAAAATAGGGAATCTTTCTCTCGATATGTATATAATTTACATGAATTGATTAATAAAATGTTGCATAAAAAGAGTAATTTGTCTTATTGTGATGTGCGTGAAAGATACGAACATTTCAGAGCTAGATGTACTGAAGAAAATCGTACTGTGTTTAAATTTAATAAAACAATGAAGAGACAACTTAAAAAAGAAACCAAACTATCAGAAAAAGGTTGTACGGAACCATTGTTTGGAAAAAAATCGAAATGTGTAATAAAAATAGTTCCTCAAAATAACAAAACTTCGACATTTCAAATGGATAAAAAATGCATTAAAACTAGAGGGTAATATTATACTATAAAGATGTAATATATTGTTTATTGTAAACATAAACATAAACAATATATTTAGGCTGTAATTTACATACCAAATTGACTAAAATCATTTAAAACTGGTACTGGGATATACTCTTCTGACAGAGTATCGTAATTTGGTACTTTTTTACAATCAAAATTAGGTTGCGGACAGCGAGCACAAGCAGGACATGGAGGACATGTTCCTTTTTCACCATCAATGTTGCATGGAAGTATAGGACACGCAGGACAAACAGGAGGAACAACTTCAGATTTTAATATGTATAAATCTTCTGATCCCGGTGGTATTTGGTTGGCAGGAATACCAGGAGGTAAAGAACTACTGTAATTATAAGCAGTTCCGCTACCACTACCAGACATGGTTGTTGAAGAGGTTGTTGGATACGTTGTTGGATAGGTTGTTGGATAGGTTGTTGGATAGGTTGTTGGATACGTTGTTGGATACGTTGTTGAAGAGGTTGTTGGATACGTTGTTGAAGAGGTTGTTGGATACGTTGTTGAAGAGGTTGTTTGATTAGCAGAAGAGTCGTAACTAGTAGTAGGAGTAATAGTAAATAAAATTATATTACCATTAGGCATAGTTACTTCTAAAGCATAGTTTCCGTTACTTCCATTAATAAAAATAGCTTTTCCACCATTTGCACCATAATAAATGGTTATATATATATTATTACTGCTTACTGGATTATTTGCTTTGTATATTGTGGTTTGGCCGTTTGAATAAGTAATTATTATATAGTATGAATCAGCAGTTTGGACTATTTTTGCTGTAGCGCCATATGGACCATAATAAATAGTACTTGTAATTTTATTACTTGAACTGGCAGGAGGATATACGTATGAACTAGTTGTATCATATGAATTACTTGTATCGTATGGCGTATTGTTAATATAATTCGCATTATATGTTTGTGGATTATTAACAGTAAATAAAAATACATTACCATTAGGCATCGTTACTTCTAAAGCATATTGTCCGTTAGATCCATTATTAATAAATACAGCTTTTCCACCATTACTACCATAATAAACAGTTACATATATAGTATTGGGTGTAACATTTGTATTAGATGTATAAATAACAGTTTGGCCGTTTGGATAAGTTACAATTATGTTATACGAATTAGCAGTTTCAACAACTTTGGCAGTAGCACCATTTGGACCATAATATAGGGTAGAAACTGACAACCCAGAATAATGATTGTAATTATCATAGTTTGGATTATAGTTTATTGGTTGTGTTGTAGGCCATGTATTGTATTTTGGATAATTGTTATTGGTATAATAAGGTGTTTTTGTAACAGTGAATAATTCAATTGTACCATTCGGTAAAGTAATTTCAATGGCAGTGTTACCATTATCAACCTTAATTACTCTTGCTATACCTCTGTTAGTGCCGTAAAATACAGTTAATTCAAAAGATGATGATGATGATGATGCTGTGTATATGGTGTAATTACAACTACAATCTATCATACTGCCACTAGCATCATTTCCACTAACATCGTTGCCACTAACATCGTTACCACTGCAATCATTACCACTACAATCACTAACAATAATCGAATATTTATTTCTCGCATTTTTTACAATTTGCGCGGTATTTCCATTGGGACCATAATAAGTAGCTACAGTATTTAAATTTCCACCACTAGTGGTTGTGTTTTTTGTAAAACCCTCTTTGTGGTTAATTCCACAATTACCTCCTAAAAATGAACATAATATTAATCCTAATAATAAAATGACAAAAAGTAATAATGCTTTGTATTTAAAATTCATTCACCCTATTTATATAAATTGTATGTAGTATATAGTATATAGTGAAAAAAGTTTGTTATATTAAAAATATAATTGATTTAATATATAATTATTACGACAATCGAGAAAAAATCATGGAAATCGAAAAAAAAACACTCATCCCAACACATTTACAGTCTTATTATAATGATGATCCCACCATAATTGAGATTGGTGTAGATGAAGCTGGAAGAGGTCCGCTTTTTGGACGTGTTTATACTTCTGCTGTTATATTACCGTATAATCAAAAAACCACTGATTCTCATAGTAATTTCGATTTTTCAAAAATAAAAGACAGTAAAAAATTTCATTCAAAAAAGAAAATAAATGAGGTTGCAAATTATATTAAAGAAAATGCTGTTGCATGGACCGTAGCTTACATAGATGAATCTATTATAGACGAAGTGAATATATTACAAGCAACACAACTTGCAATGCATAAATGCATCAATGAAATCATACAAAATAACCATATGTCACCAGAAAATACATTGTTACTTATCGATGGAAATTATTTTAAACCGATTGCTATGTTTGATAAAATAACCAATAAACTACAAACATATAATTATGTTTGTGTAGAAGGAGGAGACAATAAATATGCATCGATTGCTGCTGCATCCATATTAGCTAAAGTAGCGAGGGATGAATATATCCAAGAATTGTGTGATAAACATCCGTATTTAATTGAAAATTATGGAATAGATAGCAATAAAGGATATGGTGCAAAAAAACATTTGGATGGTATAAAACAACATGGTATAACCATTTGGCATAGAAGAACTTTTGGTATTTGCAAAGAATATGTCTAATAATAACAAGAATAAAAAAACCTACATAAATATAAAATTGATTTACTATTTTTAATTGACATATATAAAAACAAATATAGAGATTACCAATTTACATACATATACATATACATATACACAATCATAGAACAACATCAAAATGTTTGTATTAGTTTTTGATACAGAGACAACCGGATTGCCAAAAACAAAGGTAATTAATCAAAACACTCTTACTAGTTGGCCTTATATCGTACAATTAAGTTATATACTATACGACACAGAATCAAATAAAATAATTAAAATCAGCGATAATATTGTAAAAATACCAGAAAATATAGAATTGACAAAAGATAGTATTGCAATTCATGGTATTGATAGAAATAAAATGAATGAAAATGGTAAATCAATCGTAGAAGTATTGCAAGAATTTCTAACCACTATTGATTCAATCGACTTGATAGTAGGTCACAATATAGATTTTGACATTAATATGATTATTGTAGAAATATATCGATCCGCACTTGATGCGAACAATTGTTGTATAACAAAAATTAATTTACCGATTGTAGTCCAATTGCAATATATGAAAAGATATTGTACGATGAAAAATAGTATGGAATTGTGTAATATTAAAAAAATAAATAAAACGAGTGGAAAAGAATATGTAAAATTTCCTACACTATCAGAGACATATCAACAATTATTTAATGAAAAACCAAATAATATGCACAATTCATTGCATGATATTTATGCTTGTTTTCGATGTTATTATAAATTACAATATAAAAAAGATATATGTCAAGCAGATGACGATTTTAATAAATTATTGCGTGATGCATTATAAATAAAAATATATATAAAAAATTAAATTTTACCTCTAGATAATACGTTTATACTTTTTTCTTTTGGCTCAAAATATAGAGATATTCTCTCCGCAACAGAATGAACGTCACATTCACCACATGTAAATATATCAATTGCTATAAAATTTTTTTCAGGCCAGGTATGAATACTTAAATGTGATTCACCTAATAAATATAACGCAGTAAATGCACCATTTATTTTTTTATTTTCGACAATCAAATCAAAAAAATGCACGTTTTTTGCCAACAATGTAATATTTGATGTAGATAATACATATTCAATAAAATGTGTAAACATATGAAAATTTTCTACTGTAATACTTTGAAGAATATTACTATCAACACCATACAAATCTAATATAACGTGTTTACCTACTGTCATTTACTATATTATATAGTATTTTCTCTCTAAACAATATTTTATATTTATATTTATATTTATATTTATGATAAATTATAATACTACAAGATAAAAACTTGTTGTATTATTAGATCAATATGTGATTTAATGTTTGCTCTTTATTTTTTGCCGTTGCTGTTATTTTTGAAAAAATCAATACATCTTGTTATCAAGATATTACCATATTCATATGGTATGTTGGATTCAACTATATGCGAAACATATTCAAATAAAATTTTACAACAAATAAAAAAAGGAAGATACGAATAATTTTTACCAAAAATAAATAAATAAAGTAAATATTCTTTTACAAAATCAAAAAATACAACAATACTCATTTTTTGTCTTGTTACAGCAAATATTATTACACCAATAATTCTATATAAAACAAAAAATAATAAAACCTTATCTAATTTAAAAAATACAAATAAAAGTGAATATGAAATTGCATCAATTATTTTATCGGTAATTTTATAATAATATGTTTTAAAACATCCTCCATAATAACCGTCATATTTATACATTATATTCCACAATCCATCTTCCAAGTCTAATAAGGTTAATAATATTGGTAATATAAGAAATAAATATTTTTTGTTGAATTTATTGTCTATAAATTTATATAAAATAAAAAATGCTATTATGGTTGTTATTACACGTAAGATCATTCCATAGTTACTATATTTTTTACATTCATCTAATGTTATTTCCATATAATATGCCTAGATATTTTACAATATAATTTATATGAAATAAATTATTGCATAATTATGCAGAGCACATTTCACATATTTCATCTCCATTGTTATCGTTGTCATGTTTATCCGGTTCTACTGTAAATTGTTGTGCTTGATGTTTGGCTTTTCTTCTTAAATAATAAATACCAGTTTTTAATCCTTTTTTCCATGAGTAGAAATGCATGGAAGTCAATGTATTATAATTCGGATCTTCTAACCATAAATTTAAACTCTGTGATTGACAAATAAATGCGCCTCTATCTGCCGACATATCAATCAAATGTTTCATGGGTATTTCCCAAACAATTTTATATTTCTCTCGAATACGCTCCGGAATCATCGTGAGTTGTTGGACGCTACCCTTGTTTGCGATAATATTGTTTTTAATCTTATCATTCCATAATCCTAACTCGATTAACTCATTCATTAAATATTTATTCACCACAACAAATTCACCCGCCAACGTTCTTCTACTATATATATTACTAGTTATAGGCTCAAAACATTCATTAAAACCTAATATTTGTGATGTACTTGCAGTAGGCATAGGAGCAATCAACAACGAATTGCGTAATCCATATTCTATTATATACTCTTTAAGAATAGACCAATTATATCGTTCATTTGTCATGTCAATTCCCCACATATCAAATTGCAAGACGCCCTTTGAAGCAGGTGATCCTTCAAAAGAACTATATGCACCTAAATGATTGTTATAAGTAATATTCCTTTTTTCAGCGTTTATCAGGTTTATCGATTCATTATCATAAATAAAATAATCATCATCTTCATCTTTATGATATTCATTCGTATTTGTGTCATTATCATATTCAAATAATAATTTTTTATAAAGAGGATGAGATTTGAATAATTTAACGCGTTCCATTGCTAATTCATTACTTCTCTCCAATGCACCATGGTAAATGGTTTCAAATATGTTTTTGTTGATTACTTTGGCTTCTTCACTATGATATGGAATATTCATCATAAAAAATACATCCGCTAATCCTTGCACGCCAATACCTATGGGTCGATGTAATAAATTACTGCGTTTTGTTTTTTTAGTTGGGTAAAAATTAATATCGATAATTTTATTCAGATTGGTTGTTACCACTTTTGTAACATGATGTAACCTTTCATAATCAAATTCTTTGGTGGTTTCATCGACAAAAAGTGGAAGTGCGATACTTGCCAAATTACATACAGATGACTCTTTATCGTCAGAGTACTGCACTATTTCCGTACATAAATTTGACGACATAATGGTGCCAAGATTTTTCTGATTTGATTTTTTATTTACATGATCTTTAAATAATAAATATGGAGTCCCTGTCTCCATTTGTGCGTCTAAAATTTTAAACCATAAATCGCGTGCGTTTACTATTTTTCTTGATTTACCAGAACTTTCATATTGCATATAAAGTTTATTAAACGCATCTCCGTAAATGTTATGTAATCCCGGACATTCATTCGGACAAAAAAGCGTCCATTTTCCATTATCTTTAATGCGTTCCATAAAAAGATCAGGAATCCAGAGAGCATAAAATAGATCACGAGCTCTTAATTCTTCGTCGCCGTGATTTTTTTTCATTTCTAAAAAATCTTCAATATCAGCATGCCATGGTTCAAGATATATTGCGAAACTTCCATTTCTTTTTCCACCCTGATTTATGTATTTTGCTGTATCATTAAAAACACGCAACATAGGAACAATACCTGTTGATTTACCATTTGTTCCATTTATGAGTGAACCATTTGCTCGTACATTATGAATATGAAGACCTATTCCACCCGCCCATTTTGATATGTTAGCGCAATCCTTCAATGTATTAAAAATACCATCTAAACTATCTTCTTCTAATCCAACTAAATAACATGAACTTAATTGCGGACGCCTAGTTCCAGCATTAAAGAGAGTAGGAGTTGCATGCGTGAAATATTTTTGTGACATTAAATCATATGACTCTTTAATTGCTTCTATGTCATCACCATGAATACCAATAGAGACACGTAACCACATGTGTTGTGGTCGTTCAATAATCTTATCATTGACTCTAAACAAGTAGGCACGCTCTAATGTTTTAAATCCAAAATAATCAATCAAGTAATCTCGATTATAATCAATCAAGTATTCCAATATTTCCGCGTTTTTATTTATATTCTGCCACGTTTTTTCTGAGATTAATGGATTATGAATACCATGTATGTCTTTAGATTCATACAAAGTTTTCATTGCAGTCAAAAAAGACGATGGTGTATTTTTCTGATGATTCGAAATAACTATACGACCTGCTAATATGCCATATTCTGGACTTTTTGTAGAGAGAGACGCACACTGTTCTGCAGTTAATTCATCGATTTTAGTAGTTGGGATTTTATCGTACAATTGATCGATGACTTTTATAACCAATGATGAATAGTTTATATTAATATTTGCTTCATTCCCAATTTTTTTAACACGATTTAAAATTTTATCAAATGCAACATCTTCTAATGTACCATTGCGTTTCAAGACACGCATTTCAGTATGTGAGTTGTTGGTAATGTTTTTGTAGATTTTTTCATTTGTTTCACTTATAGACATTTTATTTCTATGATTACTAAATAAATAATTTTAATATTTTTAACAATAATATTATAATTTATTTTTACTATAATATTATATAACTATTATATAAATCAATACATATCATGAAATACATAAAATGGGGTGTGTTAATTGTAATTATTATAATTATTGTGTTGTTTTCAATATGTTTAAAAAACATTAATTTTCGCACTGAAGGTTTTACAGGAAGCAAACCACTGTATAAAAGCAATTTAGCGTATTCTGATTTTGCAATGGATGCAAATGGAAATTATACATCAACCCCAAGCGTCCAAGGTGATTATTTATTAGATGGTTATTATCCTAAATCAAAAACATATGGTGTTCGCGACATTAATAGTAGTGATGTATGGTGGCATTATCCACAATTTCAAGTAGGATCTTACGAACAAGAAACAAACAATATTCGTTATTCTATCAATCCTGATTTAGGTGGTTGTATGCCGGTTGAAGTTTGTAATACTATGTATGATAACAATCCTAATACCCCTTCCAATATAATAAAACAATTGCCACCTGTATGTAAAATAAGCAAGACAACATCTCGAAATGGATATTTTGTGACACCTGGCAATCTAAATAATTTTTATAATGAAACTGAATAAGTAGAAATGGATTTGTTGTTTACTTCATATTATATTTGCTTTCATCAAATGTATTTGGTTTATGTATTGAGTTTGATTTTGAGTTTGAGTTTGATACTACTAATTGTACGGTTTTTATTGTATTGTTTGATATTGTTTCTTTGTCTAACATTGCTTCACCAGTATCGGAATTTATTTTTATCAAACACAATGGTTTTTCTAGATCAGTGTTTTCTATCCGATTTTTTGTTTGTTTTTTGTTCGATTTTGGTGCTCTATGTTCGTAACCATGTACGCGCTCATATTCAACTGTTTTCCATAATTCTTCTAAAAAATGTACGTTTTCATTAAACCATTTTGTATTTCGTTTAATTAAAACGCAACTAAAACAATCTAAACGCCAATATAAATTTTTAATCCATGTATAACCTAAACCGGATGATTCCAATGATTCCATCTCAGTCTCTTCCCATTTCTGAAAATCTATATATGTTTTAATATCCATAGGTTTATATACATAATATGGATTTCCTTCTTTGTTAGCAAAATACATAATAACTCCTTTATATTCGTCTTTAGATGTTTTATCAATAAGTTGGATATTGTGAGAATCTCCTGGACCATTTGTATCCATTAAAAAGGCATTCTCATTTTCATATTCAATAAAACGAGTTTCTAGAAAATCACATTCATCCAAATCACACGTTTCCATTTGTATTTGTGTTTGGACCCAATACTCTTTTTTAGGTATTCCTGTAATTTCTCTATTTACAATGTTTTTAATTTCCAACATAACGCCATATTTTTCACTATTCGGTTCAATATTAATTCCATCAGGAGAAGCACCTAAAAAAGAGTACTGCTCGTGTTTGATGCATCCAAAATCACCAACTTTTGTGTCATATATATATTCATACAACATTACTGATACAGGTTCATATTTTTGTCCCCAATGGAATGGTGTATGAATATTGACCTGTTTGTTTTGATATTGTGTATCTGAAGATCCACCACATGAAGTTTTAATTGGTTGACATTTTTCATATATTAATTGATTTTTCATAGAATCCGATTCAAAAGCTTTGTATGCATTACTTGCAGTTATTAAATTATGTCTAAATTCATACCACTCATTCGTGCGTTGTTCTGGTTGAGGTTTTGATTTCAAATAGGTTATTATTTTAGTAATATCTTCTTTGTTTTTTGTGCTGTTTTGATTGTTTATTTCGAGAGAACGTTCCGGAATAAAACATGTATAAAATATGTCAAATGCAAAATCGATAATTTCATTTAATTCATCTTCAACTGTTTCATTGTATGTAAAATAATATTCCGGACATAGATAATTTTCATATTGTTCGTATATGATATCGGATATATCTTCGTATATTATGTTATCAAAATCAGGATCGGCAATAATATTTGTATTTTCTTCGACGTAGTCGTTTATTATTTTCAATACATATTCTATTAATTCATATTTATCTTCTTCTGTAAAAACAGATATATACGATTCTGGTTGGATTTTATCCAAGATGTTTTCTAATTCTCCTTCATTCATTGTAAAACTAAATAGATATATACTTATAAATTCACAAATTTCTTTTATATTTTAATATTTATATATATTAGTACTCAATATATTCCCATCTCTAATATAATACATATAAATGTCTAATAAGTTAAAAGTTGGTATTTATTATGTTAATAGTAAAGATATTACTATAAATAAATTAGACTATTCAGAAGTAGTTAAAATTACATCAGAAACTATAAAAACAAGTATTGATATACTTACGGGAAATAATTATATTGTATCAAAAAGAAAAATAACGAACGACGTATCAACCTTAAACTATATAATTAGTGCGTCTGGTATGTATGGAGAATATTGTGGTACAAATGACAACAACAATTTCATTTTTAAAGTATTACAAAATACAACAATTATAGATGATAAAAATAACATTGCAATCATTGTTCCTGTCAATACAAAAATAACTCTTTCAAAAATTAGTAGTAATGGTTATCAATTTGTAAAACAAGATAAACTGATTAAAATTAATAATAATAGTAGCGAATTACAAAAAACTGTTAATAAAGTTATTAATAATACATACAGTTCTATTAGAAATATAGGAAATACAGAAAATGTTATGAAATTACCAAATAACGGTGGAGAGAAAAAAAAATACAGAAAACCACGAAAATATATGGCATCTAAAAAACATAATCCCAATAAAATACGCAAAACACGCAAAAACAGATAAAGTGTAATTTAGTTTGGATCCTCATTATCTGGTTCTTTTATAGATATTAATTTTTTATTATGATTAGGCAAATTTTTAAGCGTGGATAATCGTTTATCTATATTTTTAAGAGTAAAGTGTTTTTTTTGTTTATTATAATTTAATGCCGGTATATTTTTAATCATTCCACTTTCTTTATCGTATATGACATCTTTAACACGTATTAATTTCTTTTTATCTATACAATCTTTTAAAAAAATGATAAGTAGCTTTTCTTCCTCATTTGTCAATGAATTTTCGTCTTTGTATTTATTTACATATTCTAATAATTTTTTTGTTTTCATCGTTTTATCTAATTTGCTCCATGGTTCGATTTTATTGTTGTTTTTTTCATTTTCTAAAAATTTTTCTAAATTAGATAAATCATTTGATGATTTAGTTTCTATTATTGGGTTACCACTGCATAACAACATAGTTTTATATTTAATATTTTTCAATTCTATACACTCATCTTTTTTTGAATTGGATTGTGTGGATTGTGTAACATCAACGTTTCGTTCAATCATGATAGATTAAATATATATGTGTATATACATATATAAAGAGATCAATTTATATTATTTTTATACTAATAATATAAATTGGATTATGGAAGAAAATAGAAATCAATATAACGGACATCTAAAAAATAGTGAAGAAGTGACAGATATCTCATTACACGAATCATTATCAGAAACAAAAAAAAGTATCAATATTGTTGGAGTTGGTAATCGTTATCAAATAAAAAAATTAACTAACAGAGATGATATAAATAAAATAAAATTGCGAAAAGAATCACGAAAATGGCAACTTCCACAAGAGGTTTATGATAGAAAATATCAATTAGAGTTATTAGATAATATACATACATCACAAGATAAATATAATATTAAATTAATGAAACAACAGATAGAGAAAAAATTAAATAATTACAAACAACAAGATATTACCAAAGATATTTATGATTCAAATAATATTATAACATTAGAAGAAACTGTATCAAAACTACAGGAATCGCATTTATTATGTTATTATTGTAACAAAGAAATGTTTATAATATACGAGATTGTGAGAGAAAGCATGCAATGGACGTTGGATAGAATTGATAATTCTTTAGGTCATAATAAAAATAATGTTATAATATCATGCTTACATTGTAATTTAAAAAGACGAAAACAAAGCAAAGATGCATTTTTATTTACCAAACAACTGCAAATAGTAAAAAAATCGTAATTATTATAATATTATTTTTAACTAGTGCATAACCCACAAACGCATGTATTACACCGACCGAAAAGAAAAAAATGAGTTAAAAAACATTTATATCTTATTTTAATATTAAAATATAATATTAAAATATATGTGTTGGAATGCAGATGTTTCTATAAATACATTTATATTTAGTATTTTTGTATTAGGTCTTGTATATTACAATAATAATTATACTAAATATAAAATACATGATTTTGATAATCAATGGATGTATGTATTTTTATTATTAGCATTTTCTATGCAATTAATAGAATTTTTTATTTGGAAAAATATTAATAATAAATTTTATAATAAATTTTTTACAATACTTGCGTTTATTTTAATTTTTTGCCAACCAATGGCTTCATTAATGTTATTGAATAATCATTCATTAAGAAATATAATGTTATTACTATATTTTATTTTTGGAGTCCCTTATGCTATTTACACTATTTATACTAAAAATTTTGATTCAATTGTATCTAAATCTGGGAATTTAATATGGAATATTAAAATTAATATATTTTGTTTCTGGATTTGGGTATTTTTATTATTATTTAGTTTCTTATATGAAAGAAAATGGGGACATGTATTATTTGCAATAATAACATTATCAATAATTATTTATAAAGAACAATCTACATCTGGTTCGGTTTGGTGTTGGTTTATAAATAGTATATCAATTTATTTAGCAATATATTTATTATTTTATTTACCATTTTATGAAAATAAACAAATTTGTTAATATTACACCTTTTTCTGATTTCATAACTTGTGAAAACACTCATTAGTCATGTAATACAATCATATGGATGGGTAATATTAGATATTTCTATTTTACTACTTTTTGAAGATAAATCAACAATTTTTACACCTTTTCTCGTTTACACCTTTTAACCTTTCCATTGCCGATTTATTGGTTATAAAGTAACAGTTGCAAAATCACATTAAAATACACCTACCTTAAGGTTGGCGTTTGAAATGTGAAATGGTGTAAAACCATTTTTTTATCAGATTATCATTTGTTATTTCAAAATCCAAAAACGGAAATTCTTTTTGTATGGATAGTAAAGTATCCCATTTGAAATTTTCAAGTGTGTAAAATAGTTACAAATAATATATCTATAATTATAAAATGAACGGTAATTTTAGAAATTTAATTTTTTGGAAATGGTCTATCGGTGATGGAGAGCATATGGAGAGAAGTTTAAGAAAGTATACAAAAATTTATACTGAATTGGATAATGAAATTTCAGACAATGCACAGAAACAAATTCAGCCAGTTACAGATGAAGATATAGAAAATATGGCATACACGCAATCAATACAATGTGATTCTATCAATTGGAGTGATACCAATGATATTATGTTTTTAGAACATCAATGCAAATTGGCTTCTAATAATAAGAGAGAAGAAAGCTATAATAAAATGGCAGAACGGGAAATGGTATCACAAATAGGATTAAATCCATTTTTGCATAAGAATGTTGAATCTCAAAATAATGATACTTATATACAAGATGTTGTTAATCGAGATTTATTTATGAAACCAGCCAATACGAATATAGAGAAACCTATTACAGAAACTGAGAATAACAATTTGTATTAAAAAGGTTTAAAAAAATAATAATAATTTTATCCATATTATAATAACATAATAGATTAACATAATAGATTAACTCATATAATACATTAATAATGAATTGTGTCATAAATCCATGTGATATTGATAATTTGTCATCTTCATTTACAGATCAATCCAATATACCGTTAAATAATGCAGTAAAAATGTATTCATTAAATTATACAAGTCAAAATGATCTATTATTAAACAATTTATTGGTTTTTTACAAAAACAACAACAACATGGAGAAAATGTTGAAAATAATAACAGGTGATTCTAAGATTTCTCTCCGAATAGTGGATTGGTTCTCAACCAACTATGCCAAAAAACATTTTACAACATATAATATTTGTAATGAAGTGAATGTCTCTAATTCGATTGTTTCTTCTGATACAAATTCAATATCAACTTCATCTAGTAGCTTAAAAAGATTCAAAGTATATGTCGATTATAAATTGAAATTAAAAGCTTATTCAAAAAAGCGATTTGATCCATTTTGTAGATGGGACAGAATAAGTATTCCATATGATGATGTGAAAGGAACATTTATCGAAACAACCATCGGACAGCTTAATTTTTTTAAGTGGGCGTTGGAAAATAAAGTGGTAGATTACATTGAAGAAAATTATGACGAGATTGAAAAAGATATGAATAGTTATAATAGCACATCAAAAAGAAAGACGGCTAGTAATAGTAATGATTCATGTAGTTCAGGATCCGCAACAGGATCTTTATCAAGTGTAAGTTCTAATTCAAGTGTTGGCTCGAATACAAAAACCAGAAAGAAGAGAGAAGAGCTATCTGTTTCTGCTGCAAAAAGTATCAAAAAGGAAAAGGTGGAAATTGTGGTGCAATTTCATTAAACTGTGAAAATAAAGATAATATGCGAGTAAAATATAAATATAATATAAGTAAGTACATTATGGGAAATACTCATAACGTACAAAAAGTTAATTTTGAAGATATACAATCTGCTATTAAAAATCCCGATAAATATATATTAATTAATACATTGCCGATTCACGAACAGCAGTGTTTATTGCCAAATACGATTAGTGTAGAAAAAGAAGAGGTCATAATAAATTCATTTATTCGAAACAAACATGTAATAGGACAAAAACATATAATAATATATGGTAAAAACAACAATGATATCACTATTTTTAATAAATACAAACAATTAGTTAAATTAGGATTTTTCTCCGTTTTTATTTATATTGGAGGAATGTTTGAATGGTTATTATTAGCAGATATTTATGGAAATGATTTGTTTCCAACTACCAAATGTGAATTGGATATATTAAAATTTAAACCAAGCAAAGGGTTGGGCGTCCAATTATTAGAATATTAGTATCGCGGGTTTTATTATCTCTCCATTATTATATAACACGTTGTTTGACATGTATAAACTACTCATAACAGCCATTGTATTTGTAATAATCGATGGTATCTTTTTGACAATGATGAAACCATATTTCGAGAATCAAGTAAAATTGGTCCAAGGATCCGCACTGAAAATAAACATTACTGCAACAATTCTGTGTTATGTTTTTTTGATTTTTGGGTTATATCACTTTATTATACAACCAAACAAGTCAGTACAGGACGCATTCCTATTTGGTATTGTGATTTATGCTGTATATGAAACGACGTCTCGTGCTCTTTTAACAAAATGGAAATGGACTACTGTATTTATAGATACTTTATGGGGTGGTATATTATTTGCATTAACGGCTTGGATAATGAAGAAAGTGGTTAAAATAACCGGGTTAAAATAACCGGGTTAAAATAATTGTCGATACTAAGTAAAAATCAAATAATACAAATGATATCCGAAACTTGCAAAGGCGAACATGAGTATAATCTCAAAAAAAATACGTGGAGTGTTCTCTTTTTTATATCCTATATAAACTAATAATGGTCCAATGTAAAATATATGAATATAATTGAGCCATGGGGCCTTCTTATAGATAGATTTGTAGATATGATAAAGAATAATAACTATTCCGAGACCAATCAAAATTGGATATATAAATTTGGGTAATTTTGTTTGCATGATGCCAATATATAAAAACAACCCAGTAACTAGAATAATATGAAATAAGTGAATCCAAACATATTTTTCCATTTTATATAATACTATAATAATATTTTTGTTTTATTTTATTTTATTGTTTTTTTTGTTTTGGTTTTTTTGTTTTTTTGTTTGGTTTTTTGTTTTTGGTTTTTTGTTTGTTTTCTAGTTTTTTGTTTGTTATATCCTCCATAAACTGCATAATATACATTTCCATTTTTGTTTAAATAATTCGCGTTATTGGATATGTTGTTTGTCTTGCTTGTGTTGGATATGTTGGTTGTGTCGTTCATCATATCTGTAATTTTACTTGTAATATTAGCACCAAAGGTTGACATCATAGACGTGGTTTTATTAATAATATCAGTCATTGTCATAACATTTGAAGAATTTCGTATTACATTTAAAATTTCATCACTATTTTTTTTACTATATCCAATTTTCATCATCATATTGTCAAATTTTTCATAATTACTAGTAATTGCAATGTTTCTTATATATGTCGATGAAAGCTTTTCTACATTTTCATTAAATGAAATTTTTGTGAATATTATATTTGGATTTAAATTATTTTTTATAGTTTGAATTATTTTATCTTCTTTTTTGATAGTAGGATTATTTTGTTTATTGTAAATTGCGCTATATCCATCATTTAATAAAACAAAGGAATATTTACCCTTGATAGTTTTTTTATCTTCTTGTTTTTTTGGGAAAAAATACGTTGTATAAAGTAATACGTCTAGTATACTTGGTAAATTACCATCATTAAAATAAATTAAATTAACGTTTAAATCTGTTATATGTTTTTTTTCCATTTTATACCGTGTTATTAGTCGTTCTTTCGCATTATTAATAATATTATTAATAATAGTAATTATTTCATTTTTAGAAATATTATATAATCCTATATTTATTTGCTTTAAATTAGCTAATAAAGCAATTTCCATTTGTTTTTCAATTATAATAGCATCACTTCCAATAGATGATTCCGGATAATAAATATAAAAAAGAATAGTATTATCTATAATACCATGATTATTAATACTACTATTATCACTATTACTATTATCACTACTATTATTATCTATCATTTTAAATAATAATATATTTAATGTATTTTTGTATTATAATATAACTATAATATATTTTTTTCGATTTCAATAATCCATTCATTAATTTGATTCGTATTTTTAAAAATATCTACATTCCCATCTAACTGTATAATTCTATTATTTTCGACTACGCGTTGTATTTCTGCAATCATAACATTGTGATATATATGACAATTTTCTAAATAGGATAATGGAATAGAACTTTCGCCATTTCTAGAACGCAACATGATTCGTTTATTACAAATATCTGGATTTGTTTTTACATAGATAACACCTTTGATAGGTATTTCACATGCAAATGTATCAAACCATTTATTATAAATTTGATAGCACACATCTTCTATTTTACCAGAATCGTACAACATTTTTGCGAAAACATGTTTGTCTGTATATAAACATCGTTCTGTAATTATAATTGTATCAGGTTCAGGATTGTTTTTTATAGCTTCTTTTAATAAAGCTAATCTAGAAATAAATGCCATCATTTGAAAAGGAAAGGAATATTTTTCTTGGTTGTTGTAGAATTTTTCTAACATGGTTATTTCATTTACATCTTTAATAGAGGCCCATTCATCAACAGGTTCTTTTACAAATATAATTTTTCTTGATTCTCCATTAACCTCTTTGTTTTGATTTTCATAATGACTTCGTAATTCGTTCAATAAAGTAGATTTACCTGAACCAATATTTCCATCAATACTCCATATGTCAGGCATGATTTAAAATATATTGTTGCTAGTTGCTTTGATTTGCTATGCTATTTGATTGATTTTTATAACATATATTTGTAAATCAATTTTAAAATAAAATTGATATTAAATATACAAACTAAATATTTTATACAAAACAATAATTATAATCAATACAAATATGGATTTAATTCAAAGAAAATTAACCAAAGTTGAATGGGATACAACTGAAATTCCAGTGTCTGCTACTGAAAAAAAGGTACTAGAATTAATTGATGCGGGTTATGAGAATGTAAATATCAAAATAAATCACTTTAATTCTTTGTTTTCCTTTTTAAAAATAGAATATTCAAAGGAAATGGAGGATTATTTATACAATAAATATTTTCATGAAAAAATACAAAAACTGAAAAAAACGTATGATATGTCATATTTAACACATAGTGTTTCTAGTAATATTCAAATAAAAAAAGCGGATATGATTCGTTTACAAAATAATACTATAGATACTATTCAAACTAATGAAATATATGAGACAGTTCTATTGGATCGTTTGGATTGTTTGTTAAATGCCTACAAAAATAAAAATGAGAAATGGCAATCGTATTATTTTGTATTGTACAAATTAATTAAAAATTCCGTGACAAAAATATCCAAGCATGTTTTACAGATTATCCAATCTACATTGGATCATTATGAAGAAAAAATTAGTACTAGTAGTATTGTTATAAATGCATATGAATTTATCGAGAGAAATAGTGATTTATTAAAATACAATGATTTATCTTTGTACGAACATCAAAAAAAAATATTTGCGCTGTCAAAAATATCAAAACCAAAGTTATTATTGTATATAGCACCAACGGGTACAGGTAAAACATTGACACCAATTGGGTTGGCGAAACAGCATAAAATCATATTTGTTTGTGCTGCTAGACACGTTGGTCTGGCTTTGGCTAGATCCGCAATTTCTATCAATAAAAAAATTGCGTTTGCATTCGGATGCAATGATGCATCAGATATTCGATTGCATTATTTCTCAGCAAAAGAATACACTAAAAACACAAAATCAGGTGGAATATGGAAAGTGGATAATAGTGTAGGTGATAAAGTGGAAATCATTATTTCAGATATTAAATCCTACTTGTCTGCAATGTATTATATGTTATCGTTTAATACACGTGAGGATGTTATCACTTATTGGGATGAACCAACTATTACAATGGATTATGACTCCCATGAATTTCATGATATTATTCAAAAAAATTGGACCGAGAATTTGATTCCAAACATGATACTATCATCTGCTACATTACCAAAAGAAGATGAATTAGTGTCAACAATTAGTGATTTTAAAAATAAATTCCCAGATGCTTTTATAGAAAGCATTATTAGCCATGATTGTATTAAATCGATCCCTTTAATTAATAAAAATGGATATGTTGTTTTACCTCACAATTTATACGAAGATTATGATGAGGTTCTAAGCGTAGTAAAACATTGTGAAAATTATCCGACATTATTGAGATATTTTGATTTGAAAGAAGTATGTCAATTTATTAAATATGTTAACGATTCTGATTTTATACAAAATAGTTATAAAATCAATCGACGATTTATATCATTGGATGATATTACAATGCAATCCATTAAACAATATTATTTAAAAATACTAGGAAATATCAAACCAGGAACATGGGGTAGTATTTACATATATGTAAAAAGTACTAGTTCGAAAAGAATTTTACCAAATAACCATATTGATGAAAAAGGAAATAAATTTAAAAAGAGTACCAGCATTGGACCGGGTGTTTCACATACACAAAAAAAGATGCAGACAGAAAGTTTCAATGTGCTAACTAGAATTAATAGTGAAATGATTTCATCGAATATGCATAACAATTCTCCAGATGATCTAGGAAACAGTGCTATTTATATAACCACGAAAGATGCATATACGTTAACAGATGGACCTACCATATTTCTTGCAAATGATGTTGAAAAAGTAGCAAAATTTTATATACAACAATCTCATATTCCTTCAAAGATAATGGAAACAATCCTAGAAACGATTCAATATAACAATACGATCAATGAGAAAATCGGGCGATTAGAAAAAGATATGGAAGATATGTTGAGTAAAACGACTCAAAACGACCAGGAGGATGACGGTAAAGGAAAAAAATCAAAAAATAATAACAATAATAAAAATGATAGAGAGATGGAAAACAATGTAAAAATAAAAACGATAAAACAAGAATTAGAAATGTTGTATTCCATGGTAAAAGTAGTTAATTTTAATGAAACATTTGTTCCTAATAAACCCGCACATTTTACGAAATGGGCGGAAGAAATGGATAATAAACGTGTATTTACTAGTAATATCGATAATAATATAATTGAGAAAATTATGTTGCTGAATAACGTGTCAGATAATTGGAAGATTTTACTATTGATGGGTATTGGTGTTTTTGTAAATCATGAAAATATGGACCAGGACTATGTAGAAATTATGAAAAATTTGGCGGATAAACAATTGTTGTACCTGATAATAGCATCAAGTGATTATATTTATGGTACAAATTACCAGTTTTGTCATGGTTATTTAAGTAAGGATATGAAATTGACACAGGAAAAAATTATACAAGCATTGGGTAGAATTGGTAGAAATAATATACAACAAGATTATTCGATTCGATTCAGAGATAACGAACAAATCATAAAGTTGTTTAACGCAGAAATTGAGAAACCAGAAATAAAAAATATGAATAAATTGTTTTGTAGTTTGTAGGTTTTGGTTGTTTGGTTGTTTTGGGTTTACATGTTTATAAAAACACTAAGAATAATATAACTATAATAATAACAACAACACATATCCAAAATGTTTGTTTTTTTTCACGTTGATAAGCTGGGGAGTTCATATCTGTATTTGTATTAATCATATTGTATATCGGAGTTGTAATATTGGATTTGTAATATTGGATTTTAATTGATATAAATTTTAGTTTATTATTCATATCAATTTTTTTAGTAATTTTACTCTTTGTATTTGTAATAATACATATTATCCTCCACGTAACCGTAAAACTAAATGCAAGGTAGATTCTTTTTGAATGTTATAATCTGATAATGTACGTCCATCTTCTAATTGTTTACCAGCAAAAATGAGTCGTTGTTGATCGGGTGGAATGCCTTCCTTAGATTGAATTTTTTCTTTAACATTTTCGATTGTATCGGTTGGTTCTACCTCTAATGTAATAGTTTTTCCTGTGAGTGTCTTTACAAATATTTGCATTTATGTTAGTATGGTGGTGTCTAGTGTTGTATAGTGTTATGTATATATACATATTATTAATAAAAACTTTTTATATATTTATATCTAAATATATAAAAATGGTTGGTTATAAAGCCCTCTCCGAGAATTGAACTCGGGACCTCCAGTTTACAAGACTGGTGCTCTACGACTAAGCTAAGAGGGCGAGATATCGGTTTGATATAAATTGTTGTAATATTGTTTTTTTTATTTTTTTACGCGTGGAGGTGGATATTTTTATAATATTGCTAATTTTTCCCCTAATTCTTTGTAATAATAACCATTGTACGGTATATTTTTATCCAATGCTTTTGTCAATGTTTTATCACTCATAGAGAGATTTTTTATACAATCATATTTACACGAGAATTCTTTTACTAAATTGCCTTCTAAATCATATTGTCCTAGACCATTTTTATATAATAAAGGAAGACCGTTAATATTTTCGAAATTATTTTTAAGACCTTCATCACACTCGTCATATAATTGATAGTAATGTCCGTTTGCAATAGTATTTTTTTTGACATGATTATCTAACGCTGATATAGAATCATAGCCATTTAATTTTGCAGCAGTTTTTCTATCCAGATACACGTTTAGTATTAGATTTTTCTCTATATTTAATTTTGCAATATAACCTAGATTCTGAATTTTAGTTTTTTTAGTTGGTTCAATATTTGTTATAATGTTTGGGTCTAGATTTCTCTCTACAAGTAGCCATCTAAATCCACAATAAACAGTATTATCTATGATTGCTTTATTTATACTAGGTCGTTTTATATTTTTATTTTCTTTCATTGCATCACTAACCGTTTCATAAACTTTCATCAATTGTAAAGTATCAGGATGAATTTTTTGTAATCTAGGTCCGAGAGTAGGGACCGGAATGTTGAAATTGGTAACAGTTTTTGTTTGTGATTGCGTCGAATTAACTTTATCAAGTATTTCTTTGTTTATTTTCTCAAGATTATCTATTTTGTTAGATAATGTTTTTATTGTTTGCATAAATTCGGTCATTAATTCATTATTTATATTAGTTTGATTACCTTGAATTTGATTTTTTAATAATTCATTTTCTTTCAATAATTCACCAATTGAATAATTGTAATTTTTTATATTATCATTTATAATTTTGGTTATTATTTGATATGTTAAATTTTTACCAATTAAAAAAAGCTCATTTTCTTTTTCATGACCTGGTAAATCAGTAATTTTATTTAATCTAATTTTTTCGTGATTATGTAAAAAACATTCAAAATCTCTGCTTTTATCTACAGAAAAACAATTTATTAATAAACATTCATCGTATTTAGTTTTATGTTCATTATATCTATTTTGAATTCCTTTGGTACTATGACCAATTTTAATGATATATTCGCTATTTGTAAATGTTTTCACTTTAATAATATAAACTAATGAACCAGAATTTGCATATTCACTTAACAAAACACTTTCTTTTTGTTTTATGAGTTTTTCTTCCATTTCTTTATTTTTGACGTCTTCTATTTGTGTTAATTGTTTTCTTAATTCTTCACTTTCTTCTTTTGTAACTTCAAACATGATATTTTCTAATTTAATAAAATAGTCGTGTATTTCATCAGCTTTTTTTGTTCCTGCTTTTAAACAGAATTTTTTAAAGGTGTCAATATTTAACATAAATGTTTCTTTATTGTGACCACCTTTGAGGTGGTTTGTTTGCTTTTGTTGCAACAAAAGCAATTTTTTATAATGTTTGTCAATAATAAATTGTTTTTCTAGTAACATTTTTGCATTAACTTTTTGACTAAACCCTAACCAATTCCATATATTATCTAAATCAATTACAAAGTCTTTTTGTTTATCGTACTTTAAATAACAGTAAAAACTAGACAAAAATATTTGTTGCTCGTAATTAGTAAAATTATTTTTGACTTTTTCAACTAATTTTGTCTGGTAATTACCAGTTAATTGTGTGATTGGGTTGCTTTCAATAAGGTTGACTATATCTATGCTCATTTTATATAGATAATTTATATATTACGTTTATATTGTTTTTTGATTTAATAATTAAAAAGCAGATAATTAATTATTAAACTTTATTTAATTTTATGAAAATAATATAAAAATATTGACACGATAAATCGTAACAAACCCGCTCAGTTGGAATATGCTAAACCGCCCATACCTGACATAATTCTTAAAACGTTGTAGTTGGTGGCATAAACACGGACCTTGGCAGTCTTGGTACCTTCAACGGTGGCGTTGGAAAGGACTAGTTGAAGGGTAGCATTATCAATTCTGGAGAAGTTGCATGTGCCACTTGGTTGATGCTCTTCTGGACGAAGGGCAAATGAATAAACATTGATACCAGTATCTGGACTTCTGGTGTGAGCTTGGTATGGTTGAACGACGTCGAAGTATGAACCTTCACGCTCAGAGAAACGATCTTGGCCGTTAAGTTGAAGCTTAGCGGTGACGACTGGGTTTTGTCCCCAACAATGCATGTCTAGGGATGTCTCTGTAAGAACGAATGTTCCTGCATCAGAAACAGTTGATCCACCGATGTGATCGGGATCAAGATCTTGGACGGCAGTTAGACTGGCTAATGAGTTGGCAGCAACTGCAGCAGCAACGGCAGCAGCATTAAGTGGGACTTGTACGCCACCAAGGTTTGCCTCATTGTATGGGTTGGATGGACCGTGCCAGTAGCCAGAGAAGCCATCAGGGATGTAAGCATCCATGGCACCAGCGTCTTGGAATAGACCACGAGCATCAATGAAACCAGTAGCACCACCACTTTGATCTGGACCTCCAAAAGCGTGAACGGCGTTTGGAAGAGCATCAACAGCATCAGTGTAGTTGAATGGTTGGGCGCCAAGGACCTTGAATAGAAGAGCATCACATACAAGGGACGAACAGTAATCAACGTTTTGATCGGGTTGGACGACCCAGATTAATTCCTTAACAGGGTGGTTGAAGTTAAGCTTGATCTTGTTGGAGGATGAACCGACTGATTCATCACCAGTGAATTGAAGCTGTGTGATAAGGTACTCGTGAGGGTTTTGTGCCATTCTTCTACGTTCATCAGTATCAAGGAAGACGTAATCAACGTAAAGGGAAGCAGCAACAATGGATTGATTGTAGGCAATGGTTGCAGGAACTGGACGACCTGGTGAATATTGAGTAGCAGGAGTTGGAGGTGTACCAGGAGTGGCACATGAAAGGGTTGTAACAGCCCATAAACACTCATCAATAGGACGAATATCTAGGTTAATTTTAACTTCGTGATACTGCACATCACGTTATACCCCACCTTTCGGTGTATTTATGTTTTAAGGGATTAGACTATATCTTAAGCTATCATTGAAGTTGATTAGACTTCTCAAACCCAAAACCATTTAGTCGTTGAGCCTTCCTCATGTCCTATCATATCGGATTTAGAGGCTTGGTTGCTGATTATCCATTGTAATATCTGTGGGATTTTTACCATACCTGAGTTCATTATCTCTCAGCCATGATAAACTTTCGTTTATCATTTGGTACCCTAAAAATTGTTTGTATTTTGTATTAAATCTATTTATTGATATAATATTATTAAAATAATAATGTAAATAAATTTTATTACTTTTAAATCTATTTTCGTAACATGTTAGTGGTTGTAAATTAGTCCAGTGAAAACAAATATATTTTTCATTTATATTTTTAAAATTAAAAGCATTTATAGGAATTATATGATCTATTTGCCAATAACTTCCCAAATTTTCCCAATTCATATTTTTATCAAAACGATATTCTAACCATTTCTTCAAAAAAATGATATCACAATCAATAATATTTTTATAACTAGTTTCTTTTCCTTTTATCATTTTATGAATTTTACTCCGTAAAATTTCTGATAATTGAAAATTTGAATCAGTTTTTCTTTTATTTTTGATTTGTTCTTTTCTAATTGGTAAATACTCAATATTTTTTTCTTTAATATGAATTTTAATATTTTCACGATTCCTATATTCTTTTTTCTGTATATTAATCTTATCTTTATTGTCATCACGATACTGTTTGTTTCTGGTTAAAAGAACTGCTTTATTAACTTCATAATATTTTTTTTGTTGCTCTTTTATTTGAAGTTTATTTATTTCTCTATATTCTTTCCTACATTGATTACAATCATATCTGTAACCATCTCGAGATGATTTTAATAATCCAAAATTTAATACACTTTTTTCTAATTTACATTTTCCACAAATTTTATTATTCATTAATTTACTTATATAATTAGTTATAGATTTAAATAGTTTGTTTTCAAAACATAAACAATTTAATTTTACAGCTTTAGGAACTTCCAGCAGTTTGGTCTTGTTGCCTACTGTTACATTTTTAGTAACAGGAGACTAGCATCTGGGGATGATTTAAAAAATCATTATGAGCCCCTAACAAATTTTCACTAAAACAGTTCTCATATGTTTTAGTTTGGATGCTTTTCTGCCCTGCAGATTTTAAGGCGATTAAAGGAAGAGCTAAACCAGGGTTGGTACAGAACCAAAATTGAAGTGGAATGTACAGAGTTGTTTCTGGAAGAGCGTTTCTTGGAGCACAAACTTGACGTGGTGCTGTTGAGTCACAAGGTCCATCAACATCAGCGAAGGATGGATCAGTGATGAATGTAAGTTGTGTAGTGTTACCAACCATTTGGAAATAACCACGTTGTTGTTCACTTGACATAGTTAATTGATTCCAGATGTGCATCCAGTCACCATATTGACGATCAATTCTTTGACCACCAATTTCGACTTCAACTTGAGCGATAAGTTGTTCACCAGGGAAATCTAACCAACGAGCATAGACACCAGTACCTTCACCTGCGATGTAGGCACCAACACCCATAAGTTGGTTGATTTCAGGAAGTGTTACTTGTAAATAGGTACGGTAAGCAAGATCACCGTTTCTACTGATAACACATTGGACACGACGACCGAAATCGGCTTGGCCGTTGAAAGTTTGTTCGATTGATTCAATAGCAAAGTTAGTGTAACGTCTGTAAGTTACTTTCCAGAAAGTGATTTGTGGATTACCTGTAAGGTAAACATCTTGAGCGCCGTAGGCGACTAGTTGCATAAGACCTCCTCCCATTTTTATACTATTCCTAAAGAAAAAAAAATTATGGAATTAAATTAATTTAATTTAATTTAATATTATCAACAAAAATTATGTATTTTATTTTTATTATACAAAATTGTTATTATATATGCAGATAAACCAAGACAATTTTACTATCATATGTATTATAGTAAAATTGTCTAATACTCTATAATTTCAGAATATAAACGAATCTATATAAAGAAAGAATATATTAATTTATAAAAATGTGAATTAAATAATTCTCTATAGTATTTATTATATTATATTTGTAAATTTTATTTATATTAACCATGCCATCTTTTAAACCTAAACTAGAGAAAAAAATATTTATAGATAAAAAAATATCAACAACGTTGGATGGAAAACATAGTGAATTTGTAGATCAATTTCAATATGATGAAGAAAATATAATTCCTAAATTAAAAAACGAAAAAATAAAATTACAACAAAAATTAACAAATTTACAAAAAAACAATGATTCTGATTTGACAATTGAAGAAATAATGGATATAAAAGATAAAATCAAAGAAATTCAAGATAAAATTAAAAAAATTAAAGAAAAAAGAAAAACATATTATTTGGATAATTCAAAATATATTTTTGATTATTTTGAAAATAAAAAAAATATATCAAATGATGTTTTAACCGATGGAAATTATGGTAGTGATGTGAATAATTCTATTCATGAAATTAGTTTAACAAAAAAAAAATCTGTATTGATTACAACTGAAAAAACAAAAAAACTAGAAAATTTCTTCAAAATAAAAAACAGTGTGAATATTACAAATGAAAATAATAACAATAATATTGTAAAAAAATATTTGAGTAATGTTGATGATTCATTTATCGATGTTAATCATTTCGTACATAATTCTGATATCTGTAAATTTTGTTATAAAGGCGAACTGATACCTCTTGATGATGAAGGCATTTTAATATGCAACGTTTGTTTTAAAAATGTACCTTATTTAATAGAAAATGAAAAACCATCTTATAAAGAACCTCCTAAAGAAGTATGTTTTTATGCATACAAACGAATCAATCATTTTAAAGAAATTATCGCACAATTTCAAGGAAAAGAAACTACACAAATTCCACCAGAGGTTATTGGAAATATTAAGCATCAAATAAAAAAGGAGCGCATTAAGATAACCCAAATTACAAATGCAAAAACAAAAGAAATTCTTAAGAAACTAGGTTATAATAAATATTATGAACACATACCTTTTATAAAAGACAAATTAGGGATCAAACCCCCGGTCATGTCTCCTGAATTAGAAGATAAGCTTTTTAATTTGTTTATGGAATTACAATCTCCTTATTCTAAATTTTGTCCTGATGATCGTGTTAATTTTTTAAATTATTATTATACTGCTTATAAACTTTGTGAATTATTAAAAGAAAATCAATATCTGGAACATTTTCCCATGTTGAAGGATCGAGAGAAAAGAATAGAGCAAGATAATATTTGGAAAAAGATATGTGGAGAACTTGATTGGGAGTTTATACCTACGATTTAGATTAGACGTAAAAACTCTATTTTTATGTTTTTATAAAATCATTTTTATTAGATTTTATAAAATTGTTTTACTAGTTATTTATAATCCTTTACCATTTATTTAGTTAAAATCCACCGGGAAATTTTACCAGGTTTGCTCCAATACCAAATCCAGCACCTGATCTAGCCGTTACACCAACTACTGGAACATATGTATCTAGGATACTGAATGTTGCAGCAGCAGTCAACGCAATCATAAGAATTTCTTCAATATTTAATGAACGTTTTGGGATGGCATAGGCAGCAATAGCAACCATAAAACCTTCAACAAGGTATTTTATAATACGTTTAATCAATTCGTTGATGTCAAACATATTGTTATTCATTTTATATAAAATAAATAGAAAAAAAAATAATAATATTTTAATTAAATGTTTTAAAAATATATAATAAAACTTAAACATATTAAACATATTAATATTATTAGTAAAATAGAAATGGTAAAAACTACAACAAACTCAAAACAAACTAACCAAACAAAACCAAAAAACTCTACTGTTACTGAAAATCAAAAGCTTTCTTTTGAGAGAAAGTTGAATAGTGACGGTTCTGTAAATCCTAAATATGTAGATTTATTAGAAGAAGATAAACCAATTGCCGGACAAAAATTTGTGTGCGTTTCTTTCGTTTCTCCAGAAAATATATTAAAAAAAAAAGAAGCCTTTTTCTTTGAGGAATTCCTAAAGAAGTGGGAAATTAATAAATCCATGGAAAAATTCGCACAATTTTTGAATTTTGTCTCGTTTAAATACAATCTTCTTTTTGATGATGTTATGAAAGACTTTGAAGAATTTGTAAAAGAAGAAAAAGTCGCCTTAACTCAATATACAATTGACGACGATTACAAGACATTTTTAGATAAGAATGAAGATGAATTGGAAAAGTCATTTGGTATTAAATACAATTTTCAAACTGCAACACGTGGATTAAAAGTAAGAGGTATATATCCTTCCATGGAAGAAGCAGAATTACGATGTAAAATGTTGAGAGAAGTAGATCCTAATCATGATGTATTTGTTGGACCAGTGGGTATGTGGATGCCGTGGGATCCAGAAGCATACAAGACAGGTCGTGTTGAATATATGGAAGAAGAACTCAACAAACTCATGAGTGAAAAGGTGAAAAATGAAACAAATGCCAAGACTGCATTCGAACAAAGATTGAAAGAGACCAAGCAAAAAGCTATTGAAGAAAATATTAAAAATGCAGAAAAGTCAGGAAATGCATTAACACAAACAATTGATGATGCTGGTAATTTAGTTGGTATTGCTAATATGAATACACAGGAAAGTGTTTTAGTAGAAAAGGCAGAAAAAGAGGAAATTTCGGTTTCTGATATTAAAACTGAATTGTTTGAAAGTGAAAATGTTGTTATTGGTAAATCAGACAACGGTCAAAGTTTATTGGTAAGTGGTCCGTTTGCGAATAAATAAATTAACGATAAAAGAATTGCAAAAACTATAATTCGATAAATATATATAAAAAATATATATATTTATACTATACAACAACGACAATAAAATGACCGTTGTGAATGGAATAGAAATTGATAATATTCATTACAAGCAAAACGATATTAAACATGCTATTAAAAACAATGGACCTATCGAAGAAAAATTAAATGTTATTATTGTGGTATCTAATCCATGTTTGTACGCACGTAGATATCGTTTGTTGAACGAGTTTGTCAATCGTATTGAAAATGAAGAGGAACATGTTAATCTTTTTGTTGTTGAAATGGTTTATGGAAACCAACGATTTTATGTAACCAAAAAAAATAATCGCAATCATCTACAAATAAGGACAAAAACACCTTTATGGCATAAAGAAAACATGGTTAATTTAGCAGTATCCAATTTATTGCCTAAAAATTATAAAGCATTTGCATGGATTGATGCTGATGTGGAATTCGATAGTTCTTCTTGGGCGTTGGATACATTGAAAATTTTAAATGGTTGCAAAGATGTAGTCCAAATATTCAGCCATTGTGTTGATATGGCGAAAGACGAATCTTCATTGAATGTATTCAATGGTTTTGGGTATAGTTTTTCAAAAAATAAAAGATATTCTACTAAAACAGTAGATTATTGGCATCCAGGGTATGCATGGGCAATCACTCGAAGAGCATACGAATCAATCGGAGGAATATATGATAAGGGTGTATTGGGATCAGGTGATAAAATATTTGCACTTTCTTTGATTAATAAAGCTCCAGAAATGAATCACCGTGATTATCACGACGATTATAACAATAGTATGACAGAATATCAGAAAAAAGCAAAATTACTGCGTTTAGGTTATGTACCAGGAGTAGTAAGACATTATTTCCATGGATCCAAAAAAAATAGACAATATACTGAACGGTGGCAAATATTAATGGAACATCAGTTCTCTCCGTATCTAGATATTACATATGATGATTTTGGTATTTTAGTACCAACAGAAAAGATGAGTGAAGAGTTTAAAGCGGATATTCTGAATTATTTCGTCGAGAGAAAAGAGGATGATTAATTAGCACGTACAACGGACGCGAGTAGGAATAGTAGGAGTTTTGCATGAAACATAATTACCGCATTTTTTGCATAAATCAATTATATTATTCATCGAAAAATAAAAGGTGTTTTCTAGTGGGTTGTATTTTTGTATGGTATAGATAACGGTAGCATGGTCTAGGTTATGGGCCGGTTCTTCGTCTTCGTCTTCGTCTTCGTCTTCGTCTTCGTCTTCAAAATAATCAATAAATAGTTGTTCGTTGTTGATAACATGTTCGTTGATAATGTCACAAATATCAACTTTGAATCGAATTGTATTACAAAGTATTTGGTATGAAACTGTATCATAAAAACAATAACTTTTTATGATATCACATAATTCTTTAGGTAAATTGGGGTTGGATGGGTTTGTTGTGGTTGTGGTTGTGGAATTGTTGAATTGGCTAATAAGAAATTGTTTGTATATGGATGATGAATGTAGTAATAATGACATAATGGTTTTTTATTATGTTTTGTATGTTGAGTTGGATGTTGGGTTTGTATTATGTATTATCTTTATAAATTATTTATATGTTTATAATAAATATATAAATAAAATGGCTTCAGTTCCAGGATTTAATATTATTTCAGCAGATGGATCTTATAATTTTGTTTCTGATGTATCTGGTACATATAATATGTTACGATTAAAAACTGGAAATTTCACAATTCAACCAGTCACCACGATACAACTCTATGATTTGTTTTTGGTTGCAGGTGGTGCAAATGGAACAACAGCTGGAGGCAATGGAGGACAAGTAATTGATCTATCAAATAATAATACTCCTTTATCTATCGATTCAACCTATTCGTTTTCATTAACCGTAGGTGCTGGTACGCAGGATACTAGTAGTAATGTTTTACACAATAGTATTCCATATACATCTCTGACAGCAACTGCTAGTGGTGGAGGTGGTGCTATAGGTGGAACAGCTGGTGCAGGAAATGGAAATCCAGGTACTACAAATATTTATACGCAATTATGTTATGGTGGTGGTGGAGGTGGTGGTGGTAGAACTTTTCAAGGAGGTGGTGTAGGTGGTCTTGGCGGTAGTGGTGGTGGTGGTGCTGGTGTAAATGACGGGGGTCCTGCAAGGGGAGGAAATGGTGGTGGTATTAGTAGTACTATCAATGGTGGTAGTGGTGGCAACGGTACCACTGGTACTTCAAGTCCATATGGTGGTGGTGGCGGTGGTTGTGAAGTATACGGTCCAGGTTATATGGGTGGTAATGGTAGCACTGGTGGTGGTTATGGTGGTAGTCCCGATAATGATTATGGTGGAGGAGGTGGTGGTGGTGGTTATTATGGAGGTGGTGGTGGTGGTAGTTATTCTGAAGGTGGTGGTGGTGGTTCAGGTGTTATTCTGTTAATATATAAAATATATATATACCCAACCAATTATTATGTTACTATTTCAGATAATTCATTTGTCGATTTAAAAACTATATTTGCACCATATTCAGGTGGTATGGATGCTTCTGCTACTGGATTTATAGTAAATAATTATGGTGATGTTAGTGGAAATAATTTAGATTTATCTGCTATTTTTCAATCGTATACGTCAGGGATTCATGCACCAACTACCGGATATGTAGTTGAAAATTATGGTGATGTCAGTGGAAATAATCAAGACTTGAGAAATGTTTTTCAGTATGTTTATAGTTTTCCATTTTTGTTTAATACTGGTTCTAGTTTAAATTATGAATTATCTGATTTATCAGGAGGTTATTATATGTTAAAATTTAAAATAGGCTCATTCTCATTTCAACCAACTACTACTATACAACTATACGATTTATTTTTAGTTGCTGGGGGTGCTAACGGGAATCCTAACGGGTACCCATCTGGAGGAAACGGAGGACAAGTAATTGATCTATCAAATAATAATATTCCTATATTTATCAATTCAACCTATTCGTTTTCATTAACCGTAGGTACTGGTACGCAAGATACTAGTAGCAATGTTACTCTAAATGGTAGTCAATATACACCTTTGACGGCAACTGCTATAGGTGGAGGTGGTGCAAATGGTTACGATTATACTGGTTATAATGGTGATCCTGGTACCACAAATCATTATACAGGATTATGTTACGGAGGTGCTGGTGGAAGTGTTGGTAGTGGTGAAACAAGTGGTGGTCGTGGTGGTCTTGGTGGTGGTGGTGGTGGTGGTGGTGGTTACGTTGGTGGTAATGGTGGTGGTGTTGGTGGTAGTAAATCAGGTGGTAATGGTGGCGAATTTACTGATGGTGCTTCAAGTCCATATGGTGGTG